CCAACTACTGTGGATATGAAATTAGATGAAACAACTTGTAATACCATATTAAAAACTTATTTAAATTCAGCTTTCCAATACGCGTACAATAATTTACCATCAAGACCCGATGTTTTAAAAATGCAAGGTCAGATTAATAGTTGTTATGGTAGTGGTAAGTACAATAGTTTCTCCGGAATAGATAAAGCTGATTATCCAGGTGTTCCTGATGATAAAAATCCTTTCAAATTATTTAGAAATAAATTAAGATTTGACTTCATTGTGAAATTATTAAGAGGTGATAAAAGAAAATATTTACCAACACCAAGTCCTTACATTTTCCATATAGGTGGAATACAAAACGAATCAATGAAAAAAGAATTAAAATCAATCATTAAAGATAGTTTAGCGGAAAGTTCTAAACTTAAAAAACAAAATTTAATTACAGAATCTAATATCATTGGAAATAGAACCAAATTTTTAATTGAGAATAGAGAACTTAAAACAGAATCTCAAAGAGATAAATTCTTTAATGAAATATTAATTGAATCAAATTATTTAAATTCTCAAGGGTTTAGTGAACAATTAATTAACGAACAATTTTGGGACGCATTAAAAGGATTATTTGGAACTGGTGCAGAAGGAACATTCCAATACTTTAAAGAATATTTGGCAAAACAACTTATTACTAAATTAACACCGTTAGATACTGATGGATGGATTGGTGGTATAGTTGTTAAAGCAATAGGTAACGTAGATGTTGCCGATATAGGTAAATTAACTAATTGTAATTTTTTAGTACCTGTTTTAACAAAATCAATTGTTGAAGAGGCGGCTGATAAAATTAAAAAATCTGTTGGTATGACAGGTCCTTTTTATGATATATTAAGAAACTCATTAGCTGAGATGGTAGAAAATTCCGATTTCGGACAATCTGTTGAGAGAAATTTATCTACTCTTATATGTCCCCTATTAGGTGGTGTTAAAAATAAAATAGAGACAGCTACCGATAAAATGAAAGAAAAAGTGTTAAGTAAGTAAACTTACCTCCGGTGTAGAAACCGGATGGTATTAACCATTTAAAAAGAAAGGGGAAAATACCACATCTAGCAGAAAGATGTCTTCGGACATCTTTTTGTTGCTTAAAACTTTTTTAAAATAAATTTTGTTTATTAAATAATTTATATTACTTTTGTCCTATGAAAACATTTGACGATTTAGAGTTTAAACCATATCCAATACGAAAAGGTGTCCAAGCAAAATTGGATTTAGGAAACGATATATTAGTTTCTGTGGTTGGTGGTGAGGGATTATACGGAGATGGTGTAAAAACTTTTGAAGTTGCCGCGTTCTACAAAACTCTTGATAAATTTGTTCCGTTTGAAGATGGTGACAATGTATCGGGATGGAACACAAAAGAAGAAGTAACAAAAATTATTAACAGATTAGAAAATTTATAAATTATGGCGGATTTTAGTACCGATATTGACATTGACCCTTCGGAATATGTGTCAGAGTGTTCTCATAGTGAGATTATAGAATTAATTGAGATTCTTGTTGAAGATGGTCATTTAGATAGGTTTAACGGGAAAGTTAGACCATCAAATAATCATAATAGTACAATAGATGATGAGTGGAAAGACGGATTAAGTAAACTGTTCTATTCAAAACATTTACTGTCATCTGAAGATGAAATTGTAATAACCAATATCATTAAAAAATTGGTATAATAAAAAAAATGAAAAAAATATTTGACTTTTGATAAACTTTTCGTAAGTTTGATATAATTATAAGAAACACAGGTAGAGATACCACAAAAAAAAGAAAATGAAAAATACTAATAAACATATGAATGTCGTGATTTGGAACCAACAATTTAGTAATTGTTCGTATCCGCGTATTTCGCATACAAGTTCAGATAGTTTATTAAATGATTTAACGACAATATAAAAGTTAAACATAAAATATAACCAAAATCCTGAACTCAAAAAGTTCGGGATTTTTTTTTACATTTATTTTAAAAAAAGTTTGGAAGTTAGAAAAAAAGGATTACCTTTGTCCCATCAAAATAAAGGAATTAGTTATTTGACATATTGGTAAGAATAAAATGGAGAGCATCCGGCGGGATGAGGGGTCACTCTTGAAAAGTGATAATGGGTGATACCATTGTGAGTTCGAGTCTCACGCTCTCTTCGGGTTAGTTAAATAGTTTAATCCACACCCAAAAAAGAATCTCCGGAGGGAATCCGGGAGCGAACGTAATTGTGGTAACCGTTCTTTAACTAAAAAATATTTTGCCTATTCGTATAAAGGTGGTACAATGCTCTTTGACAGCATCGGAGGAAGGTCAGTACTTTCATAGGCAACGAGGGGTTCGGTGGAAACCCACGAGTAGGTGATGAGCCTATGTCCACCACAATACTGATGTAGCTCAGTGGTAGAGCACTTCTTTCATACGGAAGTTGTCGGTGGTTCGATACCACCCATCGGTACAAATTAGACTGTTAAGGTAGGACGTCAGTCAAAGAGAGGTGAGCCATACCTAAACCTCTTGCCAGCCTCGTTGGCGTAATGGAAGCGTATTTGTTTTACATGCAAATGGCAGTGGTTCGATTCCACTACGAGGTACAAATTTATTCAGCCTTTAGTTGCGGTTGGTGGAACAATCGGCGGGAGCCGATAAGACGCAGGTTCAAGTCCTGCAAGGTAAAAACCACATCCTGATAAAGTCCGGTCGTGTGAAATAGAATAAATTAATTGGGATGCTTCAGTCACTGGTGTGATAAGCGGTCTGTAACACCGTTCTGTAGTAGGGTATGGTTCGATTCCATAGTGTCCCACAAAATGATGAATTTCAGTATGAAAGAATGTCGACAATTCTGATTACAACAAACGAAATTAGAACCCTCTGCCTGTGCACAGTAAAACTACTATTAAGCAGTCAAGAGTGAGACGAAACGGGTATCTCACCATCATTTTAATTGGGGATTAAGCTAATCTAGTGAAAGCATTGGTCTGAAGAATCAAGGAGACCGGAGCGTAACCGGTAGTCCCCACAAACAAGGAAACAACCCCCGAGTTGGTAAGCGCTTACCCGGACTCAAGAGAAGTAAAGTTACCAGATGGGTGCGTAACGCCTTGGACTACTATGACTTAATAATGATACGAGCTTCATACGTTCGCAAAATAACATAGTGGTCAAATATTCCTCAATAACTCAATTGGTTAGAGTGCCACTCTGTTAAAGTGGAAGTTCCTGGTTCAAATCCAGGTTGAGGAGCGAGGTTCCCCACACCTCCTATATGGCACTCGGTCCGTTAAGCCGGGGAAGTGGGGTTTTATATGGTGATTGTAGCTGAATTGGTAAAGCGTCCGGTTGTGGTCCGGAAGAGTGCGGGTTCGAACCCCGCCTTTCACACTTAATTATTTGTTATGGAAGAAGAAGACAAAATCGAGGAATTGGAAGGAATCATTATTGATTTAAAATTTGATTTAAAGAAGTCCAAAGATAAGGAATTGATTTACTTGGATATTTTATCTAACATTGATAATTCGTTAAAAGTGTTATTCAAGAGAGAAGAGGAGAATGAAAGATTTGATTTAGGTGATGATGTTAATTACCGAGAATGTATTGTTAATCTGAAGAACGCTTTGGATGACTATAAAGAAATTTATAAATTAAGGTTATGAAAAAGGTATTAGACAATCTTTGAGGTCCACTAAACAATGGACTCAGAGATTATGAGTGTAAACACAAACAGAATGAAATTGAACAAGGCGACTTGTTCCAAAGATTACAGAGTAATTTGGTTAAAGTTTGAATATCCCCCCTATTGGGATGAGGGTGTTCATTACAGAAGAGGACAATTTTCTCACAAATACAGAGAACATAAAACTTGGAAATATAACCGAAAAACTCAATGGAAGTAAAATGTGTTGTTCCCGTGAGAGGGGAATTGAGACAAGATATAATAATCCTATTAGGATAGGTATATACAACACAGAGGAGTTCTCAACCTCAAAAAATGTGTTGTTCCTGTGAGAGGGGAAAAGGTAAATTAAACGTATAGAGAACGCCTCTATCGACACAGAGGACTTCTCAACCTCAAATTGTTTCCATAGTTCAACGGATAGAATTTTGATTTACGGCATCAGAGATAGGGGTTCAAATCCTCTTGGGGACACAAAATGGAGAGTAAAACAATCAGGGTATTGTTACCGCCTGCTAAGCGAGTGGTCCGGTAAAATGGATGGATTTCGAATATTCTGCTCTCCGCAGAAAATAATAATACTAGGTGTAGAGGAGTCCGGAGTCCTCGCTGTCCTTGGAAGACAGAGAACGTGAGTTCAAATCTCACCACCTAGACAAAATAACTACCATTAGGGAATGATACGAGCCTGCAAAGTTCGAAAAGAGTCAGGTGGTAGTTTATTATTCGGTCAGTAGCTCAATCAGTAGAGCATTCGCCTGATACGCGAAAGGTAGTAGGAGCGTAGCCTACCTGACCGACAAATGCGGCTCACAAACTTTGATTATTAAGTTCAAATTAATTATATTTTGAGCCGAATGTTAAGGTAAAATGAGCTCAAATTGACTTCGTAGCTCAACAGGTAGAGCTTCTGACTTTTAATCAGAAGGTTGTGGGTTCAAGTCCCACCGGGGTCACAAAATAATAGAAATAATGATAAACAACATCGAACAAGTAAAGACATTATTAAATTTCTCTGAAAAGGGTGATTTTTATATGTTATATGTTTTTAAGCGTAAAAAAGACCAACCAATCGAGGAAAGAGACAATCATCAATCAGTGAGAACAATTAAAACTTATTGTATTGATAGTGTAGAACACTTGGAAAAAAGGTATGATGAAATTATCCAATTATGTGAGATGTTTAAAGCAAGAGCTTACATCCACATCCAAAAACAAAATCATAGAGATGTATCTTTGGATATGTTAGCACTTCTTGCCGAGAGAATTAAGAATGGAGTTCAAAACCAAAAAGGTTTATTTGATTCGGTTGTGGGTCAAATTAAGACACAGGAAAAAAGATGGATTGTAGATATTGATACTAAAGATTTAGACACTCTTTTTGAAGTATCAAAATTTCTAATCGTTTTACAACCGGTTGGAGATAAAGTTGAGGCTGTTATTCCAACAAAAAATGGTGTTCATTTAATTACTAGAAAATTTGATGTTAGAGGATTCCAAGAAAAATTTCCGGAAATAGATATCCAAAAGAAAAATCCTACACTTTTATACTATCCTGATAGTTTAGAGTAAAAACAAATGTTTAATTAAAAATTTAGAAATCGTGAGTAGTTACCAAAAAACTTTGGTTTTAGATTCAAGTTTCATGGCGAGGAGTATTATTTCCACAGAGAGGGCTTTCGTCATTTCTTATAAAGGTAATGCCGATGTTATAAACGAACATCCGGAATCATTCAAATTAGTGAATCCCGAATTGGATATTAAAAAACCATCCATTATCCGAGTTTATAAATATGTGAATCAAATCATACAAAAAGTTCCTTTAAATAGAGAGAATGTTTATCGTAGAGATAACTTTGAATGTGTATATTGTGGATGTAATAATAGAAAGACATTAACATTAGACCACGTAGTTCCCCAATCTAAGGGGGGTAAAGATAGTTGGGATAACTTGGTTACCGCTTGTAGGAGATGTAACGGTGAGAAGTCCAATTTGACGTTAGAGGAGTATGGTAAAGACATACCTCAACCAAGACGACCACATTACTTGATGTTAATGAAGCAAGTTCATCACGATATTCCAAAAGAATGGGAGCCTTATTTATTTTTTTAGTATGAAGATAGATAGGAAAAAGGTTTATGAAAAATGTAACGGTCAATGTGGGTATTGTGGTGGTGAGATTACCGTAAAACAAATGCAGGTCGACCATATTATTCCAATATTTCGTGGGTGGAAAGATGAGGAGATTAAAAGATATAACTTAACTCGGGGAACTGATGATTTTGATAACCTTTTACCGACCTGTGCCCGTTGTAATAAATGGAAATCCTCACATAATTTAGAACAATTCCGTAAAGAGATTGAATTACAATTGGAAAGATTAAAACGTGATTCCCCCGGATATAGATTGGGGTTGGATTACGGAATAATAAAAGAAATACCAAAAAAAGTTGTTTTTTATTTTGAGAATTAAAAAATAGTATTATCTTTGTCAAAAATAAATTAGTTATGGAAAAAGAATTTGTCCCTTACGAACAAGCACTAGAACTTAAAGAACTTGGATTTAATGAACCCTGTTTAGGTTATTATGTAGGTAAAGATAAAGAAGTTTATATGTCAAATGAAACTCTATCGGCACCTTTTCAATTTAGATTAGAATCTAAAACTACATTCGTAGTGCCAACATTCTCACAAGCATTTAGATGGTTTAGAGAGAAGTATGATTTATATTCTCAAACACCATCAACTTGTGTTGAAGAAAATGATAGGATATTTTATAATAACCCAATCTACGATGAATTAGACAATATTGTTTTTGACTCAATGGAACAATATACTACCCACGAAGAAGCAGAACTTGAATGTTTAAAAAAATTAATAGAAATAGTAAAACAAAAATAGTTATGAAAAAAGAATTTATACCTTACACCTTGGCTTTATCTTTAAAAGAATTAGGGTTTGATGAACCTTGTTTTTCTTACTATAAAAATGACCAATTAAGTGAAATATTAGAAGAGGTTATAAATAGTAAAATGAGAAATGTGAATAATGAAATTGATGATTATATCTCAGCACCAACATTCTCACAAGCATTTAGATGGTTTAGAGAGAAGTATGATTTAGTACACACAGTTTATTCAAATGCAAGTGGTTACATTTGGGAATTACACTACAACCAAGAAAGAGGCGGTACTCATATTTGTGATTCAGGAGAAAGTGGAGACTGTGAAATGAGCGGAATGTTTACAACATACGAAAAAGCAGAACTTGAATGTCTTAAAAAATTAATAGAAATAGTGAAAAAAAATGAATAATTGTTTGGTAGTTTAAAAAATTGTATTATCTTTGTCGAAATTAAATATATAAAAATTATGAAAAAAAGTATTGTTGTTGCGGGATTGGGAGAATTGTCTATGGGTGCGGGAATTGAGAATATTACTCAAACACCCTTTATTAGTTTTAATAAATTATTAAAACCAAGAATGATTGGTGATAATATTTATTCTTCAGACGAATCGGAAGAACTTCTAACTGTTTTCTTTAAGAATCTTGAATCATTAGAGATTTTAGAAAAAATGTGTAAAGTAACTAGAAAGGTATTGACGTTACAAAATAGAGCTTCACAACCAAAAGTTGAAAAAAAGGTTAAAAAAGGTAAAAAAAAGATTAAAAGTGTTACAATTGTAGGATTGGGTAAAAAATAGTATTATCTTTGTCCTCACAAAACAGATGTATTATGTTATTAGAAAAAGAGATTTTAGATTTTACGATTTGGTTGTATAGTAAAGGGTGGAAATTATCATCCGGAGGAAATTACACCAACATCCAAACCGATGAGGTTAAAAGTGTTGGGGATTTAATTGTTCAAAGTAAAACAATCGACAATTACGCACCACAAGCATTCCAAGTGGGTGAAGTGGTTAAAAACAAAGATGGGGGAAATGAAGTTGAATTAACAAGAATTGATTGGAATCGGTACGAGCGAGAATACAAATGTTGGTACGAAGATGAAAATGGTGATGAATGGTACGGATTTGAAGACGAATTTGAGAAAATATGAAAAAAATGTTTGATTTGTACGGACCTTATGTCTGTAGTTTAAGAAGTTATGTTATTGCAATCATCTCATTCTTAATAATTGTTGGATTAGAAAGTTGTTCAACCCATTGTGAGAGAATGCACAAGTATTATAATAACCGTAGGTATATTGAGGTTGGTGCTAAAAAAAGTTTAGATAAAAAGTTAAAGACATCAAAATGTCAGATAACTTTTAATTAATGGACTAATAAAATAGGTTAAACATTGAAACCTTTGTAAATTGATTATAAATGAAATGGGAAAGTGGCTAGGCATAGTCCAAAAGGTAAGAGTATAAGTTTGTCCCTGTCTTATAGAAGATAACACCAGGCGCCCTGCTTACCATAATTAAATTTACATAAAGATATTATCAGTAATGGTAGATGTGTTAAGTAAGGTGAGAACTTACTGCCTGTCTAAAAACAAAGTAGCAAATAAGGTTGCTATAACACAAATGAGTTCTCGGCAAGTAAGTTATTTGGGTTCCATCCAGTAACTATGTGACCCTACTCTTATTCTTCTAATGTGTGAAAACCTGTTGGTTAATAAGAAAGAGGGTGATAATATAAAAATTAGAAATTATGATAATTAACGAGTGGGATAAAGAACAAAATTTATTTTTCGTAAGAGATTTAGATTATGATAGAAATATGTTTATCGGAACGATGGATGAATGTAAAAAATTTATGATTAATTACAATAATAATCAATTATGATACCAAAAAATGAAATGGTTGAGGGGTGGTATAATGGTTTCTGTAGAAACAACCACGTCGCTTATTGGGATGGTGAAAAGTTCCAATATGTAAGATATCAATTTGGATTTTACTTGGACACTATAGAACATTTTGAAGATGTTAAAGACAAAGGATTTGACGGATTTGTTCCGGTGGAAAAGATTGAAAGAATCCCCATTGATAAACAATGGGAGGTTAAAGATGAAATAGGATATTAAATTAACATTAAATGTTCAGGTGCTAGAGTGGTTGATTAGATTGGTCTGCAAAACCAATGACGAAAGTCCTCGTCGGTTCGAATCCGACCCTGAACTCAATAAAAATGCGTCATTGGTGAAATGGTTATCATTTTAGTCTCCAAAACTAAAGTTTCAGATTCGAATTCTGAATGGCGTGCAAAATCCTTCTGTAGTTTAAAAAGAGCAAAACACAGAGACGAATATATCTCCCTCCGGTAACCATCCCAAGAATGTATTAAGAGTATGTGGGTTCGATTCCCACTGGAAGGGCAAAAGATTTATCCATATAAGGTTGGATAAGGTGACATGACGAAAGTTATCTCCGGAAGGTAAAATGAAAAATTAGTAGAGTGGTACTACGGGGTGACGGCCCAGACGCAGGTTCGATTCCTGTATTAATTAATTTGAGAATAAGGACTAAAGGTATTAATAGCGACCTAAAGACTGGGGTAAATCTTGATAGATATTGTAAAACTAAACTTCCACATAAGGTGAAGTCGGTCATAATTGTTGGTGTGGATGTACTTCAAAGCCGTCTGTTGTTTTACAAAGAATTAAAAACAGACCTATAACTTACGTCAGTGGTAGTGTAGAGGTGAGGTTCGGAGTAATCAACCAAACCAAGAGACCGCCGAGGGTAAACACGGGTATGATGCCCGTCTAGTCCCCTAAGACTGAAATATCGGAGAATCCTCATTGTCTGTTTTTATTTATTAATACGGTGAGATACCGGCGATTATCGCCGTAGAAATACGGTGAATGTAAATTAAAAAGTTTAACAACCGGGGTGTCCATACTCTAAAAAACTAATGGACTAGTTGTGTTGATAGGGGTGACCTCCCAACAGTAGCACCGTAGAAATACGGTAAAGGATAAATAAGGACTGGTACGCCGGTGAGGAACACAACCAATTCCGGAATTCCCACGAGAAGTGATTCTCAAGTTGCCCGCTACGACCCGAGGGCGGGGTTGTTAAACTTTTTTTATTTAACTTATAGGCATAAAAAAAAGGTTAGATTTCTCTAACCTTTTTTCTGTTTATTATACTACTGTTTTTTAGAAACAATTGACCAAATTACACCAGTTAATGTTAATACCGCTCCGGATAATTCAGTGTACATACTATCAGATATATACCCTTGTGCAATGACAATACCACCAATGGCAGTGAATACGTGGCGAATAACACCAAAAATTTGTTCTTTATTCATAATTGAATTTTTAAAAGTTTATTTACTATAAATATCTTGAAATTGAGATTAATTAAAAAATTAATTTTAAAATCACTTGACACTTTGGTAAATTAGCGTATATTTATAAGAAATTACAATAACACAAAAAATGCAAACTTTAAACATATTACTTACGATAGCGGGAACTGAGGGTAGAGATACAACTTGGAAGTCGATGGTATGATATATATTTAAGTAAAAAAATATTTTAAAATCCATCTTCAAAAAAAGGTGGATTTTTTTTTGGTTTTTATTTGGCAGAATGAAATAATGTATTACCTTTGTATCAAATAAAAGGATTATGAAACAAGAAATCATGACAGAAGAAAAATGTAGAGAATCTTGGGAGAAACATCAAAAGAATGGTCACGAAGATGATATGATACCTTACTTAGATTTTAGAGGTGAGTGTGGATTAAAGGATGAAGATGAAGAGGAAGACGCTTGGGATGATGATGGTAGTGTAGAATATGAAGATTGGAATTAGAAGTTTAAAAGAAATAATTTATGAAAAAATTGATTTTAATTATGGTCATCCCACTATTCTTATCTTGTTCTGTTGATGGATATGTGAGTTGTAATTGTGGGTTAGTAATTAGTAATAGAGTACGAGATTATTCTGTTGTAATTAGAAATGAATGTACCGGAGACGATAAATTGTTTTATCTATACCCGAATGATTGGAGAAACGCCCAAGTGGGTTCACAATTTTGTATTTATAACACCAATAATTGGTAAAAAACAAATTAAAGATATGGATTATACAGGAGAACAAATAATTGTTATAATGGGGGGATTATTGGTATGTTTAGTGGTATTGGTAGTTCTAGGTAAAGGATATGTTGATAAAATAACAAAAAAATAATAATTATTATGATTAGAGAAGAATTGGTTATGGATTACTCACCGATATTGGGAGTAACCTACGGATTGAAAAATGTTTTAGTTGAGGATGATTCAACAGAAAAAAAAGAAGAATAAAGTTTGGTATAATGAAATAAAGTATTATCTTTGTACCATCAAAAAGAAACAAGTTATTTGAAATATTGGTAATATAAAATGGCCCGGTCTTCTAATGGCTAGGAATCAAGGTTTTCATCCTTGCAATCGGGTTTCGATTACCCGTCGGGCTACAACTGACATCTCCCCAGGGAGAAGGTCCTGGTCCGGATAGAACCTCATCTATCCAAAATTGGGGCTGTCGTATAAAAGCAATTACAATGGTTTTGCAAATCATAGAACACGGAGCGTTACCGTGTAGCTCCACAAAAAAAAACAAAGATAAATTTGGTTATTAAAGATTTAATTACTATCTTTGTAAAACAAAACAGAAAGACAGGATACGGGAAGTCACTACCCGGGAAACACGGTTCTTTCTCTTTCAATTGTTATAGGTTTGTCACCTTTGGATTGAAAATTTTGGTCTATTAGTGAAGAAGCATCATCCAACACTGTCACTGTTGAGTAGACGGAGCGTTACCGTCATAGACCGCCAAAAATAATACATCGCGAGGGGGAGGTATAGTATCTCATCGGTCTCATAAGCCGACTAAAGCAGGAGCGTTACCTGCCCTACGCTACTAATTTAATAACTAAATCCGTATGGCTACAGTAGCAAAAAGGTCAAGACAACAAAGAGTTCTTGATATGTTGGAGAAACAATTAAAAAATGGTGTAAAAACCGAAAAGGGTACTATGAGTACTAAAATCCCTTTAACCGATTTTGATAAGAAAAGAATCGAGAAGGAGATTAACATCCTTAAAACAAAAGTTTAAACTTATAAGCTTAAAATTTAAATTTATTTTAAAGGTATAAGCTTAAAAAAATAGATGAATAGACCACACCTAGGGTTAGTGATTTAATTATTGGGTCTCATTTCGGTACACAAGTCCGAAGTTCATCTAAACTGCAACATTCGCCTAGTAGGTATGGCATCACACTTCCAATGTGAAATAAGGCCGGTTCGAGACCGGCATGTTGCTCTTTGGCTCCATCGTTCAACGGATAGGACTAAAGCCTTCTAAGCTTTCAATCGGGGTTCGAATCCCTGTGGGGTCACAATTTTTTAATTTTATTTGTTATTTTTATGAAAAAAGTTGTTTTAAGTTTAATATTATTAGTATCTTTGGCATCTTGTACAGAGAATCAAAGAGTGAAAAGTTTTGGAGGGACCGGAACCATCAAATTACCTCAGGGTGAAAAGTTGGTAAACGTTACTTGGAAAGATGAACATCTTTGGACTGTTTCAAGGCCTATGAGAGAAGGAGAAGTCCCTGAGACTTACAAATTCCACGAGGATTCAAGTTTCGGAATGGTTCAAGGAACCTATAATATTATTGAGACGAAGTAAATGGGTTGAGTGATGGTAGATTGGTTTTACACACCACATACTAGTTAGGTGAGAAAAGTAAGAGGAATCAACAAGTAATTCAAACAGGTGGGGTCGAGACCCACCAAAACGCCCCGGTGGTGGAACGGTAGACACGCTTGTTTTAGGCACAAGATTTTGAGGGTTCGATTCCCTCCTGGGGTACAATAAAGATTAAAACCATCACTAATGACACGCACGGCAGCCGAAATGAAATAGTACTCAATGATTAGGCAATGCGAACGATGAAGACCGGATACCTCACTGTGCGTAGGTAAGTTTCAAATCCGGTTGTTGGTTTTTTTTTTAATACATTATCATAACTCGGTGTGATACGCCGCCAACTACCTCCTTAAACTACGTGGGAACTGCGGTTCTCCCAATGTGGCCGAAGTGATGATGTTTTAAGAAACAGAGAAAAATCTGGACAGCGAAAGCAGGATAGACCTTGGACAGTTTCTTTTAGTAGTTTAAGAGACAGAGTTGACTTCTACTTAAAAAAAATACTCTGCAACAGGCTTCCGTAACTCAATTGGTAGAGTGCGTCCCTTGTAAGGTCGAAGTTGTCGGTTCGAGACCGGTCGGAAGCTCGAGTCGTTTTTCCGGGGTTCAGTTTGAGAGTCTGTTTTTTGTAGTTAAGAAAAGTCAGTGGTGTCAAATAGGTAGTTAAATGTTTCTTAACCTTAAAAGAAAGAATGATTTGGTTTAGGACGAGATTGACTGTATTTTACAGGGAAATCTCTCAAAAAAAAATGGGAAAATGAATAAGACAAACTCAAGTCGAAGATGGTAAACGTAATCATCAAGTTTTTCCAAAATGTTTGGTAAGAAGCTCAAACGGCGAAAGCGTTCGGTCTTAATTGGCCGAAAGGATGTGGGTTCGAATCCCACCTTACCATCAAAATCGACTATAAGAGGATTGACCAATGAGGCTAATTGGTAAGTAGTTGACATCTCGGAAAGACGGGAAAATAGTCGGGTGGCGGAATTGGATAGACGCGGCCCCGTCGAGGGGTTTAACCGGAATTACAGGTTCGAGTCCTGTCCTGACTACAATTGAGATAGAGATACTCAATGATTTGGCATCGTTCGAAATAATGATGTGGCTGACGCCTCAAACGGTTTTACAGATGAGGTCTTTGGGAAAAGGGAGCATACTAACTCACCTCCAAGTAATAGTTGACTTTTATGTGCGGGTAAGACCGTCTCGACTTTTGAATAGGAAAACAGAAAAAATCTACCCCAAACTAATCTCATTGGGGGAACACATCTCCGTGGTGAAACTGGTATACACGACAGGCTTAAGACTTGTTGCTTCGGCGTGTGGGTTCGACTCCCACCGGGGATACAAAAAATTTAAAAATATGAAAAACAACCAACCCAACTCCACATAGTTTTAGCTATTAGCTAAAATTTATGACTCAGAAATTGAGAATTTGGAGAGTAGTTCCCGTTAGAAACGGTGTTCAGGCTCCCACTTTTTTCGTAGAAACTACGGAAGAAGGACGTGAGAAGGCAGAAGTATCTGCGGTTAAACAGGCGAGAGTAAAATCTGGCTTAGGAAAGTTCGATAATTGGAACTTTAGATTGGAGAAACTCTCTGTGAGGGTTGATAAATTTGGGAGGTACATTAAGCACCACCAATAGATTGACATATGTTTTATGGGTTCATTAAAAACCCATAATTGGTCTCGTAACTCAGAGGTTAGAGTGCTACACTCATAATGTAGAAGTCGGGATATCGTAATTCTCCGGGACCACAATAGATATTTGAGTGTAAGTATAGTATAATATCAGTCGTTGGACTCTTACAGGTCGCGAACGATGGTCTGATTGTCGTTAATCAGTGTAGATACCCGGGAACTCCTACATAAAACCTTCAAGGAAACTTGGGGGTTTTTTATTTACAAAAAAATAAAACATCCTTATATTTATAAATGAAACCTTGTTGCTGAGGTTCTCGTGTCCAAAGTGGCATTTGAGTTGGAATTGATACCAACGAAGAGAAGTTCAATAAACATAAAAAATAAAATAAGGAAATTATGTATTACCAAACAAAAACAGGTACGCCTTGTGCGTATATCACAAAAGACAAAAAACGTCTTAAACAAGTTGGACAAAATGTCTATCTTAAAAATGGGGATGAATTCCAACTGGAATTATTTAATCCCTCCACTAACACAGTATTATCTAAAATTAAACTTGACGGAAATTATATCTCCGGAGGAGGAATTGTTCTTAAACCGGGACAACGAATTTTTCTTGAGAGATATCTTGACGATGCTCGTAAATTCAAGTTTGAAACTTATGAGGTTGACGGGACATCAAATGAGGTGTTGAATGCCATCTCCGGAAATGGGGATGTTGTTATTGACTTTTTTGATGAGTATAAACAACCGGTGTGGACAAATAATATTAGTTATTGTGGTGGGTCATTTGGCGGACCAATCCATACTTATTCTACAAACACCGGTGGGTCAATTCAAACACATACCCACACAACAAATACTGGTGGAGTTACATTTACAACTAATGGATTTGCTGGTTCAACAACCGGAACGGCATCGTACAGTACATTAACAGCGGGGATTAATTCAGCAATGTTTAATGCCTCATCGGGAAATTTAAATATCGGTGGTAAAAAAGAGGTCACTATGGATTCATTAGAGACCGGTAGAGTTGAGAAAGGTGGTAAAAGTGACCAATCATTCCAAACGGTAAATAAATCGTTTAATCACTACGCATGTTCTACTTCTATATGGAAGATATTACCTGAATCACAAAAACAATATGACAATAAAGATTTAAAAGTTTATTGTGGTAATTGTGGTAAAAAAAGAAAAAAAGATTCTGATAAATTTTGTTCATCTTGTGGAACTAAATTTTAAAAAATAAACAAATAACAAGGTTTCATAAAAAAACCCCTTCTTTTCAGAGGGGGTTTTTTTTATTTAATTAATTGTGTTATTTTATGAAAATAATGTTTATATTTCTATTATTGTTACTGTATTATTAGCTTGTAAGTATTGAATATCGCCATCTGGTGAACCAGAATTACAAGTCATTAATGTTGCTGGAATAGTTAAGGTAATATTTTGTCCTGTAATATAACTAAATACACTATTATTTGCTACTGAAGTTCCTAAATTAATACAACTTGATATATTAATATTTATCATTGTAGAACTTCCTTGAAAACAAGTATTTCCAATAGTTGTTACTAAAGGTAAATTAACAATTAAGGTTGGTTGAAAATTTCCACTACTTTCTAAACAAGATTTACCAAGTTGTGTTAAAACAGGTAAATTAACAACACTTAATAGACTACAATCATAAAAAGAATAATCACCAGCAATTATTAAACATCCAAGGTAATCATTAATTTCTACTAAATCACTACTAGAAAATAAATCATTTTTCACTGTAATATTACTACCTCCAAATAAACTTACTTCATTTCCAATAATATTTACACTTGTAAATGGGTTTCCATTGGTAGGTAAATCAAAGAACGTGTTCCAATCGGCAACATTAGTAGAATCTCCAACTAAAATATCGGCATTTGTTATATTATCAAATGTTAAATTTAACGACAACGGTAATTGTGTTGGTGTTGGTGTGTTCGTTGGAGTTATAGTAGGCGTAGGTGTATTTGTCGGTGTTGGAGTTATAGTAGGTGTTGGTGTAGGTGTTGGTGTTATAGTAGGTGTTGGTGTAGGTGTTGGTGTTGGTGATTTACGAACAGATTTAACTGGCGGCCAATCAATATTTGATATTATCTCTAACGCACCAAATGTGTGTGTAAAAGTTCCTTTAACGCACCATATGTGTCTAATTTGATTTGGGTTTAATATTACCCCATTCCTCAATGAGAAATCGTTTAAATTTTGATAATTTATTATAATTTTTGTTATACCACTATTTCTAATTATTAATCTTTGTCCTTTCATAATTTGTTTATTTATAAATACTTATTTTTTATTTTTTAATCACATATTATTGGTGTGTTTGTAACAAGACCATTTACAATATTATATTTGTAGGATTGATAGGTGTCCGTGCCTAATAATACTGAATCATAAGGAATTGTTAAACCACTATCTTGGTATATCATAATTCCAACAGCAAATGATGGTGAAGTTGTGTAAGCGGTAAAAATATCACTGTTACAATTACCAAGTGTGAGTGTTGTTATTGTTATTGGTGTAGATGTTGGTGTGGGTGTTGGTGTTTCCACAGGTATTTCAGTTTCTGTTGGAGTGGGTGTTTTTGTTGGAGTTTTAGTAGGTGTTGATGTTGGTAATATTGTTGTAACTGTCACATTATTGTTGGATAATAAATACTGTATATCATAATCAGGGTATCCATCATTACATGTCATAATATATGACGAAACGGTTAGATTTATTGTGTTACCCGTAATACCGTTAAAAATGTTATTATTAGTATTAGTATCATCACCTAAAGATAGTATTGATGGTATATATAATTCTGTAATTGATGTACAATTTTCAAAACCATTATTACCTATTGAGATTAATTTTGGTAGATTAAAATTTGTTACATTATTACATGAATAAAAACAATACGGACCTGAATTTATTAACTTTGGTAAATTTAAAGTAGTTAAAACTGATTCTCCTCCAAATGATAGTTGACCAGCGGTTGTTAGATTTGGTAAATAAATATAAGTAACGTTTGGTGTTATATTAAAACAACTATCGTTACAATATTGATTATTTGGTAAAACAATAGTTGTTAAATTTAAACAAGATAAAAATGCGTTAGGGTCAATTTGAATAATACAATCAATACCATCAACAATCTCTATTAAAGAATTATCACCATTAAATAAATTATTTTTTATTGTAATATCACTACCGCCAAATAATAACACATTCACATCATTTATAGTTACTGATGTAAAAGAATTACCGTAATCAGGTAAATTAAAAAAATTGTTCCAATTTGTAATGTCTGTTGGGTCGCCAACTAATGAATTTATGTTTCCGGTATTATCAAATGTTAATCTTAAATAATCCTCAAGATTTGATATTGGCGTGTTGGTTGGTGTAACTGTTGGTGTATTGGTTGGTGTTTCTGACGGTGATAATCCAGATGTTAGCGTTATTGTTGGTGTTTGAGTTGGAGTTTTTGTAGGTGTTGGTGTTAAAGTTTCTGTTGGAGTTGGTGTTGGGAATTGACAAATGTCTCCAATATTAATTGTTATCATAACACCGTTTTGTACCGAAATTAGATTATCGGTTAAATAATAACCATTAGTAACTTTACAACCATTATTTCTATTATACATAATCATTCGTTGAGGGTTATAACTATAGTTAGTATAAACAGTGATTATCCCGTTTCTGTTACTATATGATGGCGAATTTAATATATTTAACCAATAACAAATGGGTTCAATAGATAGGTCAAACACTATTGTTTCAATTGGGTTTTCCAATGTTACAGACTTTAAAATAGTAATTGGGGTTAATCCGCTCGGTAAAACACATGTGTGTAAGGTGTTGTTTTGATTTAATTGAGGCCAATTAATATTTGATAAAATCTCTAATTTACCTAAAGAATGTGTGAAAGACCCTTTAACACACCATATAGATTTTGTTTGTTTAGGGTTTAATACTACACCATTTTTCCACGAAGAATCGTTTAAGTTTTGATAACTTATTATTATTTTTGAATTACCATTATTTCTAATCTCTAACTTTTGACCGTTCATATTGTTATTTTAGTATAAATAGTTTTTTTTATTAAAAAAAAATGATTATATTTGTATCTAAATAATTAGATATGGAAAATAATATGAAACCACCTTGTAGAATATATCTTGATGATGTGAGAACTCCTACTGGTGATGATTGGATTGTAGTTAGAGATTACGATGAATTTGTTGTACAAGTTAATAAGATTGGGTTGGAGAATATTGATATTATATCTTTGGACCACGATTTAGGTGATTCTGCAATGAAAGAGTATTTTAATAATGTTTCTCCAAACTACACTTTGGACTATAACAATATTAATGAGAAAACTGGTTATGATGCTGCTAAATGGTTAGTTAATCAATTTTACAACGAATTTCCGGAAAGAGTTAATATGACTAAAAATGAAAAAAAGGATAGTAAATTTATTTTTCCGTTAGTTTATGTTCATTCGGCAAATCCTGTCGGAGCACATAATATTTGTGGTTGGATTAACAATTTCTTAAAAAATGAAAAACAACCTGAGACCTGTGTTAGGGTTCGAATACCTATTAAATAACCAAACATTATTGGTTTGGAAAAAAAGAATTAGATTTGCAGTATGATTAAGATAGATAACGATAGAAAAGTTTGGATTATATCCGATACACACTTTGGACATAAGAATATATGTCGTGGTGTAACCGAATGGAGGCTTCCAGATGGAAGTGTTCCAATTCACCAAACAAGAGATTTTGATTCAATTGGTCAAATGAATGACGCCATTGTAAATGGTATTAATAGTGTTGTTGGTCAAGACGATGTGTTAATTCATCTTGGTGATTGGAGTTTTGGTGGTTTTGAAAATATTAAAATTTTTAGAGACAGAATTGTGTGTCAAGAGATTCACCTTATATTAGGTAATCACGACCATCACATTGAAAATAACCGAAGTGATTGTCAGGAATTATTTGCTAGTGTTAATCATTACACAAAATTGATGTATAAATTTGATACTTTGGTTTTAATGCACTATCCTATAGATTCTTGGGATGGGTTAAATAAGGGTCATATTCACCTCCATGGACATGTACATCTCCCAACGGGTAAAATCTTTGGTAAGGGTCGTAGAATGGATGTTGGTATTGATGGTTCATTGTTTTTTGCTCCATACTCATTAGACAATGTTATTAAGATTGTAAAATTGAGAGAAATTAAATCAAATATGGATGATGACCATCACACAGATGATATGATAACTGACGAAGGTCGAAAAAGAAAATAAGATGAAAGAAAAAATTTTAGAATTAATTCATAAAGAATTAAAGAATGTTGGTGGTGAAAATATTTTTCACAATTGTTATTTTGCTAATCACATATATTGTGGTAGTTATACTCCATCACCATACATTACAAAGCGGTTTAAAGTTAAAGAAAATGACGACACATCAGAACACATAAGTCCCGATATAATGGAGTTTACTTTAAAATTTGATGATGGTGAACCCGATATTAGAGTTTATACGCAGTGGGATTATAGTTCAGCGGATGAGATTTATAAGACAAAATATTTTGGATTAAAGAAATTTTGGACAACAGTTACGACTTATAGATTTATAACAAAAGTAATTTGTGGTCATATTTTATTTGATTTATCGGATGAAGAAAGTGTTGATTTATTAAAATTAACTAAAGAATCCTACTCTAAATATAATTCACTAAAAGATGCTGCGAATGATAAAATAGTGTTAAAAAAAATAAAAAAACGATTAAAAAAACATGGAAATTAAACAAACACAAAAAGATTTATTCATTTGTTCCTGTCATAATACGGAACATCAAATGGTTGTTTTATATGATGAAGATGAAATTGATGGTGTAAAATATCCAATGGTTTATATCCATACTCATTTAACTAAACGACCTTTTTGGGAAAGAGTTAGTTATGGTTTAAAATATATTTTTGGGTATCAATGTAGGTACGGAGCATTTGATGAGTTCATCATAAATCCGGATGATACTGACGGAATTGAGAAGATTGTAAAATATTTAAAAAATTAATATGAGAGAGTTATTTTTAGTTCGTGGAATTTGTGGTTCCGGAAAATCAACGTTGGCGAAATCAATCGGTGGAACTCATCTTGAGGCTGATATGTATTTTATGGAAGATGGTGGATATCAATTTGATATTACTAGATTAAAAGATGCTCATCAATGGTGTCAAGACTCTGTGGAGGAAGCAATGACTTGGGATGAGAATCCTGAAATAGAATTTTTATCAGCGGGGGTTTCTAAAATTGTGGTCTCTAATACATTCACTCAGGAATGGGAAATGCAACCATATTTTGACTTGGCTGAAAAATACGGTTATAAAACTTACTCACTTATCGTAGAAAACAGACACGGAGGAGTCAATGAACACGGGGTTCCGGAAGATAAGTTAGAACTAATGCGAAAAAGATTTGAAATTTCTTTGTAAAAAATTTGGTGGATTAAAATAAAGTAGTATCTTTGTACCATCAAATAGTAACAAATACATTAACATTTACAAATTTAAAAATTATGGCAACACGTAGCAAAACTTTAGGATTACACGAATGGACAAAAGAAGATAACATCTTAGCGTTCTATTACACAAAATACGGAACTTACGGTTTGTATTTAAAAGATGAAACTTCATTGGCTAAATGGATTGGTTCTTCATTAGGTTCGTTGAAAATGCAATCAGCCAACTTCCGTGGATTAATGGGTGAGTCTGAAAGAGCTTTGAGTGATTACTCAAAACTACAATCAGAAGTGTATAACGAGTGTGGTGAAATGTCTAAAATGGAACTGATGAAATTGAGTAAATCAATCATTGACCAAGACACATACGAGAGAAATGAGATTTTGAAAAAATTGGGTAAAGACCCTAAAAAAATGGTAAGAGTATAATGGAGAACATCTTCAAGGTAGCTAAATACCAAAAAACCGATACCGGATTTACACATATGGGTTATGACGAATACGTCATAACCTTTTGTAAATCTAAGAAAGTTCATTTATTGAGAATTGTTGTAAATGGCCAATTTACCGAACACACTATTAATTTAGTTGATGGGTCTAGTGGTTATAAAAACAACATCCTTAAAGCGATAAGTGATTATAAAAACGATAGGTTAAAAAGTAATCCCGACCATATTGTAAAAAAAACTATAACATTCAGTGCTATTGCTCAGATTTATAGTAAGACAATTGTGAGTAATGTTAAGAATTATTTATTGGGTATTAACAAAGAAGAAAGAAGAGATACATTAACAAAATTTGAATTGATATAATGGAAAGAAAGTTAGCTAGTATTAGAAGAATTAGTGATATTCAAGAAATTCCCGGGGCCGATATGATTGAATTGTCAATCGTGGATGGTTGGAAAGTGGTTGTGGCAAAAGAAGTTGGTCACAGAATAAATGATTTGGTTGTATATTGTGAGATTGATTCATTCTTACCAATCAGAGAAGAATTTGAATTCTTACGTAAGAGTTCATATAAGAAAATGGGTGATGAAGAAGGATTCCGTTTGAGGACCGTGAAACTTCGCGGGCAGGTATCCCAAGGATTAATTTTACCTTTATCTGTTTTATTTGAAGGTTATGGTTATAGAGTTTCTGAAACGTTATTAAATGAGAATGTTGCTTTGGAACCAAATAGAACCGTTATTTCACCATCAGATATGATTGAATTGGTTCCGGGAACTGATGTGACTGAAAAATTGGGAATCGTTAAGTACGAACCACCAATTCCAGCAGAACTAGCCGGAAAGGTTAAAGGTATGTTCCCAAGTTTCATTCGTAAAACTGATGAAGAGAGAATTCAGAACTTGGCATCCGAGTATGAAGAAATGAAGAAACATACTTACTATGTAACAGAAAAATTAGATGGTTCTTCCTCAACATTCTACTACAATAACGGAGAGTTTGGTGTTTGTTCTCGTAATTTGGAGTTATTGGAAACTGAAGGTAACACATTTTGGAAAGTTGCTCGTGAATTGGATTTGGAAAACAAAATGAGAGAATATGGTGAGAACGCGAACATCTCTATTCAAGGAGAACTTATTGGTGAGGGTATCCAAGGGAACCCATATAAAATCAAAGGACAAACCGTAAGATTCTTCAACCTGTTTCATATTGATTTACAAGAGTATGATTCATTATCTTTATTTCAATCACTGGTGACTGAATTAGGTATAGAGACCGTACCGGTGTTAGACACACATTTCCATTTACCGGACACGATTGATGAGTTATTAAAGATGGCTGATGGTAAATCAGATTTGAACCCCAACTTCGATAGAGAGGGTGTTGTAATTAGAAGTTTGGATAGAAAAATCTCATTCAAAGTAATATCAAATAAATTTTTATTAAACGAAAAATAAGAGATGAGTGGAGGGGCATTTGATTACCAGCAATATAATATTGGTCGTATTGCAGACCAAATAGAGGAAACAATTATTAAGAATGGTGTTAAGAAAACACCCAAAGAAATTAAAGACGAAGGTTGGAGAGACCCTGAATGGTATAAAAAATACCCTGAAGATAAATTCCATTACAAATATCCGGATGAGGTTATTGAGAAGATGAAAGAAGCGGTTAAAGCTCTTCATATCGCTCAAGAATACGCTCAACGAGTGGATTGGTTATTATCCGGTGATGATGGTGAAGAATCATTCTTAAGTAGATTAGAAGAAAATTTGAAAAAAATAAAATAAGATGTTAGAAAAACTAAACAAATATTACGAAGACGGATTACTTTACAAACAAGTACATCCATCACTTCCATTAACCATATGGAATTATACTGAGAAAGTTCAGTACGAGAACCTGTGGGATGAGGTGACTCTTATGTGTAGAGGTTTAGTTACTGACGACAAAGGAGATATTGTTGCGACACCATTTAAAAAGTTCTTTAATATTGAGGAAGGGAAATATACTCCAACTGAAACCTTTGAGGTTTATGAAAAAATGGACGGTTCATTAGGTATTGTATTTTGGTATCAGGGTCAATGGGTGGTTGCCACTCGTGGTTCATTTACATCAGACCAAGCAATCAAAGCGAGAGAACTCTTAAAGAAATACAATACAGACATAATGTTCAGACATATGACATTTTGTTTTGAGATTATCTATCCGGAAAACAGAATTGTTTTGGATTATAAAGGTGAAGAGAAACTGGTCCTATTGGGAGCATTCGATAATTGGGGTAAAGATTATGACATGTCAGATTGGGATGAGTGGGGTTTTGATGTGGTTAAAAAATACGATGGTATTAAGGACTTCAAAGAACTTAAAGAAATGGTTAAAAACAACCAAGAAGGGTTTGTGGTGAAGTTTTCAAATGGGGATAGAGTTAAAGTTAAAGGTGTTGAGTATTTGCGTCTTCATAAAATTATGACCAATGTATCAACAACCGGAGTTTGGGAATATCTAAAAAATGGTGAAGATGTGATGGAATTATTAAAAGATGTTCCGGATGAATTTTACACCAAAATTAAAAATTATGTAAAAGAATTAAGGTATTTTTATTTCCAAATATCTGAAGATGCTGGTAAAAAATTTGATGGTAAAATGTATGGTAAATATAACGACAAAGAACCTATCACAGATAGAAAAGAATACGCTGAGTGGGTGTCACAACAAAATAAACATTTATCAGGGATATTATTTAGGATGTTCGATAAAAAAGATTATTCTGAAATCATATGGAACTTAATCAGACCGGAGTTTAAAAAGTTGTAGGAAAAATGATTAAAAGTGAGGGGTTGCCCTCACTTTTTTTATTTTTAAACTATTTATCTTGATATATTAACAAATTATGAATACATCAGTAATAGTAGCATTTATCACGGGAGTTTTAGGTCCAGTTATATTATTATTTATTAAAAATAAATTAGATAAAAAAAATCAAAAACCTGATATGGTTATAGAAACCTTAAAAGTTAGTGAGCTCGTAATGTCTAAATTAGACCGTATCAAAGACGAATTAAAACCTGATAGAGTTTGGGTAACCCAATTTCATAATGGTGGAAATTTCTACCCAACAGGTAAATCAATGGCTAAGTTTAGTGTTATCTACGAAACAGTGAAAACCGGTGTCTCATCCATCCAATCAAACTTTCAAAATATCCCCGTTAATTTATTTTCAAAATCTATCAACTATTTATTAGAGAATGAATCTATTGAAATTTCTGATTATAAAGATGAGACAATAGCGACTTTTGGATTAAAATATGTTGCTGAAGACACCGGATGTAAATCCGGATACTTATTTCCAATCAAATCTATTGATGGAAAATATATTGGGACATTAGGTTTAGATTATACAAAAAGAAAAACTAAATTGGACGAAGAGGATATTCAACATTTAAAAATGTATTCAGCCTCATTGGGTGGTGTTTTAATGAACCATCTACAACAATAATATGGAAAAATTAATAACATTATTAGAAATATCTTCATCAGAATTCAAATCTAAACTTAAAAGTGTTGGGAATGTTGAAAAGGGTAATGAATTAACCTCTGGTGGTGATTTACAACCCGATTTTTTAGACATATTATCTAAATTTATGGATGATTGGAAAAAACTAAAAAGTAATTGTCCTTTAACTTTTACATCCGGTAATGATTCTTTTCATAAAAAAATCACAAGTTATACTAGTCGTCATACTAAAGGAGAGGCGGTTGATGTGACTTTAGATAGTGCGTGTCGTTCAGATTTTAAGTCATTATTAGATTCATATAAGACAAAATACAATGGATTTTCATATATTGACGAATATACAAGTCCAACCTCTAAAGCAACTGGCGGACATTTTCATATTTCATATAGAAGTGGTCAACCGGAAGGTAAGGGTTCGACAAAGAGCGGCATAACCAATAATGATGATAACACAACAACCACTTATGTTGATGGAAAACCGGAACTTGGTGGTGATTTATTATCGGCTGGAATATCAAAAATTATGTCGTTAAATAATGAAAATTTTTTTAAAAATAAAAGAATACTTGAGAGTATTAATCGTATAAAAAATTTATTATAATGAATCATTTCATCTCACCTTCACCTAATGGTAACTTAAACCAAGGAATGTTATCAAAAACTGTCGGTCTTTCATCATATGAAAATGATAGGTTAGTTAGCCCTTATGATGGTATAGTTGTACCATCTATTAATCGTTGTGACGGAAATCTTACTATTGAGCATAATGTTAATGGTGAAACCTTTTATTCAGATTTTTGTGAAATAGGTAGAGTTATTGTTGGAATTGGTAGTACAGTGAAACAAGGACACACTATTGGATATTTTTCAGATAAAGAAATATCATTCTCAATCCTAAATAAAAAAAAATCAAAACAAAATGTTAATGATTTTTTAAGTGGTCATCAGTTTAAAAAAGATGAGAAAAAAGATGTTAAAAAATCTGAAACCAAAGAACCTATTGTAAAATCAAATGAGCCTAGAATCGGTGGGTCAGACATTTTTACTGACATACTTTTAAGTCCAATATCTTTTATTAAAAAAGCGTTATCCGACAAACCAAAGAAAAAAGACGATGAACTTAATGAAGATATTAATAGAATTAAACAACTTTTAAAATAAAAAACCCCTCCGTTAAGAGGGGTTTCTGATTACTTAACCGTATCTACTTTTATAGTATCCACTTCCACTGAATCAACCTGTACTGAATCCACTTGTGTGGTATCGGTTGCAACTTCTGTTGTTGATTCTTCATTTTTTGTACCTTTCCAACAAGAAGTTAGAGATAAAGACCCTGCGATAACAATCGCCAATAATAACTTTTTCATAATAGTTTGTTTTTTAATTCTGTTAAATTATAGATAAATATGTCCGACATGTCAAGAAAAATAGTAAATAAACTTACGGAATCGTTATCGTAAAAAAATTTTTTAAAAAAAATGAAATAAAGTTTGGAAGTGTGGATTTAATGCTTATCTTTGTATCGGATTTAAAACTAATCATTATGGCTAAAGAGAAATTGTATAGAAGTGTTAACGGTGAATACCTTTATTTGTTTAATTGGATAGGTGGTGGATTTAATGACGTGTGGGCTCCAAGTAAAAGAGAAGCGTACGCTAAGGTGGTGAGAGAGAGTAAAGAACACGAGAAGAAATATCCGACTCATGTTAAGTTGAGACCCGACTATTCCTCAATGAGAAAATGTACTTATAGTGAGTATCAATCTCAAAACCGGATGGGTTGGATGATGAGTGTGTAAAAACTACTTGAGTAGGTGGGAGTGGTCAATCAACAACCCGCTGAAGTTTCAGGTGAATATATAACTAGGATGGGGGAGCCGATATAGTAAGTACCAAGTTGATGTTTTTTTGGAAGATTGAGTCAGTTTTTAACATTAGCGAAAAATAGTCAGGTTGGATACAAGGTCGGTTCGAGTCCGATGGAAGGTCATGGATGACGGGTAGCTCCCTGTAGAGAGGTTCGATTCCTCTCCTGACTACAAATTAAAAAATAAAAAAAAATGGAAATAAATTATTCGAGTGAAATTTTAACTTCAGCAAATTATGATTATGATGGTCAAACAGAGGATGGAAGAGGATTTACAATTCACGCATTCTGGGATAATTGGGATGACTATACTGTAGATACCATAGAATGGCTTAACGGAGCCGAAGGGACAGATGAAGAGGAAGATGAGATTATTGAAATGTTTTTAGATAACATGAATTAAAAAAATTTCAAAAAATATTTGACAGATTAAAATAAATGTATTATCTTTGTAGAAGAAAATAAGTTCATTGAAGTAATGGTGTGGGTGTTGTGTCGAGGTTTCAAATCCCTCCGGTTTCAAATCCGTAGCTCAGATGGTAGAGCATACACCCACATTATTTTATATGGTATTATAGCTCAGTGGGAGATTTATTTCCCTTGGTAGAGCAGGAGTCCCGAAAGTCTCTGTGCCGGTGGTTCGAGCCCATCTGATACCACCATAAATGTGTCGTGTAGAGTCGTTGGTTCGATTCCAACAACCGTAATCCTGGTGACCAAGGTTTAGCTGCAGTGGTAGAGCTTACACAACACATTTTATTTTTTAAAAAAAAGTTTTATAAAGTGCTTGACAAATGAAAAAAATCACTTACCTTTGTAAAACAATTAAGGGAAACCTTAAAGACGTTCTTAGAAATTTTAGATTATCCTTTACCCACTTCGGTGGTGTAAAAAACGATAATGGGTGGTATATCATCCTTAAATAAGTCAATGAAAATTGATGTAAAGTGAACCTATTGTGTTAATAGGTTTGCGGCTTCAGAAATGGGGCTCGAGTATACAAGTGAGATATCAGTGAGCCTGTAGTACCGAGGATGACTTCGTAGGGAAATGGAAAACTGAACGGGCAATGTGGATTGTCTGTTTGAGGTGGGAACACCAATAAAAATAACTCATAGGGTCTATGTGAGAAGTAAGGTTATCCAACCTTATAATTGCGAGTTCCAGTACAAGAGAAATCTTAAAGTCGAAAGACAAGATAAGTAACAGGTGGTGCTGTCATTATCCTTATCAAAAATCTACCAAGATTTTGATTCGAAGAATTCTTAAATTACCGAGATAGGGATATCTCACGAAGAAGTTTAGTATTCTTTAACCCAAAAGGTTATGGAGCTTATGGTAGACCACTTCTTTGATTCATCCACAACACATTAACTATTTTCATATGGTGAAAAACTAAACAGAAAAGAGCAAAAGTGTTTACCGGGTTTTGATGTAAGACACCAACTTAGTTACCGGCTGTCGGTAGCCTAAGATGTCCGCAAGACTGATTAGATTTCTGTGAAAAACTTATAGGGGGTCGAACCCCGAATCAGGTCGCAAACTTGAATAGGATTGAGTATCAGGAGAGTAATTAAGACCCTAAGGTATGGTTATCCTAAATAACCGGTGTTAAGAATTATCAACCAAAAGTTGATGGAAACGAAGGGAAACAATAATCCTTCAAAAGATTCTTAGTAAGACGAGTATTCTCATCGTATTTAGCCAAAAAGGTAACACATTCATTTGTGTTACCTTTTTTTGTTTTAATAATTATCTTTTTTAATCTCTCTATTTATTTTACCACAGAGAGGTTGTAAATTGGTATAATGATTTAGTTTAATTATTTCTTCCTCATTTTTTGCTGAAGATAAAGGAACTTTATGGTCTATATCCCATCCATAACTATATTCTCCGTTGTATTTCCCGTAATTATCCCAACTCATCCAATTTTCAAATAACCCTTCAAAATATAATAATAATTCATTAAACGAAATTCCAAGTATTTCATATGATTTAGTGTTTTTACTATAACCATAATTAATTAAGGATACCCCTATTAAGGTTCTTAAATTACAAGATAACTTAAATAAAGGGTCATTATTTTTTCGTTCTCTAAAATATTTATTTCTTCGTTCCCTAACTTTATCAAGATTGTTAGTGATGTATCTTTTATTTGTTTCTTTACTTTTTTCGGAATATTGTTTGAGTTTTTCTTTATTTAATTTTCTCCATTCACGTAAATATTCGTTTATTTTTTCTTTATTATCTTCTCGTCGTTTTCTATTTGATTTGTTAATTTTATCTTTATTTTTCTCAAAATATTTTATTTTATATTTTTTAGTGTCGTTTGTTTGTCTGTATTTTTTAAAATATTCGTTATGACAACATTTACATTCTTGGTTGTAACCATCTTTAGAATCTTTACGTTTCCCAAACTCACAAACTTCTTTTTCCTCCTTACACTTACTACAAACTTTTTTTTCCATAATGTTCTTTTAATAATGTTTCAATCAGACGAGATTTTTTAATCATCTCATCTTCCATTTTTTGATATATCACCGGGTCAACACAAATGGTGAATTTTACTTTTTTATCTTCTTCTTTTTTTCTTAATTTCATAATGTCTCTTTATTATAAATATCTAATAAAATACCAAAATTCATACTTTATATAAAAAAAATCATTATCTTTGTCCAATGAAAAAATCAATTAACATAGTCAATAAGAAAGCCAAGTTTGAGTATTCATTCCTACAGACACTAATTGTGGGAATCAAACTAGTTGGTTCAGAGGTAAAGTCCATTCGTCAGGGAAAGGTGTCCATCTCTGAAGGGTATTGCTATTTCAATAACGGGGAGTTATTTATAAAGGGGATGAACATCTCCGATTATGGGTTTGGGTCGTTCCACGAGACCGTAAAGGATAGAAAACTATTAGCCAAACGAAAAGAACTTATTAAGTTGGAGAATGAGTTAATCAACGGTACCACAATCGTTCCTTATCGCGTCTTCATAAACGACACCGGATTGATTAAGATGGAAATTGCTCTTGCCAAAGGGAAGAAGATACACGATAAACGAGATACCATAAAATCTCGGGACATAGAGAGGGATATGAAAAGGGACTTGAAATAGTCCCTTTTTTTTATTATATTTAATCATCAGTTCAATAATAAACAAATAAAAAAAAGAAATTATGGTAGATTTAACATCGTTCATTATGGGTATAGGTTTGGTTCTCGGGGTACTGGGAGTTGTGGTTATGGTTATAATGTGCATTCAGATTAACAGATTAAAAAATAAATGTAAGCAATTAGAACAAGTCCAAGGACATATCTTTAATGAGATAAATAGAGAAGGAGACACTCTTAATCGTCGTATAGATGGTGAGGTTGATAGGGTTAATAGATTACATACTGAAATAAATCAGTATATCAATAAGACAATCAACGACACATATAGAATTTTTGATTCAAGATTAGATAAATTAACAAATAAATTTACATCTCCGGTTGGGGATAAACAAGTATTAAAAGATTAAAAAATAAACATTTGAACTGATAACAAACCACCTTCGGGTGGTTTTTTTATTGGTGATTATCAATAAAAAAAGAGACCATTTAGGTCTCTTTTTTGTGTGGAGGTGATGGGACTCACCAGTGGAGATGAGGGGAATCGAACCCCTTTCTTGTTTACCTTAAAAATTAAGGACTACACGTTTATTCAATTAATTCTCAACTGACAAATATTTGGTTCCTATTTTAACATCGTTACCAATAACTGTGTCGGGTTCACTTGTGTTGAAGTAGCTCCCTGAACGAGACTCCTAATACATCTTCGGGTGGTATTACACCTTATTGGACTCCTGTTACTGGGTATCTGTCCACCGACCCTAATGTGTGTTTGCTTACGCTACGTTCACAAGCTCATCTTGACGTACAAGACCTACTAGAGCCATTTTGTTTAAAATGTTGCCATTTAGAATTTTGTTACCCATAGATTTAAGTGATAGAGAACATCTCACTACGTGCCCCGAATAATTAATAATACCAATCAATACCGGTCATCCCCTTATTATTCTGATACAAAGATAATACATTTTTAGATAATTCCAAATAAAAATATATTTATTATTAAAATAAATATCTATGCCCGATAAAAACGACTCTCACGGGGAATTTAAAACAATATTTGACAATGACGATTGGTTAATTGTTGAACCAATGGATTACGATTCTTTTATATATTACGCTCCTCCTTCGATAAAATCTAAATGGGATGAATTTCGGGATGGAAATACTTACTTTATTATTGATAAAGATAAAGAACCTATCCAAATATATGTTATTCATAAAGGTCCCGATAATGAAATACTTTATTTGGGCAGTGAGGCTATGAGATATAGACTTATTGATAGGAAAGAATTATTTTATGAGTTACCTAATGAAGTTAAATCGGAACTTGAACCCATAATTGGTTATAGTCCAATTTATGAATTATTGGTTAAGATTAAGAATGGTGAACCGGTGTCATCTAATGAAATGGAACGTGCTGACGATTTAGTTTATAAATTTAATTACAACGAAAAAAATCCAGGTAAAAGCACAATCAAATTACGATTTGACAATATAGAAGATTATGTTAAATTATTTGATGTTGAGGAAGATGATGTTTATTATGTTAATAGTTTATTTTCATATTACGGTGACACATATGATTATGTTGATTATAATGTAGCCGCCGATGATTGGGAAGGGGGGTATTTTTTCGGTTGGTTTTCAGATGAAAATAAGGGTAAATTAAAACAAATTTTAAAATATATTTCACCTGATTTAATTTCGTTAGATGGCGAGGAAACCAAAGAAAAGGCTGCTAAAAAATTAATGGATATGTTCAGAGGTAAAGTTGAAAGTATGTTAGAAGAATATGTGGACCTTGAAAATGGGTGTCGTCACGATAAGGCTAAAAAAGAAATTAAAGATGAACTTTGTGAAATTTTCCAAAATTATGGGTTAATCAACATAGATTGTTTTGAAACTTATTATACCACTGTTGGACTTTTATTGTCAATGTTTAAGATTAGTCAAGACCCCACCAAAAATATCAATGGTGTTTTAACAGATATCGGACACACATTTAACACTGGTGGGTGGGATGAATATAGATATGAAATACAATGTAATGATTTTGATGAAGAACGACTTAATCGCGTAATAGGTGAAGAATTAGATGAAATACTTGAGGAATTAGAAGAATCTGATAAGTATGTGGATATTTTAGAATATTCAAATATCTACGATAGAGTTGTCTCTAAATACCCAATTAATACTAGAAGTAAAACTTCATATGGTAGAGAATTTTTTCTTAGAGAAATTGACCCGGAAACAAATAGAATACACATGGATGTTTTCACTAAAACTGGTGTTGCTCGTAGAAGTTATACCGAAGAAGAATTTAATAACTTTTTAGTTTCACCCGAATTATTTGAGGGTTTTGTTAGAATAAATTAAAATAATGTTTTTATGTTAATTATTTTCCCTATATTTGTGCTATGGAAAGAAATTATCAATTATTAAAAGATGTATTGTCGGTTCCGACAAAAACATATCAAGAAGACCTTATGGTAGAATTTCTAATCAATTGGTTAGAGGAAAATGGGATTCCCTTCAATGTGGATGAACATAATAATATCTACGCTATAAAACAAACAGACGAATTTATTGATTATTTTCCTTGTGTTATTGCTCATACAGACACCGTTCATTCATTAGATAATATTATCGTAACTGAAGAAATTTTATTAAATGAACAAGGTCAAAAAAAACCATCATTAAAGGCTTATAATCATTTTGGACATCCAACCGGAATTGGTGGTGATGATAAATGTGGTGTTTATGCTTGTTTGGAATTATTAAAAGAATTACCAAATCTAAAGGCGGCATTCTTTGTATCAGAAGAAACCGGATGTCACGGGTCCAAAAAAGCAAGCCCTGACTTCTTTATGAATGTTGGTTATGGGATTCAGTTTGATGCTCCAGGAAATGTTATGGTTAGTGAATTTTGTATGGGGACTCAATTATTTGATAGAGATGGGGAGTTCTTTAAAATTTGTGATGTTGCGTTAAACGAGGGGTTTCAGGGTAGACACGATTACCAATCACATCCTTATACCGATGTTTACGCTTTAAAAAACATTTTTGACTTCTCCTGTATCAATTTTGCGATAGGTTATTACAACTATCACACTAAAAATGAATATGTGGTTGTTGAGGATGTTTATAGTGGAATAGAGACCGGTAAAAAGATGATTCAGGATTTGGGATATAAAAAATATTTATATAAAACGGATTCAAAATATTTTTATAAGTTTTAAATAAAAAACCCCTCCGAAAGGTGGGGTTATTTTTTTTGGTATTTAAAGGGGGGATTATACATCCCCCTTTTTCTTTCTTGTCTTTTTCACAACTTCAACAACCTCTTGAAATTTAATTTCTTTATCCACAGAGATAATTGTGTATGGGGTGTTTTCAACCACATTTCCTTTTATAATCTCCTCTGATACAAAATCCTCAAGTTTGTCTTGGATAGCTCGTTTAATCGGTCTTGCTCCGTAGGTCTCATCAAATCCAACATCAGATATTAAATCTAAAACACTACCATCAAAAGTGATGTTGTATTTCATTCCAACTAATCTTTTAGTTAGAATATCCAATTCTAATTTCACAATTTTTTTAACATCTTCTTTCACTAAAGAATTAAAGATTACAATCTCGTCTACACGATTTAAGAATTCCGGAGTAAAGAATTTCTTTAATTCCTTTTTCAAAACATCTCTACGATATTCTTCCTCAACATAGGTACTTGACCCAGTTTTAAAACCAACACCTGAACCAAAATCTTGTAATTTTTTTGCTCCGACATTTGAGGTCATAATAATCACACAATTTTTGAAATTGATTTTTTTCCCTAAACTATCGGTTAGGTGTCCTTCATCCAATACTTGAAGAAGTGTGGAGAAAATATCTTTATGAGCTTTCTCAACCTCATCAAATAGAATAACAGAATATGGTTTATTTTTAACCTGTTCGGTTAGTTGTCCCCCATCTTCATACCCAACATATCCGCTAGGTGCTCCGATTAATCTTGATATGGTATGTTTTTCTTGGTATTCTGACATATCCACACGAATCATATTATCCTCACTACCGAACATTTGTTTGGCGAGTTGTTTTGCTAAATATGTTTTACCAACACCGGTTGACCCTAAAAAGATAAATGAACCAATTGGTTTGTTTGGGTCTTTAATCCCGATTCTATTTCTTCTGATTGACTTGGCAATTTTTGAAACAGCTTCAGATTGTCCAATAACCTTATCACATAAATTACCTTCCATTTCGGATAATAATTTAGTCTCATCAGAGTTTAATTTGGTGATTGGAATTTTGGTGATGTTGGATACAACCTCATAAACCAAATCAATGGTGATTTCTTTCTTATTAGTAAGAAGGTCCTCTTCAAACTTTTTCTTTTCAGACTCAAGTTTATTTAACACTCTCTTTTCTTTATCACGAAGATTTGCAGCTTCCTCATAATCTTGTCGTTTAACAACATCCATTTTTTGTTGTTTAATATCGGACGCTTGGAGTTTCAACTTTTCTATTGAGTCTGGCATCTTAATTTCCACCTGACTTCTTGCACCAACCTCATCAAGGATGTCAAACGCTTTGTCCGGAAATTCTCTATCGGTGATATATCTCTCCGCCAAATCAACACATAGATTTAAAATCTCATTGGAATAGGTAACCTTGTGGTAAGATTCATATTTTTCTTTTGATTGTTCCAAGATAAGTAATGTCTCTTCTTTGGTTGGTGAATCAACAACAACTTTTTGAAAACGTCTTTCTAACGCTCCATCTTTTTCAAAGTTTTTTCTATATTCATCTAATGTTGTTGCTCCAACACATTGGATTTCTCCACGAGCAAGAGCTGGTTTAAAGATGTTTGACGCATCCATTGACCCGGATGAATTTCCCGCACCAACGATGGTATGAATCTCATCAATGAATACGATGATATTTGGTGCGTTTTGTAATTCTTCAATAATTACTTTCATTCGTTCTTCAAATTGACCACGATACTTTGTTCCAGCAACGATTGATATCATATCTAACGATACAATTCTTTTATCCATTAAATTTCTTGGACAATCCCCATTGTAGATTTTAATTGCCAGACCCTCAACGATGGCGGTTTTACCACAACCAGGTTCTCCAATAATAATTGGGTTATTTTTCTTTCTACGAGAAAGAATTTGGGCGATTCTCGTAATTTCACTTTCTCTACCAATAACGGGGTCTAATTTCCCTTCTTCAGCCAATTTTATTAAATCTCGACTAAAATTGTCCAACACTGGTGTTGCTGATTCGGTAATACTTGTGTTTTTACCTCTTCCTTCGTTACCATCCATAGATTCTATCATAATTAATTTGTTTTATTTAAGTATAAGGGTTAATTTCATTATTTCAAATGATTGGACAAAAGTAATACCTATTTTTGAAATAACAAAACATTTTTTGAATATATTTATAAAAATGGAATATAAAGACGCTTGGAAAAAATATATTGAGGCTTTAGGTATTGATAATGAACTAATAGAGACTTATAGGAATCTTAGGTTGGCTTTCCAACGAGAAGGTTGGTCAGATGAAGATATTAAAAAACCACCATATTACCCAAATGATATTATGAGAAATTTTCAAAAATTCTCAACATTAAGGGATAATGTCTATTCAGAATTAAGAAGTTTTTTCGGTGATGTTGATAATAATGAGTTTAACAATTATCTTATGAATAAATTACAAATAATTGATTTAGAAACACCTTTAAAAAATGGCAATAAAAAAAGAAACAATAGACGGGACTAAAATTATTAACGAAATTGAGTCAACAAATATCGTAAAAACTGAATACGATACAGAAACTAAAAAATTAATAGCAGAATTTAAAAATGGTATGAAATACGAGTATGAGGCTGTTCCTCATAATGTATATACAAAATTTAGAATGGCTGAATCACAGGGTAAGTTTTTTACCACAGATATTTCAAAAGTATTCAAATACAAAAAATTGTAACAATTATAAATAATTAAGTATTTATAGTTAATGAGTAATTTAAAAAGTATATTATCAAGTTTTAAACTACAGGACAAATTAAACCCTAAATTTTGGAACTCAAAAGAAAATAAAACAGAAACGATAAACCCTAAAGTTAGGGAGCGTCTTTTAGAAATTGCTTATGAGTTTATTGATTTTTTGGGTGTTGATATAATTGTCTCCGATGTGGTAATGACCGGTTCATTGGCAAATTTTAATTGGTCAAAATATTCCGATGTGGATTTACATATAATTGTGGATTTTAAACAATTTTCGGAAAAAGAATTACCATTATACGAAGAATTATTTAGATTAAAAAAAACTTTATATAACGATAAACATAATATCACCATATATGGATATGATGTTGAATTGTATGTTCAGGATGATGTTGAAAAACATTTTAGTAGTGGAGAATATTCTGTATTATTTGATGAATGGGTTAGCGAACCAAAAAAAGAAAATGTGGAAATTGATACCCAATCAGTTAAAATAAAATCGGAAGAATGGATGAAAACCATAGATGATGTTATCGAAAACGCTAAAGATGAGTCATTGGACGACGCAAAAAAATTGATAGATAGATATAAAGATAAGTTAAAAAAGTATAGAACTTCAGGACTAGAAAAAGGTGGGGAACTATCAAATGAAAATTTAGTTTTCAAGGTATTGAGAAGAAATGGATACCTAGAAAAATTGTTTAATTTTCAAAATGAGTACATTGATAAATCATTATCCTTAAATGAAATACAATAAAAAGAATTAAAATCTCAACATTTTTAATTCTGAATATATTTATATATAAATTAATTTAAAAAACAAAAATAAAAAAATGGGAAAATTAAAACCAATTGGTAGTGAAAAATTAGAGGGTATGGAAAAAATTGCTCGTATAATGGAAATTGCCAGATATAAAGAAAATACTCCAAATTCAATTAATGAGAATAAATCAGTTGAATATAATAAAGTATTGGCTGACGGAAACAATTATCAAATTGTTAAAGAAAGAAATGGTTATGTAATTAAAAAAACAATATCAGAATCTACCGGTGAAGGTGATTATTTAGACCCTATGAAAAATAGAAAATATTATTCATCATATTCACAAGCCTTTAAAAGACTTAACTTAATTGCGAAAGAAATTAATGTTAACGAAGGTCAAGAAAATAATGTTAATTTATTTTTTGAAAGCGATAATGACGCTACGAAATATATTTTAAAAATAGATGCTACAGAACAAGTAGCTCCTGCAGCCGCTCCGGCACCTGCACCAGCACCCGCTCCGGCACCTGCTCCCGCTCCTGCACCTGAAGAAGAATTAGATTTACCTGAACCGGAAGAAGATATGGATTTAGGTGATGACCAAGAAATGGACGATGAGGTTGTTAACCTTAAAGTTATTCAAAAATTGACAGGGAAATTAGCTCAAAAATTAAGAATCCTTGAAGATAGTGAAGAAGAAAATCTTTCATCAAAAGATGTGAAATATGTAATTAACTCTATTTTATCGGCTTTAGATTTAGAATCTTTAGAAGAAGAAGATAAAGAAGATATTATGAATAAATTAGAAGGTATTGAAGATGAAAATCCTTTTGATGGTGGAAATGATGAAGGTCAAGACGAAATGGGTTCTGAAGAAATGGGTGACGACGAATTACAACCTGAAGTACCAAGTGGTGAAATGGGTGAAGCAATGTATGGTTCATTTGATGATAATGAATGGTATGACCATAAAGATAGACGACATAGTTCAGATGACTTTGATTTTGATTTTGATGAGGAAGAATTTGAAGATTTCCCTTCTTTAATGAATAGACATAGTGATAGTGAACAACGTTGGTTTGATAAAGATAATGGAGAAAAATTCTTTAATGCTTATAAAGAAAAATCTGGCGGTAAACCATTTAAAGTAAGAACTAAAAAAGATAAAATGGATAATGACCACTCTAGTCGTATGGAAGAAATGGGTGAAGGAATGTATGGTTCATTTGGTAATTTAGATAGAAAAGATTTCAAAGGTGATAAATATTTTGATGAAAAAGATAGAACACCTAAAGATTCTGAGTTATATGGAATTTCAAATGATGACGATTTTGATACTGAAGAATTTGAAACTTTTAAACAATTACACGATAAATATGGTGATAAACAAAACTGGTTTGGTCCAAATGATGGAGAAAAACATTTTGATTACTATAAAAAAACAACAGGTAAACCATTTAAAGTGAAAACTAGAAAAAACGAAATGAACAATGACCACTCTAGTCGTATGGAAGAAATGATAGAAGGATTGTTTAGCGAATCAAAAGTTGATAGTATTTTAGAAAAATATTTTAAAGTTAATGAAAAAGAAAAACAACTTTTAGAATCTAAAATACAAAAATCAACTTCATTAAAAGAAGATAGAAAAGAAAAAATTAGTAATATTAAAAAACTTTCTGAAAGTATTTCTCAAGAAGTTGCATCAACTAAAGTGATTAACAAATATCCTGAAGCAAAATTAATTGGTAAAACTAACAAAAATAATTTAGTGTTTGAAATGAACAATAAACAATTAAGAGTAAACACCAAAGGTCAAATATTGTAATGAATTATTTAATATATGTTAATGAATTAGGACCAAATTATAAGGGTGATAACATATATGAATTTATTTTTTCGGATAGTTCAGAAAATATTTGGGGGGAAAATTGGGATTCAAAACCATCTAACGGTTACCCATTACCACCTGATTTAGAACATATAAAAAAAGTAGGAGTTTTGAAGAATGACGTTATAACAATGTCAGTAATTCAAAACTCTGACTATTTCTCAATGATTGATACTATTGATGGTATTATCTCATTGTCTTGGGAAAATGAAAACGATGATGTTGATTTTAACCACCAAAAAAGGTTGGTTTTTAAATTTGGAGAAACCGAAGAATCGGTTAAAAATAAATTATATGAACGAGATATCGTTTTAGAATTTGAAAAAACAATTATATATGAACACTAATCAAAAAAAATTAAAATTAATTGGTCACGGATTAAAACCATCCACTTTAGAAAATTTGACTGAATCTCAAGTTAATCTATTGTTTGGTAAATTAGTGGAATCTAAAAAAGACACTAAAGAATCGGTCACAAAAACCTCAACAACAACTACATTTGACCCAGCGGTAGATGCTGATAGAAAAGCTGCTCAAGATTTGATGTCTAAAAAAGGTGTTCCAATGAGTATAGACCCGGCAACTAAAAAATTAACGGTTGTGTCTGAAAAAGATGAAACAGTTGAAGGAGAAGTAGATGAAAAATTTGAATCTAAAAAACAACAAAAATATTTCTTCTCTAAATGTGGTGACGGAAAAACCAAAGAACAAAAAAAATGGTGTAAAATGGCGGATGAATTCTCAAAAAAGACTAACTTTGCCAAACTACCTGAAAAGAAAACGGAAACTAAAGAAGGTTATTTAGATATGGTACAAAACGCACACACTAAAATTATGTCAAATAAAGTAGGACAAGTCCAACCAAACCCTAAATTTGTAAGTGAATTAGAAAATAGAATTACAAAATTAGTTGAGAAACACATTACCCCAAAAATGAGTAAAAAAGATTTTTTAAGTCTTTTAGATGAAGGGTCAGAAATTGCTCCGGCAAAACCAAAAACTAAACCAACAACAAAACCGGGAACTGATTCTCCTTACAAACCTAAACCTGGTGTTAAACCAGCTCCAAAGGCGAAAAAAGAAATTGGTGAACAATCTCCTGAAATTGCTCCGGCAAGACCAACGGTTAAACCGGGAACAAAACCTAAAAAACCGGGGTCACCATATAGTCCTAAACCAGGTCCTAAACCAGCTCCGAAAGCAATTAAAAAGAATTTACCAAGTTGGTTGTCTTTTAATGAAATAGGTATTAAACTTAAAGGGTAATGAGTGTAAATTTAAAAATGGAAAAGATATTGAAATCAAAGGCGAATTTAGAAAAAAAATTAGTTAACGAAGGTTTAACAAAAAGAGAACAGTCAATTTTAAACGAAATTAAATCTAATTTAAAAGAGGCTCCAATTAGTTATGAAGGTCCTGAAAGAATGGAACCAGGTATTGAGAGAAAAATAACTTCAAGACAAACTCCTTACGCTGAACATCCAGCATTACCAAAAGATGGTGATACTGATTATATTGAGGTTATCTCCTCAAAGCGTTTTAAAGACTCTGTTGATAAAGTAAGACGTTACTTGGGTGATACTTCCGCTATACAAGGAAATAACCCTATGATGAACATTATGCAAACCGTAATGAATAGTCTACAACAAATTATGAGAGTTGAATCTCAAAATAAAGAATATCTTGAGAATTTGGCAGTTAATTTAGTTAAAAAAGAATTGGGTATACCTGAAGGGTCTTTACAATTTGATGCTCAACTTATCCAACGACCAATGGGTGCTGCTCAAGGAATGCAAGCGGAACCGACACAACCTAGTGAAGAAGAAGTTAAAGACGCGTTTAAAAAGGCTGAAGAACATAGTGAAGAATTACAAGATTTTGCCGACGAATTTGAACAATTTAATTTAGAGAAGGCAAAAAGAAGAATGATTAATTCTCTTATACAAGGAGCAGCGTTTAAAGGTGGACATATGTATGTTTTACTTAGCGACGAAATCAATAGACTAGACCCTAATTTATTAAATCTTTATGGTGTAACCCAATCATTAATGGAACATTTATATTGGTTATATCCGGATATGGAAGGTATGGCAGCCGGAGGTGGTGGTCAAATGGGTCAAAGTGAGGTTGATGAAGAAACTGACCCACCAACAGTTAAAGCGAAAGCAATGACATTCCCTTTATTAATTCACGAATTAGTGAAAGGTGTTTATGAAGTGTTTGGTACTCACGGTTTACCTGATGACCCAAGACAAGCTGAAATGGTTTTAGGCGCTGAAGATACTTTACCTGCTGAGGTATGGGATTCTAGATTAGGACCAATATTTTGGGAAAAATTTATTGAATCATATCCTGACAAATTATTTGACGATGATATGAAACATATCCAACATTACTTATTTGTTAGATTTTCAAAATTATCGGCACCAGAATTTATGAGAGTTGCTAAATTAATTTTACAAGGTGACCCAAAAGGTGGTGAATTTATCCAAAGAATGGTAAATGAAATCGTTGAGGATTTGAAAAAAGACGAATATGATGAAAAAATGGGTTCCGATGATGAAGATAACGACGACTACGGTGATGACGACTTTGATGATTTTGATTTGTCAGAACTAGGGTTCTAAACAAACAAAACGACAATGTATGTCAAATTTAACAAGAGAACAAGTATTAATAGAATATGTAAAATGTCATAAGGATGTAAGTTACGCGTTAAAGACGTATCTACAGACTTATGACAATACTGTTTCAAAATATGTCCCATTAGAATTATTCCCCGACCAAATAACCTTACTTGAGGATTACGAAAACAACAACGAAAACATTGCGTTAAAATACCGACAAGCAGGTGTAACAACCGTTACCGCAGCTTGGGCGTCAATGAAATTATCGTTTGCCAAAAAAACAAAACCAGAAAAAGTTTTGATTATTGCCAATAAGCTTGATACATCCATTGAGATGGCGAACAAGATTAGAGCATTTGTTGCCCAATGGCCTGAATGGGTTGGTATTGGATTTTCCCCTGACAAAAACGCTCAAAAACATTATAAATTACTTAATGGTAGTGAAGTTAAAGCGGTTGCAACATCAAAGGATGCACTTCGTGGATTTACACCTACAATCCTAATATTTGATGAGGCGGCGTTTATTGAGGCCGATAATGATTTCTGGTCTGCTTGTATGGCATCCCTATCTACGGGGGGTAAAGTAATTGTGGTTTCAACACCCAATGGATACGACCCAATTTACTACGAAATTTATGACCAAGCGTTAAGAGGTATGAATGACTTCAAGATTACCGAAATGTATTGGTATCGTGACCCTCGTTATACTAAAGATTTATATTTAGTTAAAACCGAGGATATAATTCATTACCTTTTAAATAAAGAAGATTACAATGAAAAGGAAATTATTAGTTGGGAGAGCATATCACCATACGAAAGAGATTATAAAGAATTAAGAGTTTTAATGGATGACGGATACAAACCTTGTTCTTCTTGGTTTGAGGCGATGGTTAAAAAATTAAAATACGACAAACGTAAAGTATCACAAGAGTTAGAATGTAACTTTTTGGGTTCCGGAGATAATGTATTTGATTCTAAAATGATGCAAGGTATTCGTGAAAATATGGTTAAAGACCCTATTAGTAAAATGATGGGTAATGCTCTTTGGATATGGAAAGAACCTGTTATTGGTCATAAATATATTATGGGTTGTGATGTATCTAGGGGTGATAGTGAAGATTTTAGTTCATTCCAAATTGTTGATTTTGATACTAATGAACAAGTTGCCGAATATGTTGGGAAGATACCACCAGATGTTATGGCAGAAATAGCCTATAAATGGGCAACAATGTATTCATGTTTTGTTGTTATTGATATTACCGGAGGAATGGGTGTATCAACAGCAAGAAAAATGCAAGAGATGGGGTATAGAAATTTATATATTGATGGTATTGACGCATCAAATAAATGGAAATACGACCCAAAAGCTTTAGATAAAATACCAGGAATAAATTTTAATAATAAAAGGGTTCAGATTATTGCGTCTTTTGAAGAGGTATTAAGACACGGATTTAAGATTTATAGTACTCGTTTATGTGGGGAAATGAATACTTTTATCTATATGAATGGTAGACCTGACCATCAAAAAGGACACCACGATGATTTAATTATGTCAATTGCTATGGCGACATATGTAGCGGAATCATCATTTAGTAATTTAACCAAAGTAACAGAACATACCAAAGCAATGATTGATTCTTGGTCGGTTAGTAATAATCAGAACATAGGACAATCTATTTCTTTTAATCCGGTTATGCCAAATTTAACCGAAAGAATAAACCAATTTAGTTCCAGTCAAGTTTCCAAAGACGATTATATGAAATATGGTTGGTTATTTGGTGGAAGATAATATTTATTAATTAAAAGAAGATGGGATTTGTTAATAGAAAAAAATCAGGGAATATTATTGGGGGTTCACGACTAGTTGTTAATGGGCAAAATATCTTTAATGTTCAGGTTATCCCACCAGGTTTCAATAAATTAAGTAGTAAACAAGATAATGATTCTTATGTTGAAGTTTCCTCGACACCAACACCGACACCGACAATAACTCCGACACCATCAATGACACCAACATCTGGATTGTCACCAACACCAAGTAATACCCCAACAAACACAGAAACGCCAACTTCAACACCAACTCCAACACCAACACCGACTTCAACACAAATTGTAGACACAAACTATTTATTACAAGAGAATTATTTTACATTAGACCAAGAAAATAATAATAAAATTCTAATCAATTAATTATGCCTAATTTACCTATATCACAATTACCTTTAGCGTTATCCGGTCAACCAGAATCGTTGATGGTTATTGTAAACTACGATGTTATTTCGTCAGGAGAAACCAATTCAATCTATTTTTCAGCATTAACTCAACAATTTTCGGGTGCTAGTGGTTCATCAGGGACTAGTGGTTCATCAGGAACTAGTGGGACAAGCGGTGAATCAGGTTCATCAGGAACTAGTGGGACAAGCGGTGAATCAGGTTCATCAGGTTCTAGTGGATTTTCTGGGGATTTATATAGAACAACATCTACAACACCTTTAACAATCCAAACAGGAAGTACTGGGACTTTTGTTGTTGGGACTAACTTAGGTTATAGTGTTGCTCAAGATGTGTTAATCGCATATGACTTATCTAATCACATGATTGGTATGGTTGTTAGTTATAACTCGTCAAATGGTGATATGGTGGTTGATGTTGAAACAATAACTGGTAGTGGGTTATATTCAGGTTGGACGGTTAATTTAGAAGGTGCTGCCGGAGGAAATGGTTCAAGTGGTTCTTCGGGAACAAGTGGAACAAGTGGTTCTTCAGGTACTAGTGGTTCTTCAGGGTCTAGCGGTATTAACGGATTTTCAACAGGGTTAGTTTATTACCTCAATAGAGATACACCTAACCAAGGTGATGGAAGTGCATCATATTATGATTTAAACCGGTTAATTAGTATTAGCGGACAAACATCTTTATCTCAAACATTATCAGGAGCAACAGCACAATTATTTGGGACATTCATAACACCTAATAATGACCCCAATATTAGTAATATTGTGGGTGGGAATTGGAATTTTGAATTATATGCTAATACTACTGCGGCAAATGCCGACCATGGAATATATGCGAGAATATATGCGTATCATACTGGAGGAACAACTACGTTATTATCTATTGTTACTCCCGTTCCTGTTCCAATAGACAAGTATCTTGTCCCTACCATAAAGTTATGGTCAATCCCAATTGATGCAACTAATGTTCTGCCGACAGATAGAATTCTTATAGAATTGTATGGTATCGCAATCAATTCACCTTATACTAAAGAACTTACAATGTACTTTAACGACGCCACTATCGGACAAGTAACAACAACATTATCACCATCAATTGCGGGGATTGATGGTTCATCAGGAACTAGCGGTTCTTCGGGAACATCAGGTGCGAATGGTTCTAGTGGAACAAGTGGTTCATCAGGAACAAGTGGAAGTTCACCAGTTTTACCACCATCAATATCATATGGTTTATTTGCTCAAACAGGTGATAGCGCTACGGTATCCGCAACCACTGTCGAGACTAGTGTAATAGGACCGGGTGTTGGGACTTTGTCTGTTCCTGCAAATAGTTTCAGTGTAGGTGATTCGTTTTTGGCGTCGTTTGATGGTGTTCTATCGTGTATTAACACCGCAACAATTCATATTCATATTAGAACAACAGGTGGTGTATTACTCATTGATACGGGAGTAATAGATTTAGACACCTCAACATCAAGACCTTGGTTGTTGACTTTATATTTCACAATAAGGCAAATCGGAGGAACTACAGTTGCTTCAATATCATCCGGTGGACTATTCTCCTACCTTAAAGATTCTGGTCTTACCTATGAAGGATATCCATTAAGTGAGGTTAATAATACAACATTTGACACTACAATAATCAACACAATAGAGGTGAATATCCAATGGGATACCAATAATGAGGGAAATAAAATATTTTCAAGAAATTTTACACTTACTAAAATTTATTAATAATGATAGATAACAATAATAACCACCAAGGTTAATCCAACTTATAAACTATTTATTAATAAAAAAAAATATTTAAATTATTAAGATGGAAAACAATCAAAATAACGACTTAACTGTTTGGCAAAGATTATCCAGAGCTTTTGGACCAAATGCTCTATTGAATCAAGATTACCCAACATATAAGTTAGATAAAAAAGAATTATTAAAAACCACATCTCAAGCCGAGTACGAAAAAGAAAAACTTCAGGCTCAACAAACTTATTACTTAGCAAATCAATGGACAAAAATTGAGAGTAATTTATATACTCAAGCAGTTTATTACGAGCCAACTCGTTTAGCCTCATTTTATGATTACGAAAGTATGGAATATACACCAGAAATTTCAGCAGCGTTAGACATTTATGGTGAGGAATCAACTACAGTTGACCAAAATGGTCATATGTTACAAATTTATTCAGAATCAAAAAGGATAAAAGGAATTATTTCAGATTTATTTAATAATATTTTAGACCTTAACACCAATTTACCAATGTGGACAAGAAACACTTGTAAATACGGTGATAATTTTGTCTATTTAAAACTTGATGCTGAAAAAGGTATTGTTGGTTGTATGCAATTACCAAATATTGAGATTGAAAGATTAGAACGAGGTATGGCAGCAAAATCGGCAAATGTTGATGAACCTGCTGAAAACAAAGGGTTACGATTTAAGTGGAAAGCTAAAGATATGGAGTTTAACTCTTGGGAAGTGGCTCATTTTAGATTATTGGGTGATGATAGAAAACTTCCTTACGGTACTTCTATGTTAGAAAAAGCTCGTCGTATTTGGAAACAATTATTATTATCTGAAGATGCAATGTTAATTTATAGAACATCCAGAGCACCGGAAAGAAGAGTTTTTAAAGTGTTTGTTGGTAATATGGACGATAAGGATGTTGAACCATACGTACAAAGAGTTGCCAATAAATTTAAAAGAGACCAAGTTGTCGATTCTAAAACCGGAAACGTGGATATGAGATTTAATCAAATGGCGGTTGACCAAGATTATTTTATTCCTGTTCGTGACCCAGCCGCAACATCTCCAATAGAAACATTACCTGGAGCTCAGAATTTAGCGGAAATTGCCGATATTGAATATATCCAAAAGAAATTATTAACAGCACTTCGTGTTCCTAAAGCCTTTTTAGGGTTTGAAGAAACTGTTGGTGATGGAAAAAATTTATCATTACAGGATATTCGTTTTGCAAGAACTATCAATAGAATACAAAAATGTATGATAGCCGAATTAAATAAAATCGCTATTGTTCATTTATTTTTATTAGGGTTTGAAGATGAATTATCCAACTTTAGATTAAGTTTAACCAATCCATCAACCCAAGCAGATTTATTAAAAATTGATGTTTGGAAAGAAAAAATATTATTGTATAAAGACGCTGTAACGGCGATAGAAGGTATTGCACCTGTATCGGTTACTTGGGCTAAAAAACATGTATTAGGATTCTCTGATGATGAAATTAAATTAGATTTACAACAACAAAGAATAGAAAAAGCTGTTGGCTCTGAATTAACAAACACTGCTACAATAATATCTCACACAGGTATATTTGATAATATTGATAAGTTATATGGTAGTAAATCAGGAACAACACAATCAGCTGAAGTTCCTGCACCACCACCACCGGGCGGTGGAAGTAGTTTTGGTGGAGGTAGTTTTGGAGGTGAATCAGAATTGGGTGGAGAACCTGAATTAGGTGGAGAAGAACTCCCACCAGCACCTGAAGCAGGTGGAGAAGCTGAAATAACTCCGGAATCATTTAATAGAAAAGAAAATTGGAATATTTTACTGGAAAGTGGTAATATGACTGATGATGATTCTTATATAGATTTATCCAAATCTAGAAATTCTTTAGGAGATATTTCAAAGGAATTAGATAAACTTCTAAATGATTGATATTTATAATAAAAAAAGAAAAATGACAAAATTTGGTATCTTAAAATCGAAAATAGAAAATGTATTATTAGAATCGTATAATAATGGAACATTTAAACAAGAAATAAAAAATTTTAAAAAATTGGTGTTAGAGAATAAAAACATCAGTAAAATTTTTTATATGTATGATGAATTAAATTCACCAAAAGCATTATCCGAATCGTATATCACCGAATATATTCACGAATGTATTACTATATATGAAAATACCGTAAATAAAATATCCACATCTGAAATTAAAAGTCTAAATGAGTGGGTTAAAGATTCTAAATCAAATGACGCTTACGATAATATTGATAACTTATTTTCAAGAGATGTTTTAACAATTGAATCAAGAATTAAAAGTAAAAAAATTATTTCAGAAAATTTAAGAAAATTACCTATCACTAAAACTGAAAGTGTTAATATACCATTAAAAGCAATGGTTAGTATTGCCAACCAAACAATTAATAGTTATATAGAATCTTTAAATGAATCCGATAAAGATGAATTGATTAAATTACTATCTGAAGACGATAGTAAACTTAATGAAGATTTTAATGTGATTAAAGAAAGTGTTGTTGGTAAATTAACTAAAATGAAATCTACCTCCGAAGATAGTTCAGTTAACAGCAGAATTAATGATACCTTATCCAAGGTAATATCTGAGAAATACGACAAACTAACTTATTTTAAACTTAAAAGTTTAAACGAAACTCTTTAGTCGTTATTCGACTTAAACTTCTTTTGGACATACTTTGCCTTAGAAAGTTCAGCTCTTTTAATAACAGACTCTTTAACAAATTCTTTTCTTTTAACAAGTTCAGAACTTTGTCGAGTTTTTATTACCTTACTTTTATAAAGTTTTAAAGCTCGCTCAATCGTAGTGTTTTTATCTAATTTAACTATTAACATATAATACATATATCCCCATCTTTTCAAAAAGTTTTGACTATTGTGGTAATTTCACTTATTTTTTTAAAAAATAAACGAGAAAATATGGAAATTAATGAAAAAGGGGAAAACCTCACAAATTCATGGGTTTAAGACTGCTAAAATAATATATGGAACAGTCGACTCAATGAGTTTAAAATCTCTCTACCTAAACATTCAAACATGGGTAGAACCAATTTACGAAGCTAATAACTGGACAAGGACAGTTCTTAATATGAGTAGAGGTATAAAACATTCAGTCTATGAATCATTAGACAAAACAATTTTTGACACAAATTTCATTGTTGACTTGGATTTAAGGTCAAGCGGTCTAACAACCGGAAAAAAATCTTTTATGAATTTAGAAATTAATTTTTTTATAATTCAAACTGATATGGACTTTAAATCCGATGAAATTAAAAATTCGTTAAAAGAAATTATTAACCAAATCTTTTTAGATAACTTTTTAGAAAATGAAAATTTTAAATTTTATCTAACAAAAAAAATCAAATCGTCAGAGGAACCAGTACAAATTGAGAATGTTTAATATTTATAAATAAAACATTCAAAATGAATTTAACAATTTTAAAACCAAATGAAATAGGGAGAGGGATATTAATTGAGGAAGATGCCGGATTTATTTCCCCAACAGATAAGAAAAATGCTGCAATGATTAAAGAGTCTAAAGAAGATTTAGACCATTCAAAACCTTTTGAATTTTATGCGGTTCTACAAAAATATAATACACCAAATAGAAATGGTAGATTGTACCCTGAAAGAATCTTAAAAAGAGAGGCTGAGAATTATAAAAAGATGATTAACAAAGGAACTGCCCTTTCAGAATTAAATCATCCTGAATCATCGTTAATTGATTTAGATAGAGTATCTCACGCAATTACAGAGATATGGTGGGAAGGACCTGTTTTAATGGGTAAAATAAAACTATTAACATCTCCTGGTTTCCACGAAAGAGGGATTGTATCAACCAAAGGTGATTTGGCGGCAAACTATCTTAGACAAGGTGTAACATTGGGTATATCTTCAAGAGGTGTAGGGTCTCTTAAAAAAGTGGGTGAACAAAATGAAGTACAAGATGATTTTGAATTAATCTGTTTTGACTTAGTTTCATCACCATCAACACCGGGAGCATACCTTTTTCAAAATCCTGATGATAGGTTTAATTTTGATGAGAATTTGGAAGAAGAGAAAAAAATGAAAGTAGAAAGACAAGTTGGCGAATCTGGAAACAAATCGCTTGACTTAATGAAAAAATTAAACGATTATTTAGGATACTAAAAAAAAATTAAACATTATGGACGAAAAGTATTTCATCGCAAAAATTACATTGGATTCAGTAGATACTGAAACAGGAAAACTTAAAAAGTTAAGAGAAGAAAAATTAGTTAGTGGTTACAATCCCACCGACGTAGAGGCGAAAGTCACTAAAGTATTTGAAAATTATTCTATGGAGTGGAGAATAACTGCAATCGTTGAGAGTAAAATTAACGAAGTTATAGAATAAAAAAATTTTAATTGATTAAACTAAAAGGAGACATTTTGTCTCCTTTTTTTGTTTTTTACATTTTTGTGATATTTATTAATAAATAAAAAGATGTTATGAATATTAGTACAAATGTGCTTTTTTCATAATTTCATATATTTATATATTAAAATAACATAAAACAAATGGCAAAAGAAAAATCTTTAGTTGAAGAAGCTATCATCCAAATGAAAAATTTGGAAGAAGCGGTAGCTGAAAATGCAAAAGGAATACTTGCTTCTACTATGAAGGAAGAAATCAACGAACTAGTAAAAGAATCTCTAACTGAACAAGAAGAAGATGAGATTGAAACTGACATTGACATGGAATTACCTGACATGGATGACGAAGAGTCTGACGATGAAGAAGGTGATGAAATGGATATGGATAACCTTGATATGGACGATGACGATTCAGATGATGAAGATGTTATCGACCTAACTAACATTAAAGATGACGAAGAAATCTTACGTGTATTCAAATTGATGGGACCGGACGATAATATTGTTGTTACTAAAGATGATTCTGGTAACATTAGTATTAAAGACAACGAAACCGATGCTGAATATATGGTTGTTACAGAAGGTGAAGAAGATGATAATGAATATCAAGAATTTGATGAATCAGAAGAATTTGATGAATTAGATGAATCTATCGAATCTATTGTTGAAAGAATTTTTGGAAACGACAACGACGAAGAAGAGGAATTTTCTTTTGATGACGAAGAAGAAAGTTTTGACGATGAAGAAGATTTTGAAGAATTCGATGAGTCTGAAGAATTAGTTTATGAAATTGAAATGGACGAACAAGACGAACAAGACGATGAAGACGAAGAAGAGGAAGAAGAGATGAATGAAGATGACGATATGGGTGACGAAGAGGAGCCTGTTATGGAATCTAAAATGTCTGTAAAACCTAAAGGTACTGGAATCGGAAGTCCTAAATTCAAATACGATGCTAAACCAAACCAAGGAAAAGGATTTGATGTGAAGAAAAAAGAAGCACCAAAATCAGTTGGAACAGGTAAAGCTAAATTTGAATACAAAGAAGGTGAAAATCTTGATGGTGAATTTAAAGCCATTAAAAAAGCACCGGTTAAAAAAGCGTCCGTTAAAAAAGTAGAAACTAAAGAAGCTGCTCACACATACGGAAATGGTTCTAAATCAGGTAGAGGATTAAGAAAAGGAATTACTCCTAACAGAAATCTAACATTTGAAAATACAGAATCAAATGAATTAACAATTCTTAGAGAAAAGAATGAAGAGTATAGAAAAGCACTTAATGTATTTAGAAATAAATTGAATGAAGTTGCGGTATTTAATTCAAACTTAGCTTACGCTACTCGTTTGTTTACAGAACACTCAACATCAAAACAAGAAAAAATAAATATCTTAAGAAGATTTGATGGTGTTGAAACTATCAAAGAATCTAAAAATTTATATCAAAGTCTTAAAGATGAACTTTCAGTTAATACAAGTCAACCAATGAACGAATCGATGGAAAGAGCAATTCAAAAAGCTCCTGTATCAGGTTCAGCGATTAACTTAATTGAATCAAAAACTTATGAAAATCCTCAATTCCTTAGAATGAAAGATTTAATGGGTAAATTAAAATAAAAATAAACTAAAAATTAATAAAAACCAAAAAAATGGGAGCATTATTAGAATCAGGTCTAGTTGGTAACATAGGGTTAAAACACCTTAAAGTTATTAAAGAAGACACAATTAACAAATGGGATAAATTAGGATTCCTAGAAGGACTTAAAGGTCACTTAAAAGAAAACGTAGCTCAATTATATGAGAACCAAGCGTCTTTCCTAATCAACGAAGCTACTTCTGACGGGTCTTCAGGTTCATTCGAAACTGTTGTATTCCCTATCGTAAGAAGAGTATTCTCTAAATTATTAGCGAATGAAATCGTATCTGTACAAGCAATGAATTTACCAATCGGTAAATTATTCTTCTTTGTACCTAAAATTCAAGGGTATGACGGTGGAAGTGCATCTGAATCAGGAGAACACTATTCTCCATACGGAGCACCAAACAGTAACGCAACTTCAATAGGTGCAGGTTATAATGAGGCTGATTCTTCAGGAACATACAACCCAACTTACAAGAAAAATCTTTATGATTTATTCTATGAAGGAAATGAAGGTCAATTAGACCCTCCAGGATTGTTTGATTATTCTAAAGGACAATGGTCAGCAGTTACTGCTACAACAACAGTTCAAGTATGGCAAGATGGTGGATTAGTTAACGCTGGTACAGAATATAATGGTCAAAACATTAGAAAAATTATTGTTAAAATGTCAGGTTTCGCTAACACTGGTGCTGGTAAATTAATCGGACCTGATGGTAACGAATATGATTCAGAAACTTTCTTATCTGATTTGAAAATTTTCGCTAACGGTACTGCAACAGATAGTACTTGGTCTGGAGATTCTCCTTGTGATGTAGTATTTAACGCTGCAGGTACAGCTAATTCTTTATTGTTCAGAGTTGTTACTCAACAATATGGTAAAGGTATCGTATCTTACGGTGGTCAATCATCTACTACTTGGGCAACTAATGGTAATGGTGGTAGCTACAATGATATCTGTGATATTGATGGTGTTATTTACTTAGAAGTTGATTTATCTTGTCCTGTATGTATTTCATGTGGTGCTGACTCTTTAGACGGTTACACAGGAACAACAATCGGAACATTAGCAAATAATGACTTCAGCGCTGTTTTCAGAAGATATAAAGAATTAGAATTTGAAGATAAAATCGGTGAGGTTTCTTTCGAATTAGATTCAGTTACTGTTACTGTTACAGAAAGAAAATTAAGAGCACAATGGTCTCCTGAGTTAGCTCAAGACGTTGCTGCTTTCCACAACATCGATGCTGAAGCTGAATTAACAGCTTTATTATCTGAACAAGTTGCTGCTGAAATTGACCGTGAAATCTTAAGAGATTTACGTAAAGGTGCTGCTTGGAACTTGAGATGGGATTACAATGGTTGGAAACGTTTATCTTTGACAACTTCTTATACTCAAAAAGATTGGAACCAAACATTAATTACAGCAATCAACCAATTGTCTGCACAAATCCACAAATCTACTTTAAGAGGTGGAGCAAACTGGATTGTTGTATCTTCTGAGGTTTCTGCTATCTTTGATGATTTAGAGTACTTCCACGTATCTAATGCTTCTCCTGAACAAGACCAATATAACATGGGTATTGAAAGAGTTGGAACATTAGCAGGTCGTTACCAAGTTTACCGTGACCCTTACTTCCCAGCTAACACAGTGTTAATTGGACATAAAGGAACATCATTGTTAGACACAGGATACATCTACGCACCATACGTACCGTTACAATTAACTCCAACAATGTACAACCCATTCAACTTTACACCGATTAAAGGTATTATGACCCGTTACGCAAAAAAGATGGTGAATAATAGATTTTACGCACGAATTACTGTTGATGGTGTAAGAACATTCGATTTAAGAGAATTGAGATAATCAAAATCTTAAAATAATTAAAAAAAAGGGACTAATGTCCCTTTTTTTATTTATATTTGTAAACAATCAATTTTATGATTGTATTTATAATATATGAAAAAAATAATATTAGAAAAATCGGTTATTGATGAAATTTTAAGATTATATAATGAGGAAATGTTAGGTTCCCCATCTATATCTGAAAAATTAAATATAACTAAACAAGTAGTGTTACGAACACTAAAAGAAAACAATGCGGTTATTGGACCTTCAGGTAGAAAATTCAAAGGTGGTAAATCAGAATCGGATAAAAGACATTATCTAAAAAATAGAGAAAAACGATTAGAATATTTTGCGGAATGGCAAAAAAATAATCAAGAACATCGTAGAGAATACCATAAACAATGGAGAACTGAAAATGTTGATAAGTGGAGAAAAACCAAACGTGATTACGAAAGAAATCGTAAATCAAGTGACCCCCTCTATAAACTAATCAGTAATTTCAGAACGGCAATTTACACAGTACTAAAAGAAAGTAATGTAGATAAATACGGTCATTACTTTGACATCCTACAATACACACCGGAGGAATTGATTAATCATTTAGAAAAACAATTTACGGACACGATGAGTTGGGATAACTATGGGGTTTGGCATGTTGACCACAAACTACCCATAACATCATTTGATATACGGGAGATGGGAGATAAGGAATTTATGAGATGTTGGTGTTTGGACAATCTCCAACCTATGTGGGGTGAGGAGAATATTCGTAAATCCAATAAATTATTATAAATTATTGGATATTTATATTAAAAGAATTTTATGAAAAATTTATATTTCTTGGATGGAGGGGAAAAAGATAGGATTTTAAATCTTCACGAGAGTGCAACAAAGAGACAATACTTATCAGAACAAGGTTTAGAGTTAGGACAACCAACTCAACCAATTGCGGGTCCACAAAATCTCCAAGATACATCAGGAACAGTAATTAAACAAGGGTTAGGAAAAGACCCCTATGTTTACGCCAAATTTGGGAATGATTATTATTATGGTAAATTATCTGATGGGGACAACCCTAATTGGATATTGGCGACAAAACAAAATGCGATTAATGCGATTAAAAGTAAAATATTTAACGAAAAAATTCCTGTTGCGAAAACAATAACACCCCCAACAAAAAAAAGAACTACACCTCAACAAGTAAAGACTACAGATAAAACACCTGTTAAAAAAACTAAATTAGGTGGAGAAAAAGTTGGTGGTGCAAAAATTCTTAAATCTTTAAAAAATAAAGGGTTCACTGTTGATGTTAAAGCGGGTTTTGAGCCAAATTTAGGATATTTTGTTTCTGCGTGTAAAGAACAAGGATGTGCTGAATTCACCAATAATATGTTAAATACAAGTTTGGGAGATGCTTGGCAAGCGTATTCTAAAGTTAATGCTGAAGTTGGGGTGTCACCATCGTTAGTTCAGCAAATGACTAATTTATTTAATAAAATGAATAAATCGGGGTCTATACCAAAATTAGGAGAAGAAGGACCTTTTGATTCTGAGGCTAAATCAATTATACAACAATTAATACCGAATCAATCTAAATTTAAAAATTTACCAATTGGTACTGTGGTTGGATTATATTTTCCGGGTTCAGTAAATTACGACTTAGCGTTCTTTCAGTCGGCAATTGGAAAATCTCGTGATGATAGTGGTAAATTACACGATGTAATTTCTAAACCTTATTTTTGTAAAAACCCAAAAAATTGTTCATCAACCACTTGGTCTCAAAATGATTTAAATAAGAATGTTAAATTTTATCCTGGTAATACATTATCAAGTGGTAAAGCGTTTTCACCTAATACTCATTTAGGGTTTATAGGTTATATTGATAGTAAAGGTACTCCATATGTTGTTCATAATGTCCATAATCAAGTATTTGCTTATCCGGTTACTAAATTAGGTGGTGATGGATTATCAATTGTTTGGTCGGGTAATGCTGTATCATAATATGAAAAAAGTTGTAAAATTAAAAGAATCCGATTTGGTTGACATTATTAAAAGAGTGTTAGACGAACAATCAGTTGCGGGAGCCCCTAATGGTGGGGCGATAACTCAACCATCGTCCCTACCTCAAAAGTTTAGTTGTACAACACCAGAACTTTCTGCTGCGGCACAATATACAATTTCACACGGTGTTGATTCATTTTATGTTAAATACGCAATGGGTATTTTGGGTAGAGAGTCTGATTTTGGTAAAGTTATGGGTAAGTTTGGTGTTAAAGCCGCTCCTGAATATATTATGAATAAAATGTCTGAAGTTATTCCGGGATTTAAAAGTTTATTACAATGGGGGGCAAAAAAAGTATTTAATAAAACTAATTGGGTACCGAGTATGGGTGTTGCTCAAATGACACCGGATATTGCTAAAAAATATAATGTAAATTTGGAACAATTAATGTCTGTTTCAGGGTCATTATTTGCAGCATCTAATTATTTGATTGACTTATACTCCGAGACTAAAAATTTTTACGACACAAATCAACCTTCAAAAATAATTTATAATAAACAATTAATTAATAATCCTTCATCTACGGGTAACGCGGCTTTAGATGCCGCTATTATGTCTTATAATTTAGGTCCGACTAAATTTAAAAAAAAATATTGTAAAACAAATAGTCCTGAATATTTGGCGTCTTGTGAATCACCAAATGGGATATATCAACCATACCCTAAAGATAACCCTAATTTAAAATTAAAAGTAGATAAAAATCAAGTGGTTAGAAATTATGTACCAACATTTAAAACCAAAACATCCGATAATAAATATATTTCAAGTACTGGGTATTTGAAAGAAGTTGTTGGGTACGCCAATAAGTTTGGTTGTGTTAAATAATATATTACGATTTACTTAATTTTCTAGCCTCAATCTCCATAGGCCCGTATTTTCTACCGTATTTAATGTATTCAGATATGTATGTGGAATAAAAAGTAATGAATCCCATTCTATGAAATTGTTCCCAATGTATCATTTCATGTTTTAGCATTGTTTTATCTGTTTTATATTTAGATTCGATAAAAGTCCCAAATGGTGGTATTGTTGCAGCCATTTGACTTCCGGGGATATTAAAAGGAATGTAGTAAATTTTATCTTTTTTAAATGAGAAATAAGTTAATAATATAAGTAAAGTTATTAATGTATATTTTTTCATACCAATTAATTTAGAGTACAAAGATACAAAAAAATTATTCCTCTACAACTTTTTCTACATTTTTTTTAGATAAAACCCTAATTGATTTAGAAATCACTTCGGCTTCACCCAAAGAGTATATTCCAGAATGGAAGGCGTATTTAACGGCTTGTATTAAAAAGTAGTTTGCTCTATCATTATCCATAGTATCTAAAAGAATATCTAAGTGCTCTTCAGTGTGTAGGGGGATTGATTCAAATAGTTTTCCGAATATTTCAGGTTGTTGTTCCATATTTAATTATATAAGATATTTATAATTATACTATGAAAAATAATAAAATACATATTAACGAGGGAACAAGTGATGGTGGGGGAAGAGGTTCTTATGTTGGGCCAATGCAACCGGGAATTAGAATATTTAAAAAATCTGATATGCAACCGTTTAACATCCCTGTTTCTAAATATGATGACGCAATGTTGGAGTACGATAGTTATGATGGGTCTATGGATGAACCAAAAAAACAAATCAAAAAGATTGAGTCTAAATCTAAAAAAATTTCCAAGTATATGGAAAAACATCCGGAGTTAACATCAAGTGATGAGGACGGAAATAATATTAATCAAACCCCCGGTAAGAAGAAGGAGATAGTCCCTATTGTAACGGAATGGTTTGAGATAACCAAAGACACCATTTTAGAAGATATTACCCCAAACGGTCTAAAAACACCCTCTAATTACGATAGAGTAATTAACAAATTTAAAAGTAAGATACCACAAGAGTATCATCATAAACTTGATGTTATGTTTAATAAGGTAAAGGAGTTTATACAAGACCGAGGATTTAACATAAAAGTTATTAATGGATGTCAGACAGGATATAGAGGTGTTCGTACAAGAGATTCAATTATTTTATGTTCTCCGGATACAATACCTAATTTAGCGGGGTTCGTTTATGTTTTATTTCACGAATTAAAACACGAACAACAAATGATAGATTTTGGTTTAGCAGATTCCTATATGGGGGATATTGAGGACTTTGAAGAGTTCTACCAAATTTATTGGGATATGGAAATGGATGCTGATAATTATGGTAAAGATTGGGTTAATAAAATTGGGAAAGGTTTAGGACTACCTAATGAGTATTATCAATTAGACCAAATGATTACAAACTACCCTATGATGTCTTCTATGGTTAAACAGATGATGACACAATTACATAACCAAGTTCAAATATTAAAAAAACAAGGTATGACTTATACCGACATAAGTGATTTAGATGTTGTTAAAAAACATTTAGATAAATTAGAAGATATGTTTTAAAATAAAAAATCCCAAAACGAATCGTTAAGGGATTTAATTAAAAAGGTTTTATCTGAAAAACACTAATCTAATTTAGACAGTATTGTTGATAAAGAATGTTTTATTTGAGAACTCATTTCAGTTTCAAATTCTTGTCTAATCTTCTCGGTTTTATTATCGTACATAGTTGTAACTCTTTCCCAATTTCTATTACTAATAACAACATCATAATGATATACATGGTTAGTGATACTAATTTGTCTATCTTGTAAAACAATAAATAATTCTAATTCGCTATTCTTAATGTACCTCTTCATTGAAAGGGGGGCGATTAAAAATTTAGAATTTGGGTGATTAATTAATTTTCTACATACAGATGTACATATTCTTTCATTATCCTCAAGTATTGGTCTATCATTACTTGTTAGATTTCTGAAGAATTTAACAATCTTATAATTAATTTTTTTCCTTAATCTCCTTAAAATTTTCATCATTTTTATTTTTAGATTATTCTACAAAGATAATAATAAAAATGATATAAAAAAGAAAAATTAAACTTTTAATTAAAAATTGTTTCCTTGTTGTGGAGCTGAGGTATAAACACCTAAAGATGTTGTTCCTAATTTGGTTGCGATAGTTCCTAATACAACGGAATCATCAGTACCCCAATTTGAAAGTTCATCACTCGTTAGAGTAACATTTGACGATAATAATTCTTGAAAGTTAGAAACTAAACCGTCGGCGATAGTTCCATTTCCGAAAGTTACTTGGAAGTTAACTCTTGAAGCTCCTAATGTGTATGGTCTTGCCACAGCAAACATTAAGTCTGCGGATTCAGTAATTGCTGAGAAAGGGGTTACTTGTGTTGTTTTTTCAGCTGCCGGTGTAATTTGTGCGTATAACATAATTTTTATTTATTTTTAATTGTTTAATCCGTTTATTCCTCCTAACGCAATTGCGTTTAATTGAACTACCGCTTTACCTAATCCATTTGTATAAGTCGGATGAGGGGGTATTATAGATATAGTGTTACCACTACAATCTAATACACATACATTATATTCAGTTCCTGCTGATAGTGGAGCATTACACTCGGTACAATCGTCGAACGGACCATATACGAATGTTGTATTAGTTTCTCCGGTTGTAGACGCGCTAAAATCCAATGAAATACAATTTAAATTAGTATCTTGATATGTTTTTCCGGTTAAAAGACCCTCAACCGAAATAAGTTCAATTGGTGAATCATCAATACAAGATGTCCCTGAGTAATATATATTTGCCATAATTTTTTATTTATAAATATCCATTTATTCTGAATATTTTACATTAACAATCTGAAATTTGATTTGTTTTTTGTAAGTGTTTATTTCCCCACTACTTTCGACTTTTATATCTATGTAATATTCATTTGGTATTTTATCTCTTGTGTCGAACATAAAATAATATTCATTTGGTGTTCGATTAATTTTTGTCCAATCTTGTACTTGAACTTCTGTTTGACCTTCTCTAACATAAATTCTATAATACGCACTAACATTTTGCAATAATTTTTGTGTAGAATATGCTTGTTTAATAACCACACCAACTTTTCTCATGTCGGTATTATATATTTTTTCATCTTGTTTTAAACCATAAAAGTCAAAACCATATAATTTAGGTTCAGATGAAACAACCCCCATTTGAATTGAATTTTTTAATGGGTATATAACAAAATCGTTAGTCATTTGAGGTAATCCAAATCCGTTTAAATTTAAATTATACCATCTATCAGAAAATGTGCAAGGTGTTTTATAACCTAAAAGAGGAGGGATAATAACTTCATACACACCTTTAGTTTTTTGACAAGTACTAAGACCAATTAGACCAGATATTTCAGTACCTGTCGAATCTAAAATATCCACCATTGGATTATTATCTAAATTAATCGGATTACCATTATCAAAAAGATATAGGTATAATTTATTTACTTTTCCCAAACTAAATAAATTTCTATCATCTTGAATTAAATCATCGTAAGATGTTTCTAAAAATGGTTCGTAAAATGTTTGTGTATGACGAGTAAAAAATTGAACTTCGTAGTTATCGGTAATACCTGTTATGTTCTCAACTTGTGGTTTGTAAGCAATTCCCCATCCTGAAACATTAGTTAATTGACCGGTTAATATAGCATTAATTTCGTCCGACATATTAAAACTAACATTTTCATTACCAAATTCAAAATGTTGGGTATCAACAATGGTTAACCCACTATAAGGAACATTACCAATGTTTTGATTATTATATATACCTTCTTCTTCCCAAGTACCAATAGTGGTTGTTTGAAACCAATTTGATGCTCTATCAGAAAAGTTTTTATCTGATGGACTATAATCGTAAATTAAATCGGCAAAATCATACCCAACACCTTCATCCCAAACTTGGGGTTGGTCAGGGTCATTATCAATATATGGTATTCTAAATAAAATTAAATCAAATGAAGTGGCTCTCATTCTACCTTGAGATGTGGTAGTATTTAATAGTTCTTCATTAAATGATGAGGTGTTCACCATTCTTAAAGTATGTGTAGGTAGTTCACCACAATTTAAATTTATGGTACCATCAGAGACTTTTTGATTTAATAAGGTAAAATCTAAATCAAAGATAAATCTACTATACCCGTTTGGGTATTGAGAACTAATAACTGAACCAAAAAATAGTTCTGTGACAGGATTTCTTCCTGTATTTACAAAACTATTTGAAGTAATTGTATTGTTCTTGCTGAAATACGAGTTATTAATTGACATTTAAGTGTTTTATTTATAAATATCAATTAATTCGAATATTTTGATTTAATATGTCATTTTCCGCATTAGCTAAGATACTTTCTATTTCAAAACTAGATTGTGCGTTACCCGCCGCTATCGGAACAGGTGGCATTGTAGCTATGGGGTGTACGTGACCGGTAACAAACGCAAACATTTTTCGGAGTAATATCATCAATTGGTCTCCTCTAACAACAGGGTAAGTTTTATTGAGAATACTCCCTTCACCTCTAACAAATTTATCTTGGGGAATACCGTAAAGAGTATCGGATAAATCAATTAAACCTTTTGGCCCTCTTGAATCGTGAGATAATAAATAGATTCTTTGACTACCTAATACTCCATAAGTTATGTCAGAATTATTAAAATTGTTTAATATTGAAATCTCCTCTTTTTTATCAAATTGTGGTCCGATAAATGGAGCCCCTTTTGAATTTGTTGTTGATATAAGAAAAAAACCAGTTTTAGTTTGTGTTGAATTACATTTAATTTTAGAGTAAAATTTAATGTAATTTGTTAATTCTAACACATCGTTAGAGGTTTGAGTTGCATCAAATTTATTACCTGTTTCATAAGATAATTTTGATGGTGTAACAATTAAAGGTAGATTAGCTCCTTTTACAAAATTTTGTGGGTTTTTAACGGCATATCCTGGAATATCAATATGACCATTAAAAACAGAAGAAATAAATTTATTAATTTTATTGATACAAGTTTCAAAGGTATCACCAACAAAAGAATAATTTTCAACCGCATTTGTATAGTTAGTTCCAATACTTAAAGATGTAATACTTTCCGGTTTAAAATTTTTAGTATTAACTGAAATACTTGGTATTACATTATGTAAACTAACAGTTCCGGTAAAATTAAAATTACTCTCTAAATTTGAAATATCCCATATTATCATTTTTTTAACCATATCAACGACCTCCTCAAACCTAGTGTCCATTGTTGGTGTACCAGGAATTTCTTGTGTTGAGAAATTAGATAATTGTAAAAACCCCCTTTTTGTGTTAACTTCAGGTAATGCTCCGGTAAGAGGTTTTGATTTACCAGCTCTAATTAACACTTCTTGTTCTTTTACAATGACATCAGCAGACCCTCTACCTAATAAAGCGTTATCTCCGGGCTCAGGATAAATACCCTTATTTAAAGTTGGGTTTCTGTATTCACCATTTTGATTTTTAATTGATAACCCCTCTTTTATTTTATCACCTGCCGCTAAAAATGTTTGAGCAGCATTAAATTGTTCAAACGATGTTTTTGTTGGTGAAGAAAATGGTCCTTGAATATAAAATTGATTTTGATTTGGAAATTTTTTGTTCATATAAATTATATGAACATATTCATCAATTTTAGGTGTTTGACTAAAGTAGAAAGGTAATAATGGTATAAAAACAATTGGGTCTTTAATTGTCCATTTATCAATCTCTTCATCCCAATCTGGAACAGCGCCTATTATGGCTGAATAATCTTTACTTTCAGGTAAAACACGTAAACGACCAAGCATAGTGGGGTCTTGGTTATCATATACTCTACCGGCAAATAATATTTGATACTTATTTTGACTATCTATTTGCATTATTTAGTATTTGTTCTTTTTTGATATTCTTTTAAAATTGTGTTATAGGTAACCTCAACCTTATCTAAATGTTCTGTTAATTTGATAATAGTTTCTTTTGTTAATTTAAAATCTTCTTGGATAAAATCCATAACAAAAATTAAATCTTTGTTTGATGAAGATTTATAATTTTTTATAATATCTAACGCCTTTTCTGATTCTTCTATTTTTGTCATAATTATATTTTTTTTCCGGAGGCTTTAGATGGGATAGTTAAACCTGCTGGTGTCATTGTTAATGGTCCTATAGCTATCTCTAATTTACCATTTGAATCTTCTTCATTTGCCATAGCTTTCATTTGTCCAAATTTTGATAATATGTCTAAATTTGGACTCCCATCTGGTAATGCACCTGTTGGGACCCCAATTTTTTGGAATTCCTCAATAGAACCAATAAAAGCTCTTGATGCTGAATACCCGTCCAATAATTGTGAGGCGAATAATAATGGTAATGGTATTCCACCACCAAGACCAGGTATTGATGATGTTATTAACGATAACATTGATAATATTTCATCAACAACGCTTTTACATCGTCTCCAATCACTAATAAAACTTGACACAATTAATAATAATTGTACTAATTTTAAAATCATCGTTAATCTTTTATTAATTTTTTCTTTTATTAAATCAGTAACTACTTTCTGAATTAATACCATAATGTCTCTTTTAATCAATTCAAATAATTCTTCAATAAAAATCGCACCAACTTTTGAGATAACATTAATTGCAAATTTTTTAAATTCTTTAATAAAAGTCATAAAAGAATTAATTAAATCAACCGCTGATTGACCTAAAGATTTTAACATAATGTAAATTGGCAATAATATTTTTGGAGATAATAATGATGACGCAATTCCTTGACACATTAATTTTATAAAATTAAAATCAACCGCCGCTTGCACATCTATTTGAGGTGATAAACCCCAAACAGGGTCATTAATTAACGAATTGGTTAAATTATCCATCGCATCAACCAAATCATTATCGGATACAAAATTTAAATTATTTAAATCTTCAAAAATTGCATTTGCATTCACAGGAACTTTAATGTTATCACATCCTTCAAATTCTATAACCCCATTTTTTATATTTGTGATTGTCTGTTCTATTTTTCTTAAATCAATTTCATTAAATTCAAAAAATGATTCATCAACACCATCTAAATCGGCTAATTTGGCAATTCCACTAACATCAATTTCTTTTCTATTATCAAAACATAACCCTAATATTCTTTGAACAATTGCTCCAAATTTAGTTTGGTCACCAATTTGACCAATACCAGCGTTGGCTTTTATTGAAACCGCCCCTGATAAGGCTTCCATAATATTTGCCATTATATTTGTGGTATCAACAACTCTAATTGTTTTGAAATAATCTACCATAAATTCACCGACTTTATTTGGTGTTCCACCCCCAATCCCAATACGGTCTTTTAAAGTTACTTTGTACCAAGGTCCAGTAAGACCTAAATTGTTTTGTTCAACATATTGAATATCAAATAAATCTTTACCCGATTGTCCTTTATATAATTGACCATTAGTAGTTGAATATGGATTACCATTTTGAATTAATTCGTATAATTCTTTATTCATTGCAAATGGATAATTTTGTACAGATATTGGTTGTTTTTCGTACAATGGTTTTCCATCATCTTCAGTTGGTGATAATTTTAAAAGATTGATTAAATCAATGGACTTAACTTTAATATAGATAGTTTGAGCACTAAAAGATTGCTGTTGGTCACATCCAACAGCATTTAAAGCCTCTTCAGATAAAATTTTAGCGATTTTAGGTTCAATATTTTTAAGGGCTGTTAAAAATAATCTTTTAACATATTTAGTTGAATTCCCTCCCTTACCACCAGTGATTTTGTTAATATCTAATAGTTGTTCAAGTTGAGTTTTAATCTCTTTTTGATATCTTTTAGATTGATTTTTTAAATTTTGGATTTGACCGGTAACGTCTGATTTTGCTTTCTCAAATGATTCACCCGCTTTTTTAGTAGTATCATCATACTGACCTTTTAAATCGGTATATGATTTTGTTGCATTTATTTTATTTTGAACAGAATTATAGTCAAAGTTTAAATCTAATCCCATTTTAAATTATTTTTTCATTTTATAAGAATCAGAACTTTTGGATATGTCTTTTTCAATTAAGGTTTTTAATAAATCGTCGTCATCACCTAAATCAGTAATAGAAAAACTTTCGTTATTATTATTGTTATTAGATTTTTCCCACATACCGGATTGGAGTTTAGAAAGAGTTAATTTTTTCTCAACACAATCATTAATTATTTTTTGTTGTTTCTCAATCACAGGTCCTATGATAGTCATATCTTCCGGTTCCTTCATCATTGTTAACATTTTATTTTGAATTCTAATTGCGGTATTTCTCTGTTCAACTAATTCATTATAGATTTCTTGCATCAATGATAACATTGATTCTTTTGATAAATTAATTTCGTTTTTTTTCGGTCTTCCCATAATGATAAATATTTAGATGTGTAATTTATTTAACCATATTTTGAATTAACACCAAATACATATTTTTAAATTTTTTCATAGACCCTCTAATTTCTTTTGTTGTTAAGTTTGTCATCTCTCTCAACGATAATAAAATAATGTTTTTGTTAAATTTATTATTATCATTTCCTACAAAAATTTTATCGTAATTCTCAAATATTTCGTATAATGCATGACCTAGTTTAACTTCATTTTCTGACAGGTTACCATCTTTAATAAATTTTTCTAAATCTAACAAAAAATGTCTGATAATTCTTTCGGGGTCTAATCCATCGTTTTCTATGCTATATGAAAACATTTCATTATTTTCAATACTTGTTGAAATATCCTCGTATGATATTTTTCTATTTGTTTCTTTTTGGTCTTTAATGATTTGACCCATTAAATAATTTTTACATATGGTACCAAAATAAGAATACGCCTTCTTTTCTCTGGAAGGTTTAAATTTTTCAATCTTGGTCATTAAAAATGAATGAGTATCTACATGAATTTCTGTGAAATCCATATCTTTTCTATATAATTTATATCTACGAATAATCGAGGATATCATCTTATCTAAAGGTTGTTTTAAAAACTCATTATAAATTTTATTTCTTTCTTCATAATTATCGGTTGCTAGAAATCTAACAACCGCTAATTCTTCCCGAACATCAAAGTAATTTAATTGAGTTGGTTTTCTACCTTTCTTTTTTAACTCAACAACGGTATCTCCTGTTAAATTAACTATTTCACTCATTAAACTTCTTGAGGTTCGTATTTTATGTTTCTATCATTAATAAAGAAATATTCTTTTTTTGCTGAATCAATCCAAAACTTAATCTCATCATCGGTTAACACATTTTCACCATTTTTATAATTCCAAAAAATAGACCCTTGTCTTAAATTTGTATGTTTATAACCTATTTTTGGGATTGATATAATTTTTACCGAGTTATGTGTCATTCTTAAAAAGAATTCATAACCAAAGGTTAATTTAAATGATGACTTAATTAATCCAAAATCAATAAATGATGATTTTTTAATCACCATACCTGATGTTTGGAAATTTTGATAGTCAAGTAATGTTTCATTAGTTAATACACCCATTTCTTCAGTAAAATTGGCCGCAAAAGTTGCTTCATTTGTGAATCCGGCAAATTTACCTGATTCGTCAGTATCTACAACGATTGGTAAAAACGCATTTACATCGGGATACACCTCACTGTAAAGGTTAACATTTTTAAACCAAATACTGGAATACTCATCATCAAATTCAAACAATGAAACCCATTCTGAATTTGAATTTCTAACACCATAGTTTATTTGGTCGGCGTAGTTAGGGTCTTTAGTCCATTCATATTTTTTAACCGTTAAACTTCCAAAGTCAAACTCATTTAAATAATCAGTCAAATAACTTTCGTTAGTATGAACAATTATTAGTTCATTTATTTCTACTTTTTGATTTTGTAATGATAGTATACATTTTTCAAAATACTCTGCAAATCCTAATGTTTTACCTGATTTTATTGGTAATATTACGGATACATCAAATGTTTTAGTTTCTTCCATATTATTCTATTGTTTCTAGTTTAGATAATTGTTCTTCAAATGATTCTAATCTAACAGACAAGTATCTTTCAAAAAGGTTTATAACTTCGGAGTTGAAAGTTTCTTTGGTTGACAGTGTTTCAACAGTTTTCAACATTTCACCTTCTAAATTTTCGTTAATACTATCTTCTAACCAATTTTGTAAAAAGTCAGAAATATAATCAACAATTTGTATTTTATTATTAATCCAAATACCATTATCTTCATTCATCCATTCAGGTACTAAATTAGGTGCTAACCCTAAAACCGGAACATTACATTTCATAGATTCTAAAGGGAAAGTACCGTATGAACTTGTTTCATCAATCCACACAGAAAGGAAACATTCTTTTAATGCTTTAGCAAATTCAGTTTCTGATAACCCTCTCATATCTCTAAATGTTACCCATCTATATTGGGGGAATTTAATATAAAAAGATTTTATTATGTTAGTGGAATCTCTTTGGTCTCTCGCATGTATTGCAATTATTGGTTTTGACGGTAATGTATTTGGAATAAATTCATCGGAGATAAAAGGTTTTAATATATCAAATGACACATTTCTCATAATATTTTCTAAATATTCTTTTTGAATCTCTGATGTTGTAATACATTTAAAAAACCCTAATTGTGACCAAGTTTGACCTGGTTGTAAAGTTTCTAATATGTGGTCATATGCTTGACATAATACTATTTTACCACAAGGTAATTTGGAAATTTGACTCATTACGAATCCGTAAAGTTCTGGTAAAATAATAAAATCTTCAGGTGAAACTTCTAAATTTTCACCTTCAATTGGTTTATGAGGTAATAAATCCATGTACTCTTGACCTAACCAACTTTGCACTCCTGTGTAGTCAGATTTTTCGTGTAACATAATTACATTATAACCTTCGTTTAATAATGATATACCTAAATTATAGATATAAGATAAGGAAGCCTTTGCATTACCTTTAGTGTCTTGAACCAAAAGATAAATCCTTGATTTCCTATCTTTCATGTTCTCTATAGATTTCTCTATTTTTGAAATTTGTTCTTGTGTCATTGTGTTATAATTTATTTAGTAAATTTTTATATAATAAAGTGTTAAAAGCTAATTTAAACGGAATCGATAATTGACTAATACCTTTAATTCCTAATTTATCGTCAATTTCTTCCTGTTCGTCCATTATAATTTCTAACATTAATTTAATTGTTTCGTATTTTATAATACTAATTGCCGTACCCTCTGTTTCTCCGGATGATGATACTTTCTCTTCTATTTGAACATAAGCATCAATTTTATCTAAATCCAAGTAATAATTTTCACCTAATACTTTTAACATTCTATAATTTTTTTTAATTTATCTTCCAGTTCTTTAATTGATGTTATTGAATGGATTGTGTTAATCTCTTTATTGTACTCCGTCTCAAATTTTATTAATATTTTATCTGAAGGATGTTCTAATAATAAGGTAGGATTTGATGTAAGTAAAACATCAATTTCACTCCACATAGAATTTATTGTAGAATTACTATAAAATTTTACTTTTTCTAATAAACAACCAAATTTTGATAAGAAAAATAATGATGCTGGTTTAGACCTACCGATTTCATCAGACACAATTAATAACTCGTGATTATCTCTTAAATTTACATATAATTCGTTTAACTCAGTAAATGTTGAATACTCCGATGACTGTGAGTGACCAAATATTTCCATCGGAAATTCTTCATATAAAAATGAGAATAGTTCGTCATCATCTTGAAATTTGAAATGGTTTTGTAATGTTAGTGATGTTACTGGTAAAGACATACCATAACTGAATATCTCATCTTCTATACCGTCAGTTTTATCAATATAATATTTTTGATATGTTTGTTCTATTTTATTAATAGTGTTTCTTAAAACACCATTAATTTCAATTGCTATTCTCATCTGATTCGTTATCGTATTTACGTAATATTTTACTAATTAAAGGATTTCTTACAATATCATTCTTATCTTTAAATTCAAATGTTGATACGTAATCATCATCTCTAAATTTTTCAATAGCGTCCCATAAACCACTATGTGTCTTATTTTTATATTTGTCTGACTGTTCTACATCACCAGAGATAAAAAACTTACTATTATATCCAATCCTTGTTAAAAGTAGTTTCATTTGACTTGGAGAAGCGTTTTGTCCTTCTTCAAAAATTAATATAGAATTATCTATATTCATACCTCTCATAAATGCTAATGCGAATACTTCAATAACTTCAATCTCTTTTAATTTCTCCCTAGCTTCTTTACCTATTATTTTATTTAATAAGTAATAAGATGGAAAAATATATGGGTCAAGTTTCTCCTCAACATTACCGGGCAATGAACCTAATTTTTCTTCAGCCTCAACAGCCGGTCTAACAATGATTATTTTCTCGTAAGAGTTTTTTGGTTCAGAAAGTAAATCAATTGCTGCTTTCATTGTTATATAACTTTTACCAACACCCGCAGGTCCAGAACAAACAGTAATTTCACTATCAATTAAAGTGTCGTAATACTTTTTTTGATTTAGAGTTAAAAACTTTTCTTTAGTTTTTCTCTTAATGATTTGACCAATTAAATCTTTTTTATTTACCGGTTTACCTGTTGGTTCAGGGGTAGAAGTAGTTGTTGTTGGTTTCTTTTTTCGTTGTTCAGCCATTTTATAATTGTTTTTATTTTATAAGAATACTTCTTTTAATTTAAATGTCTATGTTTTAATCATTAAAATATGTTTGTGTAGTCTCTCTATATTATTAGAAACAAATGGAAATAAATTATTCTTAAAATCAAGTTGTAATTTTTTTAAATTTTCAGGGTCATCATTTCGAGTTTGACTTTCAAAATGATACGCCACTAAGCTAGTGTCGCAAATATTCCGATAACCTAATAAAGTGGATTTTAAATTTAATTCAACATCCTCGAAACAAGAAATGTAATTTTCGTTAAAATAACCTAATTTTTCAAAAATAATTTTTTTAATCATCAGTAGTCCACCCGTTGAACCGATAACATCATTAACTTTATATGTTTTAGAATAGTATTTATTTAAGTCTATATGACCTACTCCAAAATTACCAACAGAATCAAAATTGGCGACAATACCATTATGTTGTATTGTGTTATTTCCGTAATGTAATCTACATCCAACAGTCCCAATTTTTGGATTTTCTTTAAAATGTTTTAACATCCCGTAAATAACGTTGTTAAGGATTTTAATATCGTTATTGCAAAATAATAAAAATTCGTATTCATCGGTTATATGATTTTTAACCACATCATTATTAATTTTTGCAAAATTATAATAATCATACTCAATTAAGGTTATCCTAATATTAGTTTGGTTATCTAATATAAATTCTTTAATTTCTTTTTTTTCAAAATCTGACGACCCAGTGTCGGCAATAAATACATCAAATAATTGGGGATTACAATTTTTTATAAAAGAGTTTACACAGGAAAATAATAAGTCTGTCTTACTTTTTGTTGGTATAATTACAGCAACTCTACCAATATTTTTTAATTGTTTTTCTTTTATAATTGGTATATAAACCTCCAAAGGTTTTAAATCCAAAGGTAATTTATCACCCCATTTTTTAATGAACATATCTTTTGACTGATAAAATTCTATATTAGGTTTACCAACGGATTCGTGAGTAATTTCAAAAGACGAGGTAACACCAATTTTAATACCATCTAAGTAATTTGGAACACAAAATAAATGGTCATAAAAATGAAATCTACCTATTGTCTCATCAAATTGATGTTTAACTTTTAACTTATTAAATGATATGAATAACCCGTCAATAGTCACAACAGGTATTAAATAAGGTGATTTTGATGAATAAGTACTTAACCACTTATTCTGTCCTTTAGGGTGGTGGTAAACTTGTCCAACCATTGTTTCATTCATTTTTTCCCAGTAAACCCCTGATTCCGGAAAATAACAAGAACCTGCTTTACCTATAATACCATAATCAGGGTTTTCGTCAAAATCTTTTAATAATTTCTTACCCCAACCATTTTCAAGTTTAATATCGTTATGACAACATACGATAATATCATTCTCTGATTCAGAAATACCTCTATTGTATAATTCGGATAAACTATATTGATTGTGGTTAACATATTCTAATATTTGAATATCTTTTAAACCTGAACTTTGTAACAAATGTTGTCTAAATTTGTTATTGTATGCTTCGTCTTTATGTGTTGAGTATATTATTGTTATCATATAAAAAATTGAGTGCGGTTAAATCGGTTATTTCGTTAAAATTATGTCTTTCAAATTCGTTTAGATTCCTCCCAACACTTATATCAGCTCTACCTCTATTACATTTAAATTCAAACTCTTCTTTTGTCTTACAAAAGTAATGATTAATTTGTGCAACATCTATTAATCCTTCATAGTTAAAGGGTCCACTAAATTTTCTATGATTAGTATCAACAATTTCTCTATTTGGGGCGTGAACATTCATAAAATTAGGTGATTTTAAATTGAGAATTGTTTTAATGTGTTCATCCGGTTTTGATTGACATTTTGTAAATCTTTTAACCACACTATATTCGTCATTAATTTCAGATAAACCATTATTACCAAATAGAACCCAATTAATTCCAATACCATTATGGTCTTTATAGTCAAAAATAAATTCTTTAATGTTTTTATGTTTTTTTAATACTAAAAATTCGTCAACATCAAAAAATGCTACCCAATCATAATCTTTTTTATAGTTATTAATGAATTCGTTATAACAAGGAATTTGTCTATTTACACCATCATACTCTATTTTAATTACGTTAGGTTCGTCAATTGAGCATCTCCAATTATTTTGATAAATAAAAATATCATCAAATCCCAATTTTTTATTATAATTAACCCATTCTTGGATGTAATTATCTTCATTTTTTGCAATACAAACTAACGCTACTCTCATACTATTATTTTTTTTACCCACCATTGTTGTGCTCCTACAATATTTACTTTATCTTGGAATATTTCATTAACAGCCATTATTACACCGTCCCATCCAATAATATAATCATCTCCACAAATTATACCACCATCTTTAACTTTTGGTAACCATTTTTTAATATCCTCAAGAACATATTCATATTCATGAGAAGCATCAATATAAACAATGTCAAAAAAATTATCAGGATAATTCTGTGATTCAGAAATTGAATCGTTTTTTATTAAATGTATTTTATTAAGTATTGGTTGTAAATTATCTAATGTTACCTTATAATAATCTAACGATTTATCATGTTCGTTAGACCCCATGAAATGGTCTATTGCGTAATAGTTATATTCAATACTATGATTCATTAATTCTACGTTCCATAATGATGTCCCTCTTCCTTTATAAACACCAATTTCCGCAATATTAATATTTGATTTAGCATCAATTTTAGTTAATATAATTCTAAGTAATTCACCTTGTTCAGCATCTGATGACCATCCATCAATCTCTGTGTAAAAATGTTCCATATTAAATTCCTGTTGACCCGAATCCATTTTCGCCCCTATCTTTTTCGTTTATTTTATTTACCTCAATCAAGTCAACCCATCCCCCATTTACAACAGGACATAGAACAGCTTGTCCTATTTTCATACCTTTAGGTATTGTAAACTCAAAAGGGTTAGTGTTAAAAATAATACCTTTTATTTCTCCAGTGTATGAGGAATCTACTGTTCCTGGAGAATTTAATATCATAAGACCCTGATTAATGGCTAACCCACTTTTGGTTCTAACTTGAATTTCATATCCCTCTTTAATGTCAAAGGATAATCCTGTTGGGACTAATGCTCTTCCAAATGGGGGGATAATTACTTCATCAATAGAATGTAAATCAAACCCTGAATCACCTTCGTAATTGTATTTAGGTGTTACGGCATCGGGATGTAATTTATTAAATTGTAAAGGTAATTTAGTTCTATGATTTAACATTTTATCCTCTAAATCTTTAATATCAACACCCAATTCATTCATCATTTCGGTCATATCTAAATCTTCAAAATCACCCTCTAATCTTTGTCTTAATTCTTTAGCCTTTTCCTCTAAAAAATCTAAATTATTATATTCCATTATTCTAATTCTTTTAATTTTTTTATTACATCAATTAATACTAACACATCACGCTCACAATAAGCAGTGATTTCTGATAACATATTTTTATTCCAATACGCGTCGTGAACTTTATCTCCAGTAACATCACCTTCCTTTGGTGATGGAACATCCATACAAGAACACATTAAGTCCAATGAACCAATTGCGGTGTAAGCTCCGTATTGCCAAATTTCTTTGGTGTCAATGGCTTTAATCTCCCACGGTTTTGTATTGTAAGACGGTAGTATTGAGGATGGTTTTAATCCGTTAATTATCATTCTTTTTGCCAACATTGGGATGTCAAAATTTTTAAGATTATGTCCACATAGATAAAAATCTAATTTACCACAACGATTAAGTAATGTTTGGCAATCTTTTAGTAATTTTTTTTCATCATCTCCGGAGAATGATTGTTTTTTAATATCTCCATTATCCATAACGAAAGCAACACTAACACAAACAATTTTTGCAAACTCGGGAACTAATGCCGCTCGTTTTTCAAAGACATAGTCAAATGACTGACCAACATCTTCCGGAAATCTTTTTTGAAACCAATCAAAATATTTTTCAAATTGTTTTGCCACATTAGGATTGTTAACTTTACACTCGGTATAGTTTTTACATCCACCAACTGTTTCAATATCAAGAAACAATATTTTGGTTAAAGGTATGTTTATCATTTTTTATTTAATTAAAGATTTGTAAAATTCTGCTCTTGTAACGGTCACATTTTTTAAATCATATTTGTCTTTAACAGTTTCAAATAATCTCTCGCCTAATTCAGTAATCATTTCAGGGTTTTGAACCAATTTTTTAATTGATTTAGACCAATCACTATGATTTCTATTCTCGGGTATTAAAATTGCGTTACCATCTGTAAAATTACCATTTTTCAAACAATGTTTTAAATCAATGGTGTAAGGTCCGATTTCTGAAGCAATTAACGCTTTTTTATAAAACCCAGCCTCAATCACCTTTAATTGAGATTTCATCCTATTGAATATATGATTTTTAATTGGTGCCAAAGATATATCAAATTTTGAATAATTCATAGCGTAAGTTGTAACAGGTTTTGTCCAAACTCTAACATATGGTAAATCACTTGTTGATAAAAATTCTCTTTCTTTGAACTCTAATAAATGTTTTTTATAGTTCTCATCTATGGTTTTATACTTGTTAGTGAAAATATCTTCATATTTAGTCCAAACAGTTTCGTGAGGTAATATATCTCTTTTTCTTTCTTCACCTGTTTGTGGATTCATTTCCGTTACGGTACCTCTAATATCAAAACCACAAATAACATATTGTAATTTATCATTTATGTCTTGATTTTTTTGAACAAAATTCCCCAACAAATTTAAATCCTCAATGTGTGAACTACCTCCGAGCCATCCAACTCTAATCTTATCTGATGGTGGTGTTGGTTGATTAAATTGACCTTCTTTTGGATTTATAGCGTTTGGTAAAACTAATACATTTTTATTAAGCTTACGAATTTCGTTTGCAAATAAATCAGTTGTCGTTGTAACATAACTGGCTTCTTTTAAGTTTGCAACAATTTTCTCGTGAATTTTATGTTTTACGATAATACTATGAATTGGATGGTCTACTGTCGGTAACCAATAATCGTCAATGTCAACAATAACAATAATACCCAATTCTTTTAATCCTTTAATTATTTGTGCCGACACTTCGTAATTATTACCAATAGTTCTATGAGCGTGAACTATCTGATATTTTTTCCAATAATTAATATCATCTATCTTTGGGGTATAATCTATATCCACATGAAAATCATCAGGATATTGGTTTTGTAAGAATACATGAGGGTCTACCGAACGAAATTTTCCAACACCTGAAGTATCTGATGGTAGAACTAATACATTAATTTTTTCTTTCATATTATTAAATTATAAATGAAAATATAATGATAGTTAATGAGAATATCAACCATAACCCCATAAAAAAATCCCCACTTCACAGTAGGGATTAAGTTTTAAATTATATATAAAGTTAAGATAATTTTTTAATCTTGGTTACCTTACCTTCAAAAACATGTTTTCCAACTTTAAAAGAGAAGAGTTCGTTTGATTTTTGTGTTGATTCGGCAATCACACCATTTTCTAATAAAACTTCCTCAACAACTTCTTTTAACATTTCTTTTAATTGTTTGTTGTTAAAATTTGGTTGAGGTGATTGTTCTTTAACAACTTGTTTTGGTTGTTGAGGACCTTTTAAATTCATTAATTTTGAGGCTTTCTCAACTAATTCATCAGATAAAACTGAACCACCACCCATAGAGTTTGGTTGACTGATTGGATGTTCTATCATTAATCGTTTTATTTCGTCAGGTAATTTAGACGACATAACTCTATCACTTGTAAGAGGTTGTGGCATCGTTGGTGTTTTAGGTATTGACGATAAATAAGGTTCATTTGATGATGAATTTTCTTGTAAAAATTCTTGAGGTAACGAATACTTCGCTTGTGGAGCATCGTATGATTCCACTTCAGGTGAATTATATGAATTCATAGAAGGTAATCCCCCTCTTGGTGTTTGGTTATGAATGTCTATCATTTTTTTAGACACCATTAATTTTTCCATTAAACTATTTTCGTTTGTCATAATGTTTTAATATTGTGTTGGTTCTGTTTGAGTTGGTTGCTCATTAAAAACCGCATTTATGATAACTCTTGTCATACTTTTATCTCCGGCTGTATTATAGCCGGGTTTTGGTGTGTTAAACTTTTCTCCGGATGGTTTAAAAGAGAGAATTTTATCTGCTCTAAAAAGTCTCCATCCTGGTAGAGGTTGTTCTCCTTTATAACCGGTGTGAGACGCTCCTTGAGTATCCCAAGCTCGTAGAACAGGGTTATCGGCTTTACTGTATCCAAAACATACAGGTTCTATCTCCCTTAATCCACGACCACCAGGTTCATCACCATCGTAGTAAATTATTATCTTGTCTTTATTTTTTATAGCACTGACTATTGAGTCAACTGACGCTACTTCTAAAATAAGGGACTTAAATGTATTGTAAAGTTTCATTAAGCGCTTGGTGTGGTGTAAGGTGCGTTTGGTTTAAAGGTATTCACAACTATTTCAGATTTTCTTTCTAAAATGTCTTGGATTGCTCCGGCACCTTGATTATAAACATCTAAATCACCACCAGTCCCTTTACCTTTAGTATCTCCATCCGCCAATGCGTCAGGATTAACCGAAGAATATTGGTTAGTTGTTTTATAATCGTTTTTTGGGAATAATATTGCTCTTTGTGCTGTCGCGATAGACGACAACTTATTTTCTGGTTGAGCCAAGTCTATTGGGTCTAAATTTGCCATAACTTAAATTATTTTTTTTATTAAATCGTTTATTCTTTGTAAATTCTCAACAATTGCTGAATCATATCTATTCACGGCTGACTTATGTGATTGAGTTGGTCTATTCATCTTTGTCATATCATTTTTTTCGTGAGGTTGGATGAATTGATTTGGTAATACTTCAGACTTATTCTGTTTAGTATTCTCAACATTATCTCTCATAGAATTTAATGTGTCATTGACCCAATTTTTCACATAATGTCCACCATTTAAAATATGTGTGGTATCATTTTCGTGACCATCAAAATTATCAAACCAATTTTTCATTCGTTTTAATTGTTGGTATGTAATTTCTTTCTTATCTCTTAAATCTTTATTTCTTTTAAACCCTTCGGTTGTTTCATCCACTTCACCAACAGCTTGATTGCATTGATGTAAATATTCAATGACATCTTGGGGGATAGCAAAAGATTTTCCGTATAAATCCTTATTCATTTGATTTTAGTGATTTAATTAACATATTAATACTAATACCTTCTTTTTCAGCAATTTTTTTAATAGATTGGAGATTTTTCATTAATATTTTACTGATACCATTATTTTTGATAACACCAGAATCGTCTTTTGATTTTTTGGTTAAAATATCCTCAACCATTTTAGTCATTTGTTGTTTCTGTTGTTCTTCTATTGTATCCTTCTCCGATAATCTTTGTTTTAACTTACCATCGTGTTTTTTTTGTTTTGGAAGTTTTCCAAATTCTTGAGCTCTTTCTTCAGGATTTTCAACACCCATTTTAGCAAGAGTTTTAACCGTATTATCGTAATCCATATTTTCAGTTTCAACATATCCAAATGCTTCCGAATAATCAACCTCATTTATCATCTCATCACCCTTTTCTTCACTCTCACCATAATAAACTCTATAACCTCTAGTAACAGGGTCGTTAGTTGTTCTTGCCATAGGAACGGTCTGGTCCATCGTTTTTCGTGGAGATAAGGCGGTATTAATATATGGTATTCTAGATGTTAACATTGTTCCATCCTCATCAACAAATTCTTCTATTTCCGTTTTGGATTTAACATTTTTTAAAGTTTTAGTTAAATCATCTTTTGACACCTTTTTCTTTGACTTTAAAACTTTAGACATAACATCTTTAATTTTTTTTGTATCTTTTTTATCAAAGTCAATCTTGTCATCTTTTTTTCTTGATTCGGTTAAAGTATCCGCAACAGAATAATATAGGGATATTTTATCTCCTCTATCTTTTAAAAAGAAGTAATAATTATTACTGAAGTACTCCGTGTTAAAATTTATCATATAACTTTTTCATATAAATACTTCGTTTTAGAGTATTTATCATTAAAAAAGATGGCGAGTCAAAATATAAATCAATATTATAAGTCAAATTGGTCTCTAAAGTTGAGTTTAGACTCACAAGATATGTCGTTAACTAACGATGAACGAGACTATAATGAGGAAGTAATTTTCTCACCATATTTGATTGCTCAAACATATGGCAATAGATTACCATTCTATTTTGACATAAATAATCCTCTCACAGCTCAAGACCAAACATTAACTTATAAAAATTATAATGTTAACAATATTTTTGTTTCTCAAAATTATTATAACCCAAATAACGAAGATTTTTCTTGTTTTTCATCATCAACATCTTGCGATATTGGATTAACGGGGATTGATAATGGTTTGGTTGATAAAATGAGCGGTGAAACTATTAATTTTACTAAAGGATTATATTCAGATTTTATTAAATTTGATAGATTATCGTTTGATAGAAGATTAAAATTGTTTCAAGTTACTGGTAACACCCAATCACCTAATGTTAGATTTTCAGGGTTTGATAAAACCATACTATATGAAGTTGTAAGTAAAGAAGGGTTAACGGAAGGTAAGTATCACGAATTATATGGTGGATTCTACCAAGGGTTTTATAAATTATTTGGATATGATTATGAAATTTTCCCTGAACGAGTAAATAAAGGGTGGAGCGTTGAGATGGTTTTAAAACCTCGTTTAATTGATGAATACACACCAAGTTCAGGTGAAACAACTCTTAACGAGATATATCCCCAAAATAAGAACACATTCTTTTATTTAGGTACAAGGGCGGAAAATAAATTTTATCATCACGCAAATGGTACACCAAATTGTTTTACAGGATATACGAGAATAACATCTGAATTAACCGGTGTTACAACTTGCGCTTGTTGTGATAATACAATAACTAATAGTCGTTGTATATATGTTTATCCACCTAGGTCCGTTAATAATCAACACGATACTCGTGTTAGTTATGGTTGTGATTTATGTGGGGGGAATCCCGAAACTAAAACTAGTTGTGGTTGTGGTTGTAATGAAAGTTCTTGCGCAACTTGTGGGTGGGAATGTCAAAACCACATCTGTGAAACAATTATTAATGTAACACCTACACCAACACCTACTAAAACACCCACTCAAACACCTGGTTTATCACCAACATCAACACCAACACCAACACAATTACCATCATCATTAAAATTAACATTTGATGATATAGCTAATGTTAATGCTCTTGTAGGAGATTCATCAGATGTTAATGATTGGAATACATTCTTTGATTTACCTGCTTATGGTAATCCATTTACATCAGTTATAGTTATTGGAAACGAAGTACAATTATTTGGTGGTAGTAATATAACTATAAAAGATAGGTTATTTAGTGATAATATAAATTTAATAAGCATTATTGATAATGCCAATAGTATAATATCATTAGAAGGATTTACTTTTGCATTTACATTAAATTTAACAACGGTAAATTTACCATCATTAGTTACTGCGGGTGACTATTGTTTTGATATTACACCAAAAGTCACATTATTTAATTTACCTCTTTTGGAAACTGCTGGAGTACAGTGTTTTGGTGATGATACTACAGGTAGTTATGGTGTTAGCCAATTAACTAATTTATCTTTACCTAACTTAACTACGGCAGGTAATTATTGTTTTTATGGTTATTCTGAATTAACAATATTAGAATTGCCTTTATTAGCTACTGCAGGTGATTATTGTTTCGATAATTGTAATTCATTAACAACAATAAATTTACCTAACTTAACTATTGCAGGAAGTGGTTGTTTTGGTGTTTGTACTTCATTAACAACAATAAATATTCCAGTTTGTACAGATTTAGGTGGAACAATAGGATATGATTATGTATTTGTTGGTATAGTAGGAAACAATATAACATTAACTATTGATGAATCTATTATATTAGATGATGATATTATTCGTTTATCATTTGATAATGATTTAATTATTAATAATTCACCTTATCAACCATTTATTGGATATTCAGGTAATTTAGTTATTGATTTTGATGATATAACTAATGCTAATTTATTAGTAGGTGATTCAAGTTCAGTTTTGGATTGGAATTTATTTTTTAATTTACCAAATTGGTCAACCCAATTTACAAGTGTAGTTGTTAACATTAATGAAGTTACATTAATAGGTGGTGAGAACATTGCCGTGAGAGATATATTTTTAAATAATAATAATATATTATCATTTAGTGGTTCATGTATTGCCTATATTATAGACGAATGTTTTTTTGCTTGTACATCTTTAATTAGTGTTAGTTTACCTAATCTTATTACAGTAGGTATTAAAGGAAATGGGTGTTTTTCTTACTGTAATTCATTAACTACAGTTTATTTACCATCATCTATAAACATAGGTGTTGCGTGTTTTAAACAGTCTGGAGTATTAGTAAATATTGACCTACCATCAGCAATTACTATAGGGGATTCATGTTTTTTTCTATGTACTTCATTAACAAGTGTAAGTTTACCATCATGTACTAATCTAGGATTAACAACAGGTAATAATAATGTATTTTATAATATAATAGGTAAGACAATAACACTAACAATACCAGCCGCACTTATGACTTGTAATGTAGGTTCACCTGATGGAGACATTCAATACTTACAAGCAAACAATACAGTAACAATAATAGAAATACCAACTTCTACACTAACATCAACTCAATCTAATTGTAATATTACACCTGTTTGTACACCAAGTTGTGATACCTGTACCACTTGTGATACTTGCGACACTTGTAATCCAACCGGATTTACATCAATAGAAAATACTTGTGAGGTTGACCCATTATATGATTCAATGTCCAACGCATTATCGTTTAAACTTTGTGGAGACCCAAAGAATCCCCAAATTGGTGTGAAAGTTTTAAGATTCACCGGAGGATGTGAAACAACAGGTAGTTGTGAGACAACCGGAATCACTTATACAACAGGATATACCATTACAGAATATTGTTCACCTGGTGGAATATACCCAGATTGTGAATTAATTAATCCAGCTTATTTAGATGAGGAACATTGGTTTCAGTTAAACGCTGTTTGGGAAAGATATACTTGGTTAGACACTTGTGATTTATGGTATCGCGGGGGACTTGGTGATATTACAGAAAGAAAATATTTAGAATCATTAGCCAATAATACGGCATCGTTAATCACAGCACCTTATACACATACAAATGGTCGTATACCTGAACAAATAGAATTAGTTAATTTAAATGAAAAATGGTTATTAGATAAAGACTACAGAAAAGGTAGATTAAAAATTTATATTAATGGTAAGTTATTTTATACTATTGAGGATTTTGAAGAGATTATCCCAAGGGGATTAAATACAGATAAGGAAAAACAAGTTGGGGTTCCTTTTAATGTTTCGTGGGGTGGAGGTACTCAAGGTTTAAGAGAAAATTTAACATTCTCTTCATCCACATCTCCATTAGGTCCATATATACAAGACCCTGAATGTCTTCCAATTAATGATTTAAGTGGAACAACATTTTCAGGTTTAAATACCAATATATTAATAGAACAGAATTTTGCCGGAACTTTTGATGGGGGAATCTCTCAATTTAGAATGTATGTTTCACCATTATCAGCACCTGAAATAAAACATAACTTTAAATTATTAAAAGATACTTTCAAAATGTTTAATCCGGATTGTCCGGATTGTAATACTAATGTTTGTTTAGTTGATGATTTTGAATATGAAATCACTGAATATACCGCAACTCCCACACCTACTCCTACAATAACCCCTACAATAACACCTACAATCACACTTACCCCAACAATAACTCAAACACCTACTCCCACACCGACAATCCCCGAACAAATTATTAATGATGTTCTTTTAATTAACGATAACGAATATTTATCGGTAGGTAATCAGGAATATTTAAAATTTAATTAAAAATAACAATATTTATAAATAAAACAAAATTATGTTAACAGGAAAAACAATTAGCGAATTACCATTATTATCAACACCAAATCCAAATATGGTTGCTCCAGTGGAATTAAGTGGTGTAACTTACCATATTAACTACTCTCAAATTTTATCAAAACCAAATGCTTCATACACATCAACAATAAGTCAAACAGTGTCAGGTTCAAATACTCCAACTGTTATATTGGTTGATACCATAGAAGGTCAAGTGGGGTTTGACCTTGTTGATAATTCAAAATTCACGGCATTACAGGATGGAACATACTTATTTGGGGTGTCATTCCAATTGGATAAAAACACATTATCTCCAGCAAACGCAACGGTATATTTTTGGACTAGAGTTGATGGTGTTGATGCAGATAGAACTACTGGTGAGTTAGTTTTACTTAATAACAATAACGAACAATTACCCTTTATACCATACTCATATGTTTTAACTGCTGGTCAATATGTTGAATTTGTTTTTGCATCATCAGATGATACCGTATTTATCAAATCTGTTCCATCCATTACATCCCCATATAATAGACCCGTAACACCTGGAGTTGCAATAACAATCAGCACAATTTCGTAAACATATTATAAATGTCACAATCAATAACGATAAAAAGTGTTAATTACGATGGAGAAGTAGCAAATATTTTATTCAAACCTTATAACGAAATTGTTGTTATTAATTTGGGTAATCAAGAGTTACCTTATTTATTTGTTCCCGGATTATTAACACCACCTAGAGGTGTATATGGAACTTATACTATATTAGTATTGGATAGTGATTGCCCAAACATTTTAAATGTTCCAATGCCAACACCTACGGTAACACCTACACCTACAACCACAAAAACTCAAACTCCAACACCCACAGCAACACCAACGGTTACACCAACTTACGACCCTTGTCCGGTTCCATCTCAAACACCGACAAGAACACCAACACCAACAATTACACATACGCCAGGAGCGTCACCAACAAGAACACCAACTCAAACTCCGACTCAAACACCAACACCAACACCAACACCTGTTTATTTTGCTCATTTATTTATTGAGCCAATATCGGGAGCAACTAATATAGGTCAATGGATGTTTGATGGTGGTTCTAATTTCTTTGGTTTCACAAATAATAGTCAGCCAAATCAAAACCAAACACAATTCAACATTGATATGAATCGTTATGTTGATTTTAGTGGTTGGACTAGCGGTTTATTCCCGTCAGTTATTAGACAATCAGTTCCACAACAAAGTGGTGGATTCGACACTTTTGGTAATCCAATTGTTAGATACAATTTCTTAACAACAGAAGTATTTGAACAGACAATTCCGGTATCGGCTTGGTATACTTGGATAATACCAATTTCATTAACAAATAATGAAACACAAACGGCGATTGATGTGAATAGTGATGGTGACCCTAATTCATTAGTTACGGTGAATACAGAAAGAGCAATTAACACTTATACTTTCACATATAGTGGTGGCACAATTCCACCAACAACATATAAAGTTTACACAACTTTTCCAAATAGAATCTTTGCATTAAACAATAACCAAAGTATTTATTTCAGAGGAAATACTGTTTCTTCGTAACAAATAATTATCAAAATATGTCTAACTTAAATTATAAAAATCCGTTATCACCAATAATAGCCTTAGGGAGTCAATCTTCATTAAGAACTAGCACATTTGGAACAACATTTAGTGTTTTAAATACGGGTGGTTTTATGGAGGTTTACACCTTAAATGATTTAATTTACACAATACCTTTTGGTGATAATGGTGATATTGAATTTTCGGGTAATACTATTCCTATCCAATTTTATAAAGGGATTAATTCTTCGTTTTCATTTGACACGCTAACATTAAATTCTGATAATATCTCATCAGGTAGAAGAAGATTGGGTATGTTGGTTTATGTATATGAAACAGACCAAGTATATCAATTTTCGATAGATAATTATAATACATTATGGTCTGACGCTTTAGGAGCTTCAGGACCTGGTGGTAACACTGTTGTTGTTTCTGATTTTGGTACAACAGTTAAAAATAACTCAACAGAAGGTCAATTATTTATTGATACTTGGACGGGGTCAACAATTGAGGGTGTTGATGGAGTTATTAGAATTAATGCTAGATGGAGAAAGTTTGCAACAGCAATACAAGATGTATATGTTACGGGAGGAACTTATTTTTCAGCAACATCTACTTTAGATTTATATAGGAATGATGGGGCGACAGTATCTATCGAAGCGACCGGAATTGATGGTACATCAGGAACTAGCGGAGTTGATGGAACCAGTGGTTCTTCAGGGTCTAGTGGGACATCCGGTACCAATGGTATAGATGGAACATCAGGCTCTTCAGGCACTAGCGGTATAGACGGAACATCAGGCTCATCAGGTACTAGCGGTATAGATGGAACATCAGGCTCATCAGGTACTAGCGGTTCTTCAGGAACATCAGGCTCATCAGGTACTAGCGGTACAGATGGAACATCAGGCTCATCAGGTACTAGCGGTTCTTCAGGAACATCAGGCTCATCAGGTACTAGCGGTATAGATGGAACATCAGGCTCATCAGGTACTAGCGGTATTGACGGAACATCAGGTACTAGCGGTTCTTCAGGCACTAGTGGTTCTTCAGGTACTAGTGGTTCTTCAGGTGTTAGTGGAGTTTCATCAGGTCAAATATTCTATTTTAATGAATCTGTAACCCAAACACCTTTATCGTATAAACAGATTGATATATTACCAACATCATCAACCGGAGAAACAATAACAAGAACAACTAATGGGGCAACACCTGTATTAGTTCAAGAATTTATCACCAATGCGTCAGGATTGGATGTTACTGTTATTCCACCTGGACTACAAAGATTTCATTTACATTTCTTAAAGGGAGGTCAAGGATTTAATACAGACACATTCTGTACAATACAATTAGCCGATTCTACAGGAACACCATATAGTGGTAGTCCATTACAAACTAATCAAGTGTTAATTCCTTGGATTAGTTCTGTCCTACCTGTTGAAGTATATGTAGATTTAGTAATACCAACATCATTTTATATTCTTCCTACCGATAGAATGATTGTTAAAATATATGTGGTTGACCAATCAAGTGGTAATCATCCAGTTACTTGGTATACGGAAGGGACACAGTATTATTCTTATGTGGTAACAACTCTTGGAGCTGTTTATGGCTCTAGCGGTTCTTCAGGAACCTCAGGAGCAAACGGAATTGCTGGAACAAGTGGAACAAGTCCAATAGGTGGGGGTGGTATAATCATTACAGGAACAGGTGTTAATTCAACTATTAGATGTGGTGTTGGAAATACCGCATCAGGAAATTTTTCGGCAGCATTAGGAGGTAGTGGAAATACAATCACTTTAAGTGGTAGTTGTTCATCAATTGTTGGGGGTAAAAATAATACCGTATCAGGAGGTGCCTCATCAATTGTTGGTGGTACTCTTAATAGTGTATCAGGAAGTACATCATCAATTGTTGGTGGTATAGGTAATGTAATTTGTGAGTTTGGAAGTATCTCATTCATTGGCGGAGGTGTCAATAATATAGTTTCAGGTAGTAGGTCATTCATTGGTGGTGGTTATTGTAATCGTGTTTTATCTGGACTAGGAACTATATCGGGTGGTTATGGTAATAAACTTTGTGTTAATGCGACTTACTCAACAATTGGTGGTGGTTATTTAAATACTATAACCAGTTGTTATTCTGTAATTGGTGGTGGTGGAAGATTTTCTTGTGGAGGAAACTCTTATTGTTCTAATATAGTTAAATATAATATAGCTTCAGGACAGTTCTCAACCATAGGTGGAGGTGGAGGAAATTATGCATCAGGACATACATCAACAATTGGTGGTGGTGGTGTATTTGTTTGGCAAGTCGACGATTATCAACCAAATACCTTAACAATGTGTAATAATAAAACCATAGGGTGTTTATCAACTATAGGTGGTGGTGGTGGAAATTACGCTAAAGGTAATCATTCAACAATCGGTGGTGGTATTATAAATTTTGCATCAGGACATACATCTACAATTGGTGGTGGTAGATGTAATAAAGCTATTGGATATTTAAGCACTATTGGTGGGGGTGGTGAGGTAAGGATTAACAGTAGTAATGGATACACAAGAAGAACGACTAATGAATCCACAGGAAATTATTCAACTATTGGTGGTGGTGGTGGAAATAAAGCGTTAGGAAATGGCTCGACAATTGGTGGTGGTAAAAGTTGCTTTCTGGTTGAATCCCAAAATTTTACTTATTTAATATGTGATAATGTCGCTTCTGGACTTTACTCAACAATTGGTGGAGGTCAAGGAAATTACGCCAAAGGTAATCATTCAACAATCGGAGGTGGTGGAATTCACACAGTTAGTGATTCATACCCTTTATCTGTTATTAGAAATACTGCCGGTGGTTGTGGTAGCACCATTGGTGGTGGTATAGGTAATATAGCATCAGGAGCAACATCGTTTATCGGTGGTGGTACAAGAAATACCGTTAATGGTAGTTGTTCATCAATCCTTGGTGGTTGTCTTAATACTATATCATCTTCGGGTAGATTATCAACCATTGGTGGTGGATATAGAAACTGCGCAACAGGTGCTTGTTCAACAATTGGTGGTGGTCAAAATAATAATATTTGTGGTGGTGTAAATTCAACAATTGGTGGTGGTATTGGAAATCTAAATAATGGTTATCACTCAACAATTGGTGGAGGATATTACAATTGTATTGTTACTACAAGTCAATACAATACAATTGGTGGTGGTGGATTAAATAAAATTTGTGGAAGTATTGAACATAATACAATTGCCGGTGGTTATCGGAATACAAGTTGTGGGCTTGCAACTACCATTGGAGGTGGAATAAACAACTGTGTTTGTGGGTGGTATTCGACAATTGCTGGTGGTTTATGTAATAGTGCTTGTTCACTTTATTCATCAATACTTGGTGGTAGAAATAACACTATATCATCAGCGTTTACAAATACCAATATTATTGGTAGTAATATAATTGCAAATAGAACTTGTACAACATTTGTTAATGATTTATCTGTATGTAGTTTTACAGGTTCATCAGGATGTTCAATCTGTGTTGGCGCAAATGGTTTATTAGTTACAACATCAGGTGGTACTGGTAATAGTGGTTCTAGCGGAACATCAGGAGCCTCAGGTTCTAGTGGAACAAGTGGTGTTGGAGCAGCAGGTTCATCAGGAACAAGTGGAAATAATGGTTCTAGCGGAACATCAGGAACCAGAGGAACATCAGGGACTTCAGGTTCTAGCGGAACAAGTCCTACACCTCCTATAATAGTATTAGGTGGTGGTACTTGTTCAACTATTAGATGTGGTGTTGGGAATACTGCAACAGGATGTTATTCGGCATCATTAGCCGGTAGCGGAAACACAGTTAATGGAAGTTTTTCGTTTATTGGCGGTGGATGTCAGAATACTAACTGTGGTAATAACTCATTTGGAACTATCGGTGGAGGTTCCCTAAATAAAGTAACAGGTCCGTTTAGTTCTACCGTAACTTGTAATTCAGTCATTAGTGGTGGAAAATGTAACTGTACTTACGGTTCGTTTGTTAGTGTTAATGGTGGTTATTGTAATATAACAAACTCTAGAATGTCGTTCATTGGTGGAGGACATAGAAATATTATTCAATCACCAACAAACGACTACTGTTCATTAGGAGTAACAATTGGTGGAGGTATTGGACACAACACATCAGGAGGAACATTTAACTCAACAACAGGTTTATTAACCGGAACAATTTATTGTGCTAACTCTGGTAGATTATCAACAATTTCTGGTGGATTTAGAAACTTCGCAATGGGAGCGTGTTCAACCATTGGTGGTGGTTGTGGTAATACTGTTTCTTCTTGTTTGGTGACAATTGGTGGTGGTAAAGGTAATATTGCTTCAGGGGGTTGTTCAACAATTGGAGGTGGTTATCAAAACAAAGCTTTTGGTACTTATTCAACAATTGGTGGTGGTATTGGTAATTATACTAAATGTGGTCAAGCAACTATTGGTGGTGGTCAGGGTAATTGTGCTTCTGGTTATGCTTCAACAATTGGTGGTGGTCAATATAATAATGCTTCTGGTTGTAACTCAACAATTGCTGGTGGAGGTTCACAACTATATTTTGGTAGGAATACCGCACTTGGTTCATATTCGTCTATTGGTGGTGGTAAAAATAACACTGCTTCTGGTAATACCTCAACAGTTGGTGGGGGTTATTCCAATACTGCTTCTGGTAATTATTCAACAGTTGGTGGGGGTAGATGTAATGTCGCTTCTGGTGCTTGTTCTTCAGTATTGGGAGGATTTAATAACAAGATATTATCAGCACATATCAATTCTAATATCATAGGTAGTAGTATTACATCAAACAGAGCATGTACCACATTTGTTAATGATTTATCTGTATGTAGTTTCACAGGTTCATCAGGATGTTCAATCTGTGTTGGAGCCGGTGGTTTATTAGTAATAACATCCGGAAGTACTGGAGGTAATGGTTCTTCAGGAACATCAGGAGCCAATGGTATTGCAGGAACATCAGGTATATCAGGTTCCAGCGGAACAAGTTCAGGTGGTGGAGGTTCAACACCAATTAAACTTACAGGTCAAACATTAACCGCAGCATCGTGGACATTAGTGTCAGGATATTACACATATTCATTCAGTAATGTAAATATCACCACAAATTGTGATGTATCTGTCACACCACAAAATGCGAGTTATCTTACGGCATATAATGCACAAGTATTACCATATGTGGGAGTAGCGTCAGGAGTGGCAACATTTTATTCTCAATTTCCGCCTGACGCGAATATGACGGTAGATATAGTAATAACATCAACAAATTTGGGAGCAACTACACTTATTTTATCAAATTGTGGTGGTAACATCTATACAGGTTATTCACTCTCATCAGTTTTTGAACCAGGAATTACCGTTTACTCCGATATTACGTTAACTACCCCATTGGACGTTGGTAATAACGTCATTAATATCGGAACAAGTATTACGAGTGGTTATCCAATTAATAATCTAGGAGTTATAGGAAACATTTTAACTATTTGTGACTAAATTAAACGATATAATTTATATTAAAAAATATTTAACAATAACTGACAAATCATTAACAACACAAACAACGTAATTAAATGGCTTTTAACGTACCAATAAATTCAATAGCACCAATTGACACACCTTCTGATTGGGTAAGACCACCTGATTGGATAACAATTACTGACACCGCAAATGAGGTTCAGTTTTTAGTTGCCGATACAGGGGCAAAGGCGTTCGCCATTCAAACAACATTCACAAGAACATCAGGAAATATTTATATAGATTGGGGTGATGGTACTGTAGATACAATATCAACCATTACTTCTGTAACAACCGAACATGTCTATTCAACCGGAGGTACACCTTGTTCTAGAGGGTATAACACATTTAAAATAAGAATATATGGAGACGCAACCTGTGTCATAACTAATACCAAACATCTATCTAATTTTACAGTTACCGGAGGTGGTGTTTACTATAATGTTGGATTGTTAGAGGTGTATTTTGGGGATAACACTTGTAATACAACAGAATTAACCGGTACTTATTTTTCTTCTGTTGGTGGTACAACTTCAGTTTCCACTTTTGAATTATTGGAATATGTAAAACTTCCTTCTTCAGTTGCTTGGACAACTCAAATGACTGCTATGTTTATGAATTGTGGTGGTTTATACAAAATTGTGATGCCAACATCCGCCAATTCATTAACTAATTTAACAAGCATGTGTAATGGTTGTACTAATCTACGAGATATAGTACTACCATCAAACGCCACTACCATAACCAACTTAACTCTAACATTTAATAATTGTAAAAATCTTAGGACAATATCCTTCCCAACAACATTGAATAGTTGTACAACCCTACTAACAGCATTTCAAAACTGTGATAGTTTAAAAAATATTACCTTACCTAGTATTAACTTATTAACAAGTTTAGAGAGCGCATTTGAGTCTTGTCGCTCACTGCAGTGGGTTAAATTCACAGCATTACCATCACCAGTGAGTAGTGTAGCTGTTGATATTACTAACTGTTTTGCTTCTAGTTACAGTTTACAAAACGTATATTTTCCACCCACTTGTTCTGGTAATGCGGTATATAATGGAACAACCTCATTTCAGGGATGTAATAATTTAAAAAACATAACTTTTCCGACAAGTTTTAATGCTTCAACAATGTCAACAGCCTTTAGTGGGTGTTATTCATTAACAAATGTTACTTTTCAATCGGCGATGCCGAATTTAACTGTTTTAACCAGTTGTTTCGTTAATTGTTATAGATTAACATCACTTACTTTACCAACAACAGTTGGTGCAACAATAACAATGGTGTTAATGTTTGATAGTTGTATTTCTCTTGAATCAATAACAATACCATCTGGATGGACAATAACTAGTTTGAATAGTGCTTTTGTAGATTGTGTTAATTTAAAAACGATAGTTCTTCCAAATAACACTCAAAACAGCATTACTTTAATGACATCAATGTGTAATGGATGTACTAAATTAGAATCAATAACTCTACCGACTAGTATGACCGCAGCCACTTCATTATCAGGAACATTTCAGAATTGTTTATCACTCACTGGTGTAACTTTTCCATCAACAATGAATTTGGTAACTACTGCAGCTAACTGTTTTAATACTTGTGAATCACTAGCTTCAGTTACAATGCCAACTAGTATGAGTAGTTGTACAACTTTCCTCAATACGTTTAATGGTTGCTGGTCACTAACCACTATAACAATGCCATCAACCGTCTCTACATCGTTAACAACCTATACACAAGCATTCATACAGTGCGTTAATTTACAAACATTAACTTTACCAACAACTCAAACATCATTACTAACTACATTAACATCAGTTTTTGCACAATGTTCTAATTTAACAACAATAAATAATCTGGATAGATTAGGTAGCCTAACTGCAACACCGTTAGTAGGTGCTACAGCCATTACTCAATCTAACAAATTACCATCGTTAAGTTTTAGTTGTCCCTTCTCGGCATTAGCGATTAATGGTTCCAGTGCAACAAACTTTAGTAAATTAAGTGGTTTAAGACTTCTTAATACAGGTGCCGGACAATGGACAGGAACTTCACCACAAATAAACGTATCGTACACTGATTTATCTGCAGCTGCATTAAACACTTTATTTGGTGATTTAACAACAGTAACAACAAAAACAATAAATATAACAGGATGTTCAGGAGCAGCAACTTGTACAAGAAGTATCGCAACCGGAAAAGGTTGGACGGTAACAGGATAAAATAAATAAAAAAATATGGAAGATACATCAGGATTTTATAAATTTGAAGACAATCATTGGCTATACGCACCTAACTTTGTATACTCCCCCGATTTCACATTAGTAAAAGAATTAAAAGATACTTACACCTACCCCGTTGAAGGATGGACTTGGTATAATGAACAACCTTATATAAACAATAATAATTAAAATTATGAATAATTTTTTTAAACAACGATATCACTTACACATACTTGGTGGTATTTTAACAGTAACGCCGATTATTTGGCTACTAATCAAATTTGACCCCTCCTTTGATATTGGGAAAATAGGTCAACTTATAGTGGCAGGTCTATTTGGATATGTAATAGGATTTGTTTGGGAATGGTACCATGGAAAATATCACGAAGCCCCTTTTGATTACTATGACATCGCCTTCACAACCTTAGGAGCTATCATCGGAACGATATTGATATAAGGTGGTTGCTACGGGAATTAGCTGGTCGGAGAGGACAAGACCACTTTATTTTTTCGAATAAACCCTATTAAAAATTACTTCAATAGGGTTTACAACAATTCAATATCCGTTTATTATTAACACAAATATATGTTATAATTTATGGATAAGATAATCTTTTTTAACTCTTCTCTACCTAGAGCAGGTTCAACCCTATTTCAAAATTTAATCGGACAAAACCCCCAATTTTACGTAACCCCAACATCAGGATTAATTGAGTTGGTGTCAGGAGCAAAAAATCATTATAATGGTTCTCAAGAAATTAGAGCACAAGACCCTAAATTAATGGAAAAAGCATTCATTAATTTTTGTAGAAAAGGGATTCAAGGATTCTTTGAGGAATTAACAGATAAACCCTATGTGTTAGATAAGAGTCGAGGGTGGGGTATTAATTACAATCTATTGAGTTTATTCAAAGAAGACCCAAAGATTGTTTGTATGGTTAGAGACATCAGATGTGTCTATTCCTCAATGGAAAAGAACTTTAGAAAAAACCCCCACAAAGAAAGTCATGTACAGAACCCAAACGAATTGGTTGGAACAACTGTAAATAAACGAATTGATATTTGGGCTAGTGGACCACCGGTTGGTGTCACATTAGACCGACTACAAGATATCTTCCAACAAGGACTTCATACTAAAATTTTATTTATTAGATATGAGGATTTAATGGATAACCCTGAAAGAGAATTAAAACGATTTTACGACTATGTTGGACAACCAATGTATCAAGGACACAATTTTGAATATATCGAACAGGTGACAAACGAAAATGATGTTGTTCACGGTATATATGGTGACCATGTATTGAGAAAAGAATTTAGAAAATTACCGGATGATTATTTGGATATATTGGGTTATGAATTATCCACCAATATTAAGAATCACTATAAATGGTTTTATGATTATTTTGGGTATGTCTAATATATTTTGGATAACAGGTCAGCCGGGAGCCGGTAAAACAACAATGGCGAAAGAATTATGTTCATCAATTGTTGATTCTAAAAGAGAATTATGTTTCCATATTGATGGTGATGATATTAGAGATTTATTTGATAATAAAGATTATTCTGAAGAGGGTAGAAGAAAAAATATACAACTTGCTCAACAAATGTCTCAATACCTTAATTCTAAAAGTGTTCATGTCGTTGTTTCATTAGTATCTCCGTATAAAGACCAAAGAGAAGAATTTAAGAAAAAGATGGGTAGAAAAATCACAGAGATTTATGTTCACACATCAGAAATTAGAGGTAGGGAAAATTTGTTTGTTGACGACTATGAATCTCCTACTGATAACTTTATTAATGTTGACACCACAAACATTGGGGTTAATGAATGTATAAAAAAAATATTAAACAATTAAAAAAACAAAGATGAATATAATATTTTCAATAGAAGGTGGTCTCGGAAAAAGTGTAATGGGAACCGCCGTATTAAAAGCCATTAGAAGACAATATCCTGACGCTTATATAATTGTAGTAACTGGTTTTCCGGATGTTTTTATTAACAATCCAAATATGAACAAGGTATTAAATCACGGACAATTATCCGGGCTGTACGCTAAATACATTATGGACCAAGAGGCTAAAGTATTCGTTGGTGAACCATATCAAACATCAGATTACATTACAGAATCCAAACATTTAATTCAAATTTGGTGTGAAATGTTCAAGGTTGAATATAGAGGAGAATTACCTGAAATTTTTATATCTGAAGCTGAAAAACAATACTTCACGCAATTCTATAAAGTGGATAAACCAATTATGGTTATCCAACCAAACGGTGGAGCGGCTGGACAACCATTAAAATATAGTTGGACTCGTGATATACCTCAACCAACAATAGAGGAAGTGATTAGATATTTTAAAAATGATTACGCAATTCTCCACATTAAAAGGGAAGACCAATTTGTTTATGAAGATACATTACAAGCGTTAGACGATTTTAGGAGTATAGCAATTCTATTAAGTTTATCTAAAAAACGATTGTTAATAGATTCAAGCGTTATGCACATTGCGATGGCATTAAATTTACCATCGGTTGTTACTTGGGTTGGAACTAACCCCAATGTTTTCGGATATCACACCAATACAAATATAACGGCAAATACCCCAACAAAAGAGATTATGTTAGACCATAGTCATTATTCTAAATATTTATTATTCCAAGATATGACAAGTATTCCGTATAATGATTTAAATGAAATTTTTGATGTAAATCAAATTATAGATTCAATTAGAAAACAATAAAAAAACCCCTTAATTGGGGTTTTTTGTTATAATAAATGTTGTATCTGTTTTATCACCATTTCAGAGGTTATTGATTTGTGACACTCAAACTGACGAGGTGTTCCTTTATTTTCGGGACACCAATTCCAATCACCACGGTCAAATCTAAATTCTGACTTATTCCAACATCCATTACATACAGAATCATTTGTAATTCTAGTACAGTTTGTGGTAAATTCATGGTCAGATTCGGTAAAATTAGAAATCATAACAACATGTTTTCCTAACGCCCATGAAAGCCAAGACAATCCACTTGATAACCCAATAAAGAATTCACTATGGTGAATATAGTTCATTGTATTCTCTATTGATGTGTCTTTTAATTTTGTAACATTTTTATAATTTCCACCGTGTTTAGATATATTAATAATTTTATAACCTAATCCAGTTAAATAATCAATAAGTTCTTGCCACCCTTTTGGGTTATTCCATAGTTTTAATCCTGCGGTTGATTCATCGGCAATTGTTATATACTTCTCAACCATAGGTTTTACTTTAGGTGTAAAATCAAGTGTTGCTTTAATTTCGGAATGTTCTAATTTTAAAAGATTTGTGATTGTTTTTTGTAATGGTATTGTATTAGGGTAAAACGGTTCTTTTGTTTCGTTTTCAAACCACCCAATTCTGTATAAGGCAAATAAATTATGTACCGTTGAACCCGGTTCAATAAACTCTAATTCAGGATAGGATTTTTTAAATAATTTATTCCAAAAAGTTGAGACAATTACAATACAATTATGTTGTTTTTTAAATTCTAAAACATAAGGTATCCAAGCAATACTATCTCCCAATGAACTAGATTCAAAAGAAATGAAAACTCTTCTATTTGTTAAATCAAGGTTATATTCAAAAACAATATCATTATCACAAGAAACTTTGATATACCAATTTGTAAAGTATTCTCGACTTACTTTAGTCCACATATTTGACGATAATTCTGTGTGATGATGCAATCCACTACTATCATAAAATTCAACATTAAATTTTTTATCACTATCACCTAATATTTCAAAAAAAGGTTGATTAACAAAATGAAAATTATATTTTACATCTGGTTTTACATTTTGGTTATTTGAGTTTATTAATCCCATTGTTTTCGTTATATTGTTAAAATTTTTTATAAATAAATTTTTGGTTTCTTCAGATGAGTATTCCTTTTTTATTGAGGTAACCACCTCATACATTTTAACCATTCTTTTACAAATAGTTGTCCAATCAAATTTAGTTCTATTGTTTTGGGTTAAATCAACATAATGTTTATATTGATTTATTATTTCCGAGATAGCATTCGCAACTAAATCAGAATTTCTTTCGGATATAATCATACCGTCAATCTTTTGAGACCCCTCGTAAGTTCCAACAACAGGAAGTCCACAAGAGACAGCCTCTAATAATGTTAAATTTGGGTGACCAGCTTCCAATATGGATGGGTGTAAAAATATTGAGTGTGATTTATATAACTCTAAAATTTCATCTTCACTTAAATTGGTTAATAATAGCGTTAATTTTTCGTATTCTAATAAGTCAGGGTGGTGTTGAAAAAATAATTTATTGTTTTCCGGTCCGGCAATTGTTATTGGAAGATTTAATTTTTTTGCAGATTCTATTGCGTATCTAAACCCTTTTCTATCAAACGAGGAGTCACCTCCAATACCATTATTAGCAATACAAAGTAATTTATGTTCTTCTCTATATAAATTATCGACTTTAAAATAATCAACTTCCACTCCATGAGATAGATAGAATAATTTATCAGTCCCTTCAAAGTAATCAACTAAATATTCTGCGTGACAAAATGAAATTACGGATTTTTGTATTGCTTCTAAATTTTGACGATAGTTAAATGAATCTTTTCCATAATGAACAACATGATGGTCGTGTAATGAAAAGATGTAAGGGACACCTCTTTCCGCAGCATCTAATGCTAAATTGGCAATATGGATATGTATAATATCCGAATTATCGGTAGACGCCTCATTTAAATATTTTATAGTACATTCGTGACCCAAAGAATTAAATTCGTTATGGTAGCACCATAATATTTTTTCGACGGCTCCCCATCCATTAGGGGGTATTGGGATTACTCCCGGAGTTACTTGTGTTATTCTCATATAGTTATTTATTTTTTCCCATTTTTCCCATTTATTTCTAAATAATTTTTCCATTATTCTTGTGTTTGACTTGTGTTTATCATTCGGTATTAATTCATGGCTTTTAGATACTAAATGATAAACTATAGAATTTTTAATTAAAGCATGTGGAATATTGTGCTTTTGTAAAGTTAAACCATAATCATTATCTTGATAATAAAATTCAAATTGTTCATCAAACCCGCCTATTAAATCTATTACTTCTTTCTTAACTAATATACACCACCCGTATAACTCAACACAAGGATTATAACCTAAAAAAACATTACCCTCTTTAAATGAACCATTATAATAATTTTGAACCCATTCAGGTTCAAAGGGTGAAAAAGATTTTATGTTAGGATTTAAAGAATATTCAATTAATATGTTATTTAACCAATCTTCAGTAAATTTTAAATCATTATTGATAATTAATATCCATTCACTTTCACAATATGACAACCCAATATTTAAGAATTTATTATAATTAAATTTTTCATTTGGTGTGATAACATTTAAATTCGGATAATCATAAATAAATTTAGATTCAATATTAGATTCTATTAATTTTATGTTAAAAACATACCCCCCTTTGGTTAGTAAAAGGGTGTCTAATGTCTGTTTTGTTAAATTATAAAAACTTTTATCTTTAGTGTTTGATAAACAAATCACATCAATAGATATGGTATTTTTATCTATGTTAAAAATATTATTAATCATATTGTTTAGAAATTGGGGTTTTAAATAATGTTAAAAATTTGTCAGAAGAAATTAGATTTAATGATGGTAATATAAGTTCTTTATTATATTCATAATAGCCATTATTGTAAGATTCTAAAAAATCTCCGTTATTATAGTTTGTTAAATGTATGATACCACATCCGTGGTCGGTATTCACAACTTTCATCATTAAATCTTTTCTTTCAGTTCTTAATTTAATCCATGTTTTCCAAACATCACCATTCCATATTGATGTACCGTTTAACAATGTTTTTTCTAACGGGATTAGTTGGCTTTCATATGAATGTGGTATAACATCGTGAACAACAATGCAACCGTCTTTATTTAATATTTTTAATGAATTTATTATATCTCTATACGCAAAATCGGCATGATGTAGTCCATCTATAAAAATAATATCAAATTTATCCATATTTTGTTTAAAAAAATCATCGGAAGATATATTAAAATCACTATTAACATTTGGGTCTGGGTCAACACTAATTTTTTTATCAATAATTATTTTGGATAAATTGATACGCTCCTGAGTCCCAATTTCCAAAAAACTTTTATAATTATTGTTTTCTATCAAGTAATTTATAATATTAAATCTTTCCATTATTTAATTATTTTTTTAGTTGAGGTGTTGTAATCGTAAAAATATAAAATTTTATTTATTCTTGACTGTGTTACGATTCTTGGTAACATTCTCGACGCCCATTCATCGTCTTCACCAAAATTAATGTTGTTAAAAAATTCGGTAATATTTTCTTTTTTATGAACCATTAAATGATTTGGGTGTCTATAATACGCATCGGATTTTTCACAATAATCGTATTCCCTACCATATTTAACTAATTTATTGTTAGAACCATTAAATGAAATTTCCGCATCAAAAACGATAACATCTGGTGACCAATTAACAATTTCGTTAAGAATGTCTTTAATGTATGTATCGGAAATTCGGTCATCATCATCAATGAATGAAACATACTTTCCTTTTGATAATCTTAATAAATCATTTCTTTTTGCACCAATAGACCTTTTCGCGTTATCCGAAAATACTAAAAATTCTACCGGATTATCACCGATTTGAGATTCAACCGAATTAATTAATTTATTTAAAAATGTATTATTTCTCTCAAGTAAAGAACATACTAAAATAGATAACAAAACTTGTGATTTGATTTTACAAACCCAAACAACATTTCTAAATTTTTCTTCCATATAAGAGATTAAACTATTTTTAATACAAGAGTCAATAATATCTGAATCTTGTATTTCAAACCAATTCCATATTTGATTATTAATATGTTTTTGAAAATATTCTTCATTTGGGGAGTAATCATGTGCCATAATTACATCACCAACTTTTAAATAATTTGACAATATTTTAAATTCATTTATTTTATTACCCCCATCACATAAAACTAATGTTGTCCCATTTGATTGTATAATATCTATTATCTCCTGTTCATCAATTAAACCATTATAATCGGAATTGAAAATATTTTTAACTCTAACATCTATCTTTGAACCTTCTCTCACATAATCCATAAGATGGGAAGGTGTGTTAATATCGTAGGTTATTAATCTAGTATTTTTTAATCCGTTATTATCTAATAAATCTCTAATTAATAAAGTTAATCCACCCCCAAAAGCACCTATTTCTAAAATTTGACTAGGTTTGAGAGAAATGATTAGTTCTTCAAAACTTTCCGATATTGAATCATGTTGGGATATTTTTAAATTTTTATAAATATGACTTCCAGTTATTTCCATTTTATTATTTTATAAATGTTTTTAATTCTTTATCAATTAAAGAATATCCGTCTGATTGAGTTGTTATTCTATTTTTTAGTATCCCCATATTTTTACCTGAAAAAATTATATTAAAAAATGTGTCCATACAATCCCATTTTTCGGTTCTTAATTTATTGATAAGGTATTCTTTAGTTTTTATTGGAAACATGATACATTGCAAACCAATTATTTTATCAGTAATAAAAAGTAAATCTTGATTAGGTATTTCTCTAACCACATCAGATTGATGCCACCCAAAATCTAATGTTTTAGTATCTCCAAATGAGAAATAAGATATATCTTCATTATTAATGATTTCACAAACTTGATTGACTTTATTTACAAATTCCTCCATAGGGACCTCAATTATACAATCTCCTTCACACACAATTAGAAAATCTAAATCTTTATCAAATTCAGACATAATCCCCAATTTGAATGATTCAAAACATCCATAATGAGTTGGGGTTAAAGCATTCCCGTATTCAGGGTCGTTAATATTAGTATATTTTTCTAATCTAACATTATGAGGTCTTAAACAATTATGTGATGGTGGTAATGATGAAAACACCTCATTTTGATGTAATACATAATTAAACCCAAAATCACAAACTCTTTTAACAGATTCTCTTGATAGTTGCTCTCTACTGTCGTCTATGGTTGTTTGTAAATGTAATACTTTAACATTATATTTTAAAGATTGGTTAATATTAATTTCTTTAAAGAACCCGTTATTACGATATTCGTGAATTGTTACATCATTTAATTCGTAAGTTTCTGTTTTATGTAAATTATTTCCATCATAAAATGAAATGATAATTTCAATAGGTTCTCCATCATAATCGATATGTTTAAAATATTTTGCTCTATTGGTTACTAAATCTAACTTATGTTCGGAAATAATTATAGAATCATTAAAGATGTTTTTACCCGATTTATTAATTGATAATTCCAATCTACGATTATCAATATTATATGTATAAAAATAAAACACCCACCTATTTTTAGTATCATTAACTGGTAAAATTGAATAATATTCAGAATTAGATGATACCCCCAAACCTGAATTCGGTAATATTGTTTTTTTATTATTATATTCAATCCAAATATTTTCTTTACCTTCTAAAATTTTCATATAGTAATTTTCTAAAAAATTGTGACATTTTAATTCTAAACAATGATTATTAAAGGTAACTTCATCATTAATATCTAAAAAAGTATTTAGAAAATAACTGGTTTTAAACACCATTGATGTCGTTTCAATACCATTATCCATATAGGATAAACAACAGTTCCAAGTTGTTAATTTATTAAAATATTCTTCAATTAATGGTATGTCTAAATCATTTAGAATAACATCATAAGTGATTATCATAAATTTGGTTGCACCAATATCTTTAGCCAATTTAGCACCATTCATAAAATTCATGTGTACCGCCAAAGATTGATTTGAATTTGATAACCCATTGATGTTTATTTGAGTATTATATTGGTCTGTATTATTATAGAAGTGAGTATAATATGAATGAGGTATCATTAAATTATTTGAGTCAAATATATAATAATCCGCCATCTCCTGTATTTCATTTGGTACCGGATAATGAGAAACTAATATAATTTTTCTACCTAATTTTTTGAAACTTTCTATACACTCAATCGTTAGATTTTTGCGTTTAATGGTGTCGGGGTAAGTACTGATAATAATTACTTCATCATCATTTATGGATGAGATTAAATTATTGTCAATCTCAAGACCTAATATGTTTAATAAGTTTTCGGAATCTTGTTTTATATCTCCGGTTAAAAAGGTTATTGATTCTTTATCATTGTATTTATCACAATAAACCTCCAAATTATACATCATCATCGGTATCTTATACTCTAAAGCCTCTTTAATGGCGATAGGGTTTAATTCCTTATTATTTCGGTCACCTTTTGATGAAAAGAAAAATACATCGGATGCTTGAATAAAACTACCCACATCATTTCTTTCACCCCATATAATGGCATTCTTTGGTTTGTTAGTTATCAATGGTCCCCAATAATCTTTAAAGTTGTCCGCTTGATTCCCAATAAAATGAAATTTAATTTTATAATTCTTTAAGTATTCGGCAATCTCAAAAAGATATTTTTGGTTTTTTCTAGCGGTAAATAAACCAACATTAACCACATGTTTCCAATTAGGGTTTAAATCTAATTTCTCTTGATTCTCTTTTTGGTTTTTTATTTTGACATCTACAGGATATTCTATTATTTCATATGGAATATCAAAGATAGAATATCTAAAGGCGTTAAACGCACTTACAAATATGAATTTATCAGGAAAAAATCTTTTTGATGTAACAGGAAAGCTAGAATCGTGGGTAGTTTCAAAAATAGTGTATCTACGGTCTTGCTTATATATTTCTTTTGTTATTTCATCGTCCATAAAGAATTCAGGGAATTCTTCCATACTAACAACATCAGGATTAAAATCTTTTAAAATATTAATAAGTTCAGATTTATTATCTCCTAATGGGTGGAAATTATCTAATAACATATTTTCAATTTGATTTCGTTGAACCACATAGTTCCACGCAACCAAAGAATATTCAACACATTTAATAATATAATCGTTCTTTAATAACTTTATCTTATTAAGTGTTACTTGTGGTGCTCCACCAGTACTTAAATGGGGGGTTATAATTAAAACTTTTTTCATAGATATAAAAATAACAAAATGAATATGTTTGTCAAGAAAAACAATTTAATTAAAATGGGTTATAATTATATTTATCAATATGCAATCAATAGAAATAACTAGTTTAGTAGGGCATCCACCATTTAGTATCACAATATGTGATATTACATATACTTATTGTTATTTTGCGATTAGTGGTGTGACTTCAGCACCCATAACAATAACGCCACCTACACAACTAAATGGGGTTAACCAATTATTAGTAGTTATTACCGACAGTAAAGGATGTGAAACAATAAATTACATTAACTGTTTTACACCTACACCCACCCCAACACTAACACCAACACCAACAATAACACCAACAAATCTTTCTTGTAGTTGCATCGCCTTTATTAATGTTGGAACCGGAAATTTAAATTTTGGTTATATTCTATGTGACGAAACTATATTTACAGGTGTTATCCCTCAATCAACAACTTTTTATGTTTGTGGTAGATTACCGTTTGCGGATGAAGATGTAATAATCTCAATTAATGATGTTTGTGTTGATAATAGTTGTCCGACATCCGAAATAACGCCAACACCAACGAATACCCCAACTCCGACTTTGACACCAACAATAACTCCAACTCAAACAATGACACCGTCACCAACACCTCAATATAGATTTGAACCTAACGACTCAGCCTATTTAATTGATTTTATTGATAATTCCACTAGCGGATATTTCTATGGTGCATATACAGGTTATAGTGAAAATAATGTGGTTCCTGCTGGAGGTATAATAAAATTAAATCAAGATTTAACAATTGATTATTCATTTACTGGTGGTACAGGATTTGCTGGTCCATATGACTATTTTTACAATGGTGAATCAATCATACAACAACCTGACGGTAAGATAATTGCGACAGGATTTTTAACATCATATAGTGGTGTATCCAAAAATAGAATCGTTAGATTAAATGTTGATGGTAGTATTGATAACACTTTTGTTATGGGTTCAGGATTTAACGGTTTTTATACGGCGGTACCGGGAATTGATTCATTGGGTAATATTATAGTTCCGGGATATTTTTCGACATATAATGGAGTTACTACCCCTATCTATGGTTTAGCAAAACTAAGTAGTGGTGGTACTATGGATATGACTTTCTCAGCAACAACAGGATTTGCCGGAGCACCTACTATCCCTCAAGGTGTGTTAGTTAATCCTGATGATTCTATGTATGTTACGGGGTATTTCACGTCGTTTAGTGGTATTTCTGCAAACCATATTATTAAATTACAATCTAATGGATATAAAGACGATAGTTTTAATTATGGTACAGGGTTTAATAGTTACGGAGAGGAAGCAATTAATACTTTTCGAATATCCGGAGAAACATCCTTTTATGTTGTTGGTACTAATTACAATGGTGGAGGATTTACTATGTACAATGGAACACCTGTCAACAGAATTCTTAAATTAATGTCTGATGGAACTATTGACCCTAGTTTTAATAGTGGTACCGGATTATCAGGTGGAACAGCAGACCTTAGTTCTTACTGTACAATAATATGGACAAATAAATTATTACTTTGGGGTACTTTTACTTCATATAATGGTACACCATCATTAAATTGGATAATTTTAAATTCCGATGGGACGGTCTTCCAATCATTTACAACGGAATATAATTTAATATTTGCAATTGGTAATAAATTATACGGACAACAATCTACCGGTTATTTAGAACTAATTATGACTTACCCGTAATAAAAAATATAAAAATTAATGGTTGAATGTGAATTTACAGATATATATAATAAGATAAGATTAAAAATAAAAATTAATAAAAAAATTAAAAATGGGGCCATTACCAACACCTGAAGATATTTGTGAATATGGGGTATCCGTTACTCAAGTTTACCCAAATTCTGCCACAACTGTTTTTACAGTTTTACTTCAATCCGATTGTGCTGAAGGTTTAATTACTGATGGAAGTATCACAGGTACAACAATAACTAAAATTGGTAAAGAAAATAGTTTAGTTTTAATAACGGCAATACCTAAAAAAAATTCAATATTTAAAGGTTGGACAACTGAAAAGTGGAGAGGGGTTTCAGGATATTCAGGTACAAAATCTGACGTGTCAATCAATTTTCCAATAAATAATGGTACTACTTGGTACGCATTATTCGACTTAGATTGTTCAAATAAAAATGAAGTGTTTTGTTTTAACACTGATAAAGATAAATTATGTTCATCATGTGAAGAACAAAAAACAGTATATTTTGACAATACCAATAATATATATGACGATGAAGGTATAACTAACAACACATATTGGTATGGAAATTCTACATTAGAAACTTTAATCACTTTTACAAAAGTAAGTACGACAAACAGAGTTGGGTGGAGTTTCAGTACGTCATCTCAGGAATCGTCTGGAGGGGGTGAGTTTAAAGAAGTTTTTTTAAATGGTTATGACCCAGGATGTTCTAGAATGCTTGATAAAAAAATAATAACACTTGAGTGTCGACCAACAAATTTAACAATCCCTTATATTGTTTTTTTATATAAAAATGGTGAAAAATTTAGTAGATTTATTGGTACAGGAAATTCCGATTTTGTGATATTGAATCTAGGTGGAAACTCTATAAACCCTATTTATAAATTAAAATATGTATCCGACGGGACTGAACCTATTTCATTTAAAATATCAACCGAAACAGTATTTAGAATATCCACCGGAGGAATATTTTGTAATGGGGGTTCTGATAAATATTACTCAACTGTTGATACTCGAGCAACAACACCCAGTTTAATAGCTCCCGATGGTTTTTACTCACAATTAAATAATGGTCAATATTCAACATATTCAGCCATATATGAAGTAAGAGGAGGTATAATTGTAAATAAAACATTTTGTGGTTCAGATATTCTTGAATGTAATAGTCAATATACCACCATAGGGGTGATTGATTCTGTAAGTATTCAAGGGACAAATTACAACAGAATTTGGTCATCTAAAAATTTAGATGTAAATCATTATCGTAATGGAGACCCAATCCCACATGTTACCGAAGCAACAGAATGGGCGAACTTAACCACGGGAGCTTATTGTTATTATAATAATAACACATCCAATGGTAGTACATACGGATTATTATATAATTGGTATGCGGTAAATGACTCAAGAGGATTAGCACCAACAGGATGGAAAATTCCCACAATGGGTGATTGGAATGAAATGAGTTACAATTTAAACCCAAAATTGGGTGGTAAATTAAAAGAAACTGGTGCAAGTCACTGGTTAACCCCTAATTTAGGAGCAACTAACGAAACTGGTTTTACCGCTTTACCCGGTGGTTTTAGAAATGTAAGTTTTAAGCTGTCAGGAATAAACATGGGGTCTAATGTGTTTATAGATATAAACAAAACAGCCTATTTTTGGAGTTCTAGTTCTACTCAAACAATTACCGCAAATCACGTTTATATTACCCATCTGTCTGACTTAATGACAGCAACCAATTGGGGTAAAGCGTCTGGAATGTCAATAAGATTAATAAGAAATTAATAAATTAATATATATGTTACAAAATACATCACCAATTTACACTTTTACCGAATCTGACTATGATTCATCTTCACCTAAATTTATAACAAGTTCCGATTTTCCTAGAAATTTACGATTCGCAACTAAAGTAATTCCGTTAAAATTAAGTACTACAAATCATGCCGTGATAACGATTGAGATTCACCCTTCCGATAATATAGATTACGGATGTGTATCTTTTGTACACCCAAATGGTTCGTCAACATCAGACTCATCAAATAAAGATAGTTTATTTATTCCTTCGAACACAACATTAATGAATGTAAATGTGTTTAAGAAAGACGGTATTAGAAAAAACACAAAATATTATATTATTGTAAACTCTGACCAAAACAATACATCAGATATGTTATTAATTAACATCGGTTTGGGTCAAATTAAAGTTAAAGATGAGATATCTTCAATTTCTATATCATATGGATGTCCTGTTGATGTATATTCTTATAATATGGGAATACATGTTTATTCACCTTATGATTCAGTATACTCACCTAAATTGAGAACTATCTTATATTCTTTCACCGAATTAACTCAATGGACAATTAATACTTTAGTTTATTCCTCACCATTTTTTAGTAATCCAGCATTACCTTATTATTATGGTTATGGTAATTTGGTATATAAAGTCGGTGGGTCACTTGATAGGGCATTTGGTACAACAACTTATTATAGAACAGTTAAAAAAAATGCTTTCTCAAAAACAAAAACAACAACAATAACAGATGGACCTAGGTCATATTATAATTCAATTAAAGATGAATCACCGGCTTGTGTTGTTCCAAAAATGAGTGATATAGGTAAAATTAAAGAAACAATTTATTTCAGAACATTAATACAACCATTTACATATCGTTATTATTTTGGGTTTGATAGTTCTTCTCAAGAAAAGTCAAGTAAAAACACTTTTACTTTATATAGTTTCACCAATAAATCACATTACCCAATTATAGGGTCTTTACACGCATTAATTAAATTGGGGTCAGGGTTAGTTAATGGTTATGATTCAGGGGAAACAGATTGGAGTAAAATAGTAAGTTTCCAAGGAATGTCAGGAATCATGAATTGGAAAAATGGTAACAATTTTGCTGCCACAGGCGTTGGGGTGGGTCTTGCAAGTTTAGCGATAAACGCCATAATTGTTGCCGGTACTTGTGTCTGTACATACACAGCTGCGTCAACAATTATGGGTTTGAATGTTATCCCCGGTATAGGTACAATAATCTCAATTGTACTTTTGGTGATTTTTATAGTGATTAAACTTTTCAAAAAAACAACTGTAAAAACAGAAGAACCGTGTAAAATATTTTTACATAGATATACATCAACACCATATATAGAAACTAATCGTAAATTAGTTGATAAAACAGGTTCAAACGCCACCGCCGGACATTATTGTGACGGTATTTACTATTACTATCAAAATTACGATGGGACAATAACAAGTAAAACTCAATGTTCTGGGGTTTTTTATGATTATTTCCGAGAAGGGTCGACCAACATTACTTACTCCCAACAATATTCAATGATGGCTGACAACCCAACATTAGTTACATTTTGGGAACATTTAATCGTATTACCTTACACATCAGGTAAGCCTGAACCAATATGTCGTGATGGTAATCTTTATTATAATACATTATTTGAAAAGGAAATACCTAATAATTGTTGTGGTTTAGAAATATTTACATCAACAAAAATAACAATTCCTGCAGGACAAGAATTTAGTTGTGTTAGTCAATTGGACGCCAATAACAAAGCAAAAAATTTATTGGATTCGTCATATGAATTTGCCATAACACACGGAAACTATTCAGAATCAATTCCGGATGAATATTACGGAATTTTAGATTCAAAATTCACAAATATATTATGGTTTGAATCTGGAACTTTAAATACTCCGGTCATTTCGGAATTTGCAAGGTTATTTTTTGATAATAGAGATATGTTAGGATTAACAGTTGGTAAAACTGTTTATTTTGACCCTTCTGGTTGTCAGAAAGCGTTAAAAGGTTTTTACACCGGAGCACCATATGGTGGGAGTAATGACGAAAATCCCTCAACAATACTTATCAATCAACCAGTTAAAACATATCAAGTAGAGTCCGGTAAAATAAAAACAATTAATAATGAAGTCAAAACCAAGTCTTTCTACCCTTCGTATATTAGCAATTGGTTTTTAACAGATGTGTCTATTTCAACACTAATCAAAACTAAAATATTAATGGATAATTCTCGAACTTTTGACCCAACAACATTGGAAAATAATATTGAGTGCTATCAAGGTTTAATTAAAAAAACATCATCAGATTATTCCGTAGTTGAGGATTTATTATTATTTTCAGGCGGTTCATATGTTTCAGCGCCGGAAGGGTTTTATTTACCTTTAATAGATTGGATTAATTATGACCCCTTTTATTACAGTAAACCTCAAGAGATTATATTAAACATTTCTGAAAATTGTGATAGTAAAACATCTAGAGGTTTTTATATTGTCGGCATTAGTAAAACAACAAATACTAATACACCTGTACATAATGAAGTTATGTTGGAAGTTAATGTTAAAAGTGTTAATAAAAGTAAAATCTATACCGCAACGACATCATCAACATTATCTAAAACATTAATACCTTATGGAACTTTTTTTAGTTCTTCCGATATTATAAATGAAATAACCATAACTAAAATTATTACACCATCTCCAATGTATAATATAACATATACCATTGGTTTAACATATCTATGTCCGAGCACCACCTCCGTAATAATACCTTGTAGTGGTGCGTTCACCCCTAACTCAAATTTAAGTGTTGGGTATTATGAATTAGTAACAAACATTGGGGAATTAAGTAGTATCGTCTCAATAGACTTTAATGCCGGATACGCACCGGATAGATTTCAAATTTATTGGGATAACAAATTGGTTGGGGATTCTTTATTTGTTGGGGATTCTTTGGTCAGTGATGGACGTGAAAACTTTGTTGCCCAAATTATTAACACAAAATCTTTAAATAGGTATATATTAAAAAATAATGAATGGATACCAAATTTAATTCCAACAATTAACACATCGTATTCTTTAAGTGATATCGCAAGTACCGGTGTCCGACTTTCAGAAAGTTCTGTACCATCACCTCAAATAGGTGTTGATAGATATTACGGTAACGATATATCTGATGGTAATATAAGATTAAAGTTTAATAAATTAACTTCTTCTCCATCAACAATTAGAATTGTTATAATTTCTCCAATAGGAGGGTCAAATTGGAGTATTGATAATTTGAATTGTAATACATTACCCAACATAACACCATTTAAATATCGAGTTAAAAGTGATGGTATAACCGTATCACCTGATAATAGATTTGGTTTTGTTTTTGATAATACAAGAGATTCTATTTCATTCTCAAGATGTAATGAGTTTGTATTGTCAAGTCCATACAAAACAAGGACAGCATCTTTACAAATAAAATCATCAGTTGGTAACGTCCCTATTACATTATCAATATATAAAAACAATATATTCTTTTCTAGCGTAACGGTAAATACAATTGAAAATGAATGGTCTTTAGGTGGTACTTTATTATCTAGCACTGTTAAATGTGAAAACGTTACGGATTATTATACATTTAGTATTGATTATACACAACCTATGACATATGTTGCTAGAGTATATATAACAACCTCCTACGACGCCTTTAATACACTTGGTCAATATTTGGGGGTAGGGAATAGTTATAATTACATTGTACAAGAAATTGTGGTACCATCACCATCTCCGATTAACACATCAACACCAACACCTTTACCATCATTTACCACTACTATGGTAGTAGGGTCAAATAGAGAAAGCCTAATATGGGGTGATTTAGAGAGTTCTTTAGATGCTGTTGGGTCTATCTCAGACCGACAAATTAGTATTAATGTTGGAGGAGTAAATCCTGTAATCTATTCATTATTTTATAATATGTCAACAAGTCGTCTTGAATTTTATATTACAAATGGGTCTACTACTATATCCCCAAATAACTGGACAACATTAACTATAAATGGCGTCTCGTATAATAGAACATCATTTACTTATATGGGATATAACTCACCATATCAACCTTGGTGGAGATGGAGTATTGTTACATCAAATCCTTTTGGAACTATTGATGGTGCAACCAAAACAATAACTCTAACATAATTACATAATAAAAAAAAAAGAATTAAATAAAATGAAACAATTTGATGTAAGATTAAATCAACAAACTACCGACGGTATTTACTCCATTTATTATAATATAGGGAGACTAAGATATCTTTCAAAAATATATAACCCAATAGGGACTAGCCAAGTTTTGGCTACTAATATACCTCAATTGAGTTTAACAACCGAACCAGGAGTTAGAGTTGAGGTACCCGATAACACATCATATATTTCAGTAATAAAAACTAATTTTTCCGATAAAAAATTATTAACATTTAATAATTATTATCGAAACCCAATCTGTTTAGGTAATAATAATGGATTTTCTTTTAATAATAACGGTGGTAGTTTTTTGTTTAATCAAGGGTCTTATTATCTTAGAGAAGTTAACTTACAAATAATTGTTTGGACAAACGAAACATTCACATTTAGAATTCATTTATTTAAAAATGGTATAGAACTTGAAGACTCCCTTAAAATAGTTAATGTTGTTAAATCAAATGATATAACTAACAACACTCCAAATGTTGAGTACACCCCCAATAACCAATATAATAATAGTTTTGACCACTGGTTTCTTCAAACTAACCCATATAAACAAGTGGACACATCCTACCCAAAAAATAATTGGTATTCAGCAACTACTTGGGTTTGTTGTGATAATGTTGGTAATTTACTTAAAATTTCGGGTCATGACTTAATTAATAATAATCTTAATATACTTACAACTGATAGTAGAAATGTTAATACTTCGGATGTTTATACATTTAAAATTTCGTCAACATTAGATTTTAAATATAATAGTGATTTAACTTTTAAAACAGTATTACAATCAGATAATCGGAATAATTCCCAATACCTAAATAATACCATATATTTTGCTAATAATAGTGATTATCAATATTTAACTTCAAATCATACTTATGAGTTATGTGATTCAACTATTATATGGTTAGTGACTCCTACACCTACACCTACAGCCACAAGAACGCCTAAACCAACACCTACTCAAACAAAAACACCAACAAAAACACCTAAACCTACACCTACAGTAACAAAAACACCTAAACCCACAAAAACACCAACAAAAACACCAACAAAAACACCAACAAACACACCAACACCAACACGAACCAGCAAACCTTTGGTACCGCCCTGTGCTGTTTTATATAACGATAATTACAACAATGTTTATTATTATAATTCTTTAACAAACGAATCAACATTATTAAACATACCGAATATGCCTTTGGGGGCGCCAGATATTGCCCACACTCAAACTAAACTTTGGGTACCTGGTAATAAGGGGTTTAACGAATATAATTTAATTTTAACAGGTTTTACCGCAACGTTTGTTCGTTATATCCCCTACCCATCTAATTTTTTACCATCAACCGGATTTGCAGCAATTTCAAATTCAATTCTTTTGGCGGTAAATAATAAATATAGTCCGAGACAAGTGGTTGAGCTTAACATTTCAGGTAAAAGTACAATCATGAGTGTTAAATTTTCATTGATAACTGATAGGTATATCAGTGGGGATTTTTATAAAACATCCACTAATAAATTTTTAGCTCTAAATGCCGATATTAATACTAACGAATGTTATTTAAGTCAATGGAATTATTTGACAGGGAATTTAGAAATTGATATACCATTATTATTATCTAATAATAGTTGTGAAACATATGGTATTTTTGAAGACGATGGTCAAATCTATATAACCTCAATCAATATTGATGGTACATCAACTAGTTTATATCTTATTAATAAAAATTATCCATATGATGCCATATATATAGACACTATTAATGAACCTATTTTTGGGGCATCTCAAATACCTGAATGTGTTACATCAAATTTAAATGTAGTTACACCAACACCAACTCAAACATCAACTAACACTCAAACACCTACTAAAACACCAACAACAACTCCAACAATAACACCTACGACAACTCCAACAATAACTCCAACAATAACACCTACGACAACTCCAACAATAACACAAACACCAACTCAAACACCAGGGTTATCCCAAACACCAACACTAACACCAAATGCGTCATCAACCCCAACACCAACACCTACTAAAACACCAACGATAACCCCAACAAATACTCAAACACCCACCGCAACCCATACTTTAACACCAAGTCCGACACCAACAGTCACACCAACAGTCACACCAACATTGACATTAACTAAAACACCAACACCAACAAGAACTCAAACTAAAACACCCACACCTACATCAACACCTACCCCAACATTTGAAGCATCACCAACATCGACACCTACTCAAACAAAAACACCAACAAAAACACCTAAACCCACAAAAACACCAACAAAAACACCAACAAAAACACCAACAAATACTCCAACACCAACAAACACACCTTCACCAACAAAAAAACCAATATACTCTAATAGCTCAACATTAACATTTGTTGATTATACACCAGGTCAACCATTATATGGTAAATGGACACTATCAAATCCAATAAATGGGTCGTTTATGATTTCTAATTGGGGTGTATATGTTGGCGGTAATATTAGACATGAAAGTGTTAATCTATCGTCGGATATAATAGGGTTAAATGATTCTGTGGAATTTAATCTAAATATGGTAGGAAATCAATATGGTGCCGTTACCCTTGGTGATTTATTTTATTATAAACGCAACTATGTTACTATATCTATTTGGGATGGGGCTAATTGGGTTGATAAAATATATAATAATGGTCAGAGTTTTATACTTAAACCACCTGGTGGGGATGTAACTATCACAATTGTTATAGAGTCAACTATTAAAACTATTTTCCCATCAAAGACTGGTCGTCTTGGGAATGTGAAACAAAGTAATAATAATTATTCAGGTGGTAATATTTGGCAAAGAACTAATTTAAATGTAACAACATATAGAGATGGGACACCACTTATAGATGCCAGTAATTATACTAACTCACAATGGTTAGGGTTGATTGAAGGTGCTTGGTGTTATCCAAATAATAGAATTAATTACGATTATATTGATTCATTTGAGAACATACTTTTAGATGATAATTTTGATTATTTAGCAACAACTAATTTATCTTACCAATCAACTATTGACTATTTAGGTAATCCTCATCAATGGTTACCTCATACACTAAACGAGGGTATTAACCCAATTAAAATAGTTCCAACAGGATTAACATTTACAAATTATAATCAAGTTTTAACTAATAACTCTATTTCTCTAAATTATAGCGGTGAAAGTATTTATAATACATTTAACGGTTTGGGTTCAGATAATATTTATTGTTCGTTTGTTATTAAATCAACAAGGTTAACAAATAACGGTGGAAGATTTTTTAGTTTAAGAGAGAGTAAAGACGGTGATGAGAGAGGTAGAGTATTTATAATACCTATAACAACATCAACATTTAAGTTTGGGTTATCATTCGATTCATTATCCCCAACAATACAAACCACATCAGTTTATAATTTTAATGAAATATATCTTGTAGTCGTTAAATATAGTAAAACAACATCAACAGTATGTCTTTACGCATTCAAAGAATTTGATGAATTAACATTAGAACCATCAACACCAACTATAGGTCCATTAACAGGAAGTCAAAGTGGGATAACACCAAATATTATTAGTTTTAATCAAGGTATTGGTGTGATATCTTTAGTTGATGGTCTTAGAGTATCTAGTATTTGGAATATTAAAATAACAATTGGTAATGAACCAGGATATGGTAGACTTTATAATTCATACGCTGTTAATGATACTTCTCATGGTGGATTAGCTCCGGATGGGTATCGTATACCAACAAGTGTTGAGTGGGATAATTTAATTACCTCAATAGGTGGACTTACATCAGGACCTAAAATGTGTGAGGTAGGTTCAAAACACTGGATTCAAAATAAATCTTTTATCACGACCGATACGATTGGGTTATCTATTCTGCCAGCAGGTGTTAGAGGCATTAATCAAGTTAGTGGTGTTTTTGAATATGAAGAATCTTTTAAATATTTAGCATCGTTTTGGACATCAAAAGGATTGTTAGATTATAATAAAACAATAACAATTAATTCTTTTGGTAGTGATATTGAAATAAATGTGTATAAAGAACTTAAAAATGGTCTTTCGGTTCGTTGTATTGTGGATGACTTTAGTTATTTACCTCCTATATCCACACCAACACAAAACACTTTAATTTGTCTTGAATTTGAATTAAATTCAAATTATTATGAGGGGGTTAAAGCAATAAAAACAAATGAATCAAGTTCTGTTTGGTTACTTAATAATGGTAGAAAATATGGGTTTATATCGTGGGCAGCATGGAAAGCGTATGGTTTAGATAATTCACCTCCCGGTGGTGATAATTATACAAACTCAAATAATTGGACTATTGTAAGTGTTGATGATGCTAATTCTATACCGGATGGTGGTTGGGTTGATGAAAATGGTATGATAAATAATTACGAAGAACAAAATAGTCTGATAGGTGATAATGGATGTTATTTTTATTACCTTAACTGTGAAAAAGTATTTGTAACGGTTTTTGTTGGTGTGGGAACATATAAAACGGTATATTGTTATCCAAACACATCACCAATTCTTAGTAATTGTTCTATCGTAACATATTCGGAAATTTATCGTCAATAGAATAAATAACTTTAACATTATTATAGTGTTAAAGTTATTTTTTTTTATATTTATTTTTTAATTAAAAATATTATTTTTTAGTTAAAATAAGATAAATATGAAAATTTTTGTGCAAATCGCGTCCTATCGTGACCCCCAACTTATTCCAACAATTAAGTCAATGTTGGAGAATGCGAAAAAACCTAAAAATTTGGTAATTGGAATATGTCGTCAATATCACCCAGAAGATGGGTTTGATGATTTATCTGAATACTCAAAAGATAAAAGATTTAGAGTTGTTGATGTTTTATACTCAGAGTCTAAAGGTGTTTGTTGGGCTAGAAACCAAGTACAACAATTATATAAAGGTGAGGAATATACCCTACAAATCGATTCTCATATGAGATTTGAGAAAGATTGGGATGACACCTTAATTAAAATGGTTAAACAACTTCAAAAGAAAGGATTTAAGAAGCCTTTACTGACGGGATATGTTTCTTCATTTGACCCTGATAATGACCCGGCAGGAAGAGTCACAGACCCGTGGAGAATGTCGTTTGACAGATTTATACCCGAAGGTGCTGTCTTCTTCTTACCTGAAACAATTCCGGGGTGGGAAACTCTTAAAGAACCCGTTACCTCAAGATTTTATTCCGCTCACATGGCCTTTACATTAGGTCAATTTAGTGTTGAGGTTCAGCATGACCCTGAATTTTATTTTCACGGAGAGGAAATCTCAATCGCCGTTAGAGCTTATACTCACGGATATGATTTATTCCACCCACATAAAACCGTTATTTGGCATGAATATACTCGTAAGGGTAGAACCAAACAATGGGATGATGATAAAGAGTGGGGTAAGAAAAATGAATTATCTCATTTAAAAAATCGTCAATTATTTGGTATGGATGGTGAAGAGGTCACTATGGATTTTAGTTATTACGGTTTTGGAACGGAAAGAACTTTAAGAGATTATGAAATTTATTCAGGACTTAAATTTTCAAATAGGGCTGTACAACAATATACTTTAGATAAACATTACGCACCAAATCCAACAATTTATGAAACGGAAGAGGAATGGTTGGCGAGTTA